GATGGTGCTGGTGCTGCTCCTACTCCTGCTGCTCCTACTCCTGCTGCTGCTGCTCCTGGTGATACTGGTGATACTGGTGATACTGCTGCTGGTTGTGCTGGTGGTTGTGCTGGTGCTCCTGCTGGTGATGGTGCTGGTGCTGCTCCTACTCCTGCTGCTCCTACTCCTGCTGCTGCTGCTCCTGGTGATACTGGTGATACTGGTGATACTGCTGCTGGTTGTGCTGGTGGTTGTGCTGGTGCTCCTGCTGGTGCTGGTGCTGGTGATGCTCCTGCTGCTCCTGCTCCTGCTGGTGATACTGCTGCTGCTCCTGGTGATACTGGTGATACTGGTGATACTGCTGCTGGTTGTGCTGGTGGTTGTGCTGGTGCTCCTGCTGGTGCTGGTGATGCTGCTGCTGGTGATACTGCTGCTGGTGATACTGCTGCTGGTGATGCTGCTGCTGCTGCTGCTGCTGGTGCTGGTGCTAATATTATATCTTCGTCATTACTAATTTTATTTAATAAAACATTTAAATTAATATCGGCTTCATTGTTATTATTAATATACGTTTCAATAGGCTCAAATTCTTGTAAACTTATGTTATATTCAAAAATATCTTCTTCAGCATTATAATTTGTATCTGATAAAACTTTAAAAGTTTTTTTATTAAATATATCTGGTATAGCAATTTCTTTATCATTTTCATATTTTAATATATTTGTTTTTAATATAAATAAAATGACTAAATAATATTTATAAATATCAAATAAAACTTTATATTTTAATATTTCATCTATTTTAATTTTTCTATTCTGATCAAATGTTTCGTTATATAATGGAATAAATGTATAAATATTTTTTGATTTATTTTCAACATATCTAATTGAAAATTTATATAAAAGTTTATATAATATTTTATATTTTATATATATATTATTTAGTATAGTTGTAAGTTTAATAAAATTATTTTTATCTTTTATTTTAATTAAATTTCTTAAAAGTAATAATAATTTAAGAAATAAGTTTCTTAAATTATATGGATCAATTGAATGATTTTTATTAATTTTATTTTCAAAATAATCCAAAAACAGTTGTGGATTAGTTTCTGACATTTATTTATAATTATCTATTATAATAATTTTTAATAAAATAATATAATATGATACAAGTCATAATTATACCAACTAATAAATAATAATAATATACGCAAATCATTTTGTATTTACAAATATTATATATATCAACAATTATTTTTTGAATAGTTGAATTAATATTATAAAAATCATTATATACAAAATTATATATTTCTTTATTATTATTGAATGCTTTTTGCATTTCAGGTATAGAATAAGATAAATCAGGTGAATTAAATAAAATAGAGTCGTAATTTAAATTTAAGATTGGATTAATGCGAGGTTTAAGCCTTAATTTCATTAAATTATAAGTTGAAAAAAAGTTTTTAGCATCAGTTGATAAGTTATTATCGACAAAATATTTCATAATTAAAAATGTAAAAAAAGCAGATTTTAATCTATCTTTATAAAAAATACCTTTACTATCTTTCATATATTTAAATGTTTCAATATTAACATTATTATCTTTACTATATATTTCATTAATTTGTAAAGTTATATAAGAATATAATTTTTTTATAGAAAAAAGATATTTAATATCATTACAATTACCATGAACAAAATAATCATCAAATTTATCTCTTTTTTGTAAATAATTGCATAAATGTTGTTCATTAATAAATTGCATATTAATATTATTATAAATTAATTGCATTAAAGAATTATTTCTGCGGGATAATATATTAAGATGATTAAAATTAAATAGAAAATAGATAAATCCAATTATAATAATGACAAATATAAAAGGTATAAATAAATTAAATTCAATATATAATTCATTTAAATTGAGTATAAATTGAAAATAACATACAATAGCAATTATAATAATAGAAATGATAATAAAAAATATAAAATTAATATCAAATGAAAAATTATCAGTTAAATAAATAATATTTTCAATTTGTTTAAATTCGGGAATATCTTTTAATTTTAATTGATTTGTTATTAAAATGCTAAAATAAGCATTAGAAGCATAATAATTTTTATTAAAAATATCATAAATAATCCAAATACAGCAAATTAGAAAAACTAATAATATTAAATAATAATAAATTTTATATATCCATGTACATTTTAATACTGATAATGTTGTCCCTGAATTACCTATATTTAAAGCGTGTTCTGATGCTTTAGTATTAAAAATTGAAATGATATTAATAATAAAATCATATTTCTCTTTAAAATATTTATTAATAATGATATCAATTAATGGTTTAATAATATCATATATTTCTTGTAATTTCATTGATATCTAATTTATAAAGATTTAATTATCCATAATAATATAAATATTAATATTGGATAACTTATTCGAATAATAAATTCTTGGGTTGATGATAATATATTATCAGATAAATATTGAGTTAAATAATGATTACCTATTGAAAAAATAGAAATACCTAAAACAATAACAAAAGCCAATAAAACTAATTTAAAAACATCTGTTCGAGATAATATCATTCTATCCCAAAATGAATATTCTGGATTTCTTTGTTGATATACTTGTTGTTTTTTAATATTATGTGGTTGTTGTTGAGACTGATTTATGTAATAACTATTATTTATAGGTGATAATTGTTGTGGTTGAAGTTGAACTAGTTGTTGAGGAAGTTGTTGTTGTGGAAGTTGTTGTTGTGGAAGTTGTTGTTGAGGTTGTTGTTGTGGAAGTTGTTGTTGAGGTTGAGATTGTTGATAATCAATCATCATATCATCTGATTGTTTATCATCCATCATTTCATTTCCGTTATATGAATAAGCGATATTTAATTCTGTCATTTCTATTGAATGAGAATATTTAATTTTTTTAATATCTTATAATAAAAACAGAAAGAATTAAAAATAATGGGATATTATGATAATATATTAAAATTATTATCATTAGCATTAATTTTTGCAATATTATTCATAGTTATATATGGATGCCAATTTAAAAAATATAGATATGTAGAAGGTTTTACAAATGATATTACACCACAAGAAGAAGAACCTAAAAAAGAAGTTAAAACAGCAATATTAGAAGGATTTGAGGGTAAAATATTAGAAGGTTTAAATGATGGTTCAATAACAAATAAAGAAATGGAAAAATTAATAGAAAATGGAACATTTACAAAAAAAAATTTAGAGAATATAATTGAATATATAGATAATTTTAAGGAACATTTACGATTGTAAATAATTATATTTATTTTCCATTTTTTTATAAATATTAATATTATCACGTGAAAAATTTTCATTAATATCATCTTCTAAATCATCTTCATCATCATCATCTTCATTAATTATTTCTTGTTCATCATTTGTATATTTATAATCATTAAAATTAGTATTATAATTTGGATTTAAAATAGAATTAAAAGTATTAGTTTGTTTAAATGCCGGTTCATAATAATAAATAGCTAATGTTATGTTATGATTAACACCTTTAAAATCATATAAATTTTTATCAATAGTTTCAAATCTTATACTTAATTGAGATAATTTACCAATAGGGTGAAATTCTCTTATTGGTATTTTTGTAATATATAATTTTTCATCATTAAATCCTATACTATTTGTTCTAAATTTAGCAATACCTAAATTATTATTAGTATATGCTAGAGATCCAAATGAATGTTCTTCTATTTCTTTTGATCTCATTAATATATATTTTTCACCAGTAAAACATACCATACCGGGAGCAATAATAGTATTAGGTTTAGCTGTATTATTATTATTATTATAAGAAATATATAATCTTTTATATTTATCATAATAAGTATAATTTATATTATGTAATTCTTTTTTAGTTAATAAATTAAAGCCTAATGTTTCTGCGATAGAACTATTACCCATATTAAAAATAAATGAATGACTACATATAAATTGAATAATATCAGTTAATTCTGTTGGATCAGTAAATCCTTTTGCTTCTAATGATATATCATTTCTACCGGGAAAATATTTTTCTAAAAAATATTTTTTTATTATTGCATTAAATTCATCAATAAAAAATTGGAATGTATAATCACCTATTGGAATTTTTAATTCAATAAAAATATTTTTAAATGTTGGATCAGTATTATTATTATTATTTAAATTATTAATAATATTATTGAAAGAAGTTTCATTTTTATCTGGGTGAATATAAATAAATAAAGAATTATTATATTTATCAACAGAATACATTGTTCTTGGAATACTAGAATCAATAATATCAAATCCAATTACATTTTTAAATGGAACATCAAAATTAACAATATATTCATTTGGATCTGGATATATATCAAAGTTTCTATTTTTACTATCAATTAAAATAATACAGGTTTGTTTAATACTATTATTTTTAAGATAATGAATATCTTCAATTGACATTTATTTTTATTATTATTATTAAATAATTTTGTTTTATAATATTACACTCATTATTAAATTATGAATAAATAATGATATTATTGAAAATCTTAATAAGATAAAAACTATTTAAGGTTATTTTAAAATAATCTTTAAATTAATAATCACTATGAATCATAAAACATAAAGAATTGGATGGTCTATTAATAGTTATTGGAATATTTTTTGTTAATGATAACAAAAACTTGGAATGATTAATAATAAAATCAGTTATAATATCATCATTATAAGGATATGTATATATTTTTAAAAATTCACATAAATTATACATAATAATAGTTTTAAAAATTATATAACAATAAATATGACTTTCTTCATACCAAATACCATTAGGCATCTTTTTTTGCAAATCTAATAATTGTTTTGTTTTATATAAGGAATAGTTTAATTCGTCCTTAAATAACTTATAATAATCGGTATTAGTTTCTAAACTTATTTGATATAAATGGAAAATGGTTGCACAAAATTCAACAATAGTTTCATTTGGATCAATATTAGCTTTTAGTGAGATATTAAAATGTTTTTTAAGTTTATTTATATTAGATCTTTTAAAAGATGAATGAATTAATGTAATATGGTGAATAATTTCATGAATAATAACTTTACCAAATTCTTCTTTTCTTATGATATAAATATTAACAATTGGATTATCTTTATTAGAATAAATATATGTTAAACCTGAATTGCAATTTTTAGCAGTTAAAACAAGTCCATCAAATTCTTTTTTAAGAGGTGATAATATTAAATGAATATTAAATGTTTTATTTATATGTTTAGTAATAATATATGCTCTTTTTAGAATTTTATTAATATAATTTACATCAATCTTATCATTTAATTTTTCATAATAAAAAATATTTATATTATAATATTTGAATATTTTATAAGTATTTAAAGTATCTAAATATTTACTTAATTTATCATAATTAAAATAATCATTAACTATTTGTTTCGTTTTATTTATATCAGTCATCTATTATATTATGAAAAAATTGTTTTAGTTCTTTAATAATATGTCCTAAATATTTATTATCTTTTAGTTTATTAGCAATTTGCAATAAAATCGATGATTTAATTTTATAGTCATTTGATATATTTATATTAGGTTCGATAAGTGCTTTATCATCCCAATAATTACCTCTTATAATAAAAATATTAATAACATTTGATTTTACTTCATTTTTTAAATAATTTTGTTTTTCATCAATAATGATATTATTATTATTATTATATTTCCATATATTTTTTCCACAATATGAAAATTTATCTTTTATTAATTCATAAATAACTTTTGAAACATCATAATGAGAACCATTAGAACATATACATATATCAATATATTCGTTCAATGTATTATTCATATTTATATTTAAAAATATAAATATTTATAGTTTTAAATATAATAAAACATATGTTTGAAAATCCTTATAAAATTCTTAATATTAGTGATGATTCAACAATTGAAGAAGTTAAAAAAGCATATAGAAAAATAGCATTAAAATCTCATCCAGATAAATTAAATAATATTAAAGAAATTGATGAGAAAAATAAAAAAATAAAAGAATTTACAGAAGCAACAAACGCATATAATCAAATATTAAATAATGAAGATTTGAATATTAATTATAATAATTGGGAAGAAACATTTGATTATATTATTAATAGTCAATTATTTAAGGAGTTTTTAAATGTAATGACTTCTAAAAATAATATTATTACACATTCTTTTAATTTAGATATTACTTATTCTGATTATTATAATAAAAACAAGAAAAAAATTAGAATATTTTTAAGAGATTTAACAGAACCAATTTTTATTGATTTAGATTGTAAAAAATATCCTAAAATAGTTATTACTCATATAGATGAAAATGAAAATGAACATGAAATAATATTTAAATTAAATATTATTAATAATAATAAAAATTATTATCATATTAAAAATGATGATGAAACTATTGATATTATTCATGATATGTTAATAACTACTGCAGAATATATTGCCGGAAATATTCGAGAACATGTATTTTTAAATAAAGAAATTTTATTAATTAATATTAATCCATTTTCAAAAAATTATATAATTAATGATTTAGGTATTAATAAAGGTAAATTTATATGCAATTTTATTTATATCCCTATTACAAAAAAAGATTGGAATAAAATTAATGATAATGATAAAAATCATTTAATGAGAATTTTTAATTTAATTAAAAATTGATATAAAGATTTATTATTATATAGAAATATAAAATATAATGCCTCCTGTTGCAAAAAAACAAAATAATACACCAGAAACCAGTAAAGTCGCAGAACCATCAAAAGTTGATAATAAAGCTAAGGTTGTTGAAACAAAAGTTGAACCAGTTGTAACAGCAAAAGTTGAACCAAAAGTAGAAGTTACTCCACCATCAACAACAGAAGTTTCAGTTAAAAAGTCGCGTGCAAAAGCTGCTCCTGTTGTAGTTGCAAAAGTTGATGAGACTAGTGTTCCATCCACATCATCAGAAGAAGTAGTTTCTGAAGACAAAACAGCAGATGTTGAAAATGTAGTTCAATTATTAGCTGATAAAATTGGAAGTCTTGCACTTTTAATTAAGGATATTCAAAGTTCTCTTAAACCAGTTCTAAAAGAACATGATAAACTTCGTAAAATTGTTGAACGTATTCAAAAGAAGAGAGATAATGCTCGCAAATCTCCATCTGGATTTGCTAAACCAAATAAAATTTCAGATGAACTTTGTGATTTTATTAATGTTCCTCACGGAACTGAAAAATCGCGAACTGATATTACTCGTTATATTAATGCTTATGTTAAAGAACATAATCTAAATAAACCAACTAATCGTCGCATTATTCTTCCGGACGATAAACTAAAGAACATTCTTAAAATTAATAATGGCGAAGAGGTTACATTTTTCATTCTACAGCGTCTAATTTCTCATCATTTCCCAACTGCTGGATCTAAAACAGTTTCATCTGAACCTGCTGTTGCTACAACTGTATAAATATTTCAATTGTTTTTCTTTTTTTTATTTGATTTTTTCAAATAAATAACCAAAAAAGGCTATATATCATTGTTCCATTGTAAATAAATGTCTTCAATTTTATTTATTAATTGTGTTGTTGCTTCATAAAAAGATAATTCCTGAATTTCATAAATAAATTTATTAATAAAACGGCGTTGTTCACTTTCTTTTTTTATTAATTCTAAACGTTCATTAGTATAAGCAACATTAGAAGGCATATATTTAAATTATAATATAAACTTTCAATTTTTAAAATATTTAAAATAAAACAAAAAAGATAATTATTAAATAATATAAATATTTAAAATAGTAATGGTAATTAAAAAAGAAATTACTGCATCTGATTGTAATTTATGGATTATTAATAAAAATGTTAATCCATTAACAAATAGAAAAATAACATCTAAATCACCTATTTATAAGAAATTTGAAAAAAAATGTTTAGAAAATAAATCAAAAGATATTTACAATATAGTTGATGATTTTTGTTCATCTATAATAATACCTTCAAAAATGAATAAAAAAGATATTCAAATATATGATAAAATTAATAATTTATGTTCAAAAAAAGAAATTAAATTATTAAAAACTTCAATATCTCCACCAAAAAAAGTTAGTTTTAATTATTTAAAATCATTATCATCATTAAAATCGATGGGTATTAATGAAATAAATAAAAAAAATATGAAGTTAATTTCATATTTTAGTAATTTTAAACAAAATAAATGTTTAGAATTAACAGAAAATAAAAATCAATATTTATTATCAAATAATATTTTATTATATAAACAAATTGGATCTCCAAGTGTATATGGAGTTGTTTATAAATCTAAAAATATTAATCCAGAATTTAAAGAAATACCTAGATTTATAGCAAAAATACAATTATTAAGAAAAGAAACAAAACAAGAACTTTCAATATTTCAAGCATTATCAAATTATGCATTAAAAAATAATATTTGTCATTTTCCAATATTATATTCTAGTTCAATTTGTAATACTATTATTAGAGATAATAATTATCCTGATATATTAGCAAAAGCAAAAAAACAATTTAAAAATTATTCAATTATGTTATATGAATTAGCTAATGGTGATTATTATTATTTTATAGAAAAATATAAATCAAAATTAAATTATAAAATATGGAAAAATATTTATGAACAAATATTTATGTCAATATTTATATTTCATTATTTAGATTTAAATCATTCTGATACACATGGAGGTAATTTTTTATATACAAAAATAAAACCAGGTGGATGTTTTCATTATAAAATTAATAATATTGATTATTATATTGAAAACATAGGGTATAAATGGATGATTTGGGATTATGGGATTAGTAGTAAATTATCAGAAAAAATTAAAAGTTGGTTTTTTGAAGATTATATTAAAATTTTCTTTAATTTTATGAAATTTAATTCATCTTTAAATAATAATCCTTATTTTAAATTTAATTATAATGATTATCAAGCAGGGTATTTAAATAATGATGTTATAATACCTCCTGAAATACGTAAAATTCAAAATGAAATATGGGAACATTTAGGTGGATTAAAAAAATTGTATAGAATTAACTATGCAATAAATGAAAAAAAAACAGAATATGAATGGTTTAAACATTTTATTGATAATAATATCTTATTTTCTAAAGTTCCAATCGGACATATTATATCAACATCTATAATTAAAAATAATATGAAAGATAAAATTAAATTTGAAAAATTTAAATAATCTTATTTCAAAACAATATTTCGATTACCTTTAAAAAATATGACATCTGTTTCTACCCAATATTTCTTATAAAATTCATTATACATAATATCAGATTTATATTGTAAATGTCCATTAATCATAGTATTTTCAACATTATTATTTTCAATTAATTTAACAAAATCAATATCTTTATAATAAGGCACTAAACATCCAATATTCCATTTATTTTGAATTATTAAATTAGACATTAATAATTCTTTATGTATTATAGTATTCCATAATGTATCATAATGATTTGTTAAACTAAATATTTTATATTTTATTAAAAATTCTAATGTTTCTTTTTTTAAACTAAAAATAAAACTTTGAACATGAGGATAAAAATCTTTATTTATAGAACTTCCAAATAATTTTACATTATTTTTTAAACCATTAATGAAAAAATCTGTCCATTTACCATTATAATTTTCAGGTAAATATGGACCTACTACTGAAGAATTAATACAAATATAAGTATCATAATTTTTATAAAAATCATTAGTTAAAAGTCCATGACTCCAACCTCCAAAATCAAATCCAATATTATTTCTATTAATATATATAACATAATCTGGTAAATTTTCTATTTTATAATATAAATTATTACAAATAATCATAAAATCTATATTATCATCTTTAAATATTGCTTTTTCAATAAAACTTTTAACACGTTCATTATATTCATGAAATACAAATAATACTAATGTTTTCATTAATAAAAATAATAATTATTATCTTTTTATATATAATTACTGTTTTTTCATTATAAACCATATATTAATACCAACAGTATCTTTACATATAAATAAACAATTAAAATAACTGCATATTTCTAATAATAAATCATCATTATAAACATAATGATGAAGACATCTATTATTATAATTATCTAAACTTCTTTTTGTAAATTCTACAAATGTTCCTGCTTGTGTATCTTTATCTAAATCATGATTTGTTAAAATTTCTTTTAATGTTGATAAATCATCTTCTCCAACATTTTTTTGATATTGAGATAATAATGTTGAAAATTTAGAATATTCTCGTTTATGATCAAAACATATTGATTTTTCAGGAACAATAATAATAATATAATCATCTTTTTTAATTATTCTTAACCATTCAGCAACTGCTTTTAATGGATTTGCTATATGTTCTAAAACATGTGATGCAAATACAAAATCATATTCTTCATTTTTAATAACAGCAATATCAACTGCATCACTTATAATAACTTTGCCAACTTTATTATCATAATATTTATATTCTTTTGAATTATTATTTATCCAATGTGTATTTTCCAAAAATATAACATTATCCATTGAATTTGCAAAATGATATATTAAAAGTCCATTATCAGAAGGACCTCCTATTTCAATTCCTTTTTTATTAACACTAATATTATATAGTATTTGTTCCATATTCATTAATAAAAAATACGTATTTCTTAAATAAATACAATTAAGTACAATTAAGTATAATTATAATCATTATCTGGCATAATTGCACCAGCAACTGCACCAACTCCAGTAGCAGCCGCAACAGGTTTAAAAAATATTGTCATTATTAACCATCCCCATGATGATAATAAAATAATAAAAGCTACTATTATAATAACCCATCCAATAGCAGTTGTACTACTATTAGATGTAAAATCATTTGGATTTTTTGGATCATAATATATATCCATTGTTTGACCTTTATTAACAATTCCTGTTGTAGTTGATACTGAATATTCAATATTATTAACTTTATAATTAATTGTTGCAACACACGATTTATCATTTTGCGTTTTAGAACATGCAGCATCTTTAATAGTTCCAACAGTTTTTGCTGTTTTATTAGCATTAATATTTTTTACCCAAAATCCACCATATATTACAAAACCACATATAATTGTAGCCATAATAGCACTAAATATTGCATATGCTATTCCAATTGATGCAGTAGCATCATATACAGGTTGCATATTCTTCATCGTATCTCCCATCATTTGATTATAATTTGTTGGTTGCTGATATTGATTTGGTTGTTGATATTGATTTGATTGATATTGATTTGGTTGTTGATATTGATTTGATTGATATTGATTTGGTTGTTGATATTGATTTGATTGATATTGATTTGATTGATATTGATTTGGTTGTTGATCTATAAAATTGCCTCCTTTTTTTCTACCCATTATAATTATAATAAATAAATAAATTTAATTTAGAATATATGGAATATTAAAAATTAAGAAAAACCATATTATTAATAAACATATTATTAATAATATAGATTTAACTATATTTTTGACATTACTAATATTATAATTATAAATATTAATTATACAAAGATAAGATAAATAAATACTAAATGAAATTGCATAAAATAGATGTATATATTCATTATTTTTTAAAATTATAATTAAAAAGAATATCCATATTAAAATTAAAATAATAATTGATATTATTAAAATAATATAATTATTAAAATATGATACATCATCAACCATAGAAATTTCAGGTGTTATTTTTTTATATAAAATATCAACTTTTTTATCTGTAATTAAATCTTCAGATTGATTAAAATTTTTTGAATATTTAACATCATTAACAATATATTCAATATAATAACATGTCATATTATCTAAACATTTTTTAATGATAAATTTACCTGTAGTTTTTTCATCATAACTATAATAATATATAATTTTTTTATAACTATTTTCAATATATAAAATGCAAATAATTGTTCCAATAATTATTGTTGTTAATGTATATAAAAACTTAATAATAATATTATAATTCATTTTATTAAAATAAAAGATTATAAATATTTATGATAATTTTATTTTATTACTTATGTAAATATATAGGATAATCATAATAACAATGTTATTTATTATATTTTTTTAACCTTATAATTATTAATAATTATATTTGTAAATAATATCCATAATAATATTAATGCTATTGTAGTTCCAAATACAGCAATTTTATTATTAATAACATTTTTATGAAAATAAACAAGTGTATTTTGCGGATTTTTATCATTATAAACTATTGTAAGTTTGTCATTTAATTTATATTTATTTTTATGTAAATATGTTTTTAATAAATATTTATAATTATTAACATAATATTCTATATTTGTTTCATATATATTATTATTATAAGAAACATTAATAACTAATCCATATGTTATTCCTTTATAAATATAATAATAATATAATCTAATATTACAATTAATTAAAATATAAATAGAAATAATAGTTCCTATTATAATTATACCAATAAAGTAAATCAAATGAATATATTTTAATAAATATACCAAATATTATAATAATAATTGAAATTATCATTATAATATAAAAAAGATGATTTAAATGACAAAAATATTGTCATATATATTGAACTATTTTAAATCATCACGCAATGCATATTATAAATTTCTTGCAAATATTCATTACCTACAGAAATTGAAATGAATTTAATGAGTGCTTTTAAATTGAATTCATTTATATCCGAATACGCGAAACCATAGTTAATATGGGCAATTACTGATTCATGTAAATCATTATAAACCGCATCCAAATGTCTAGAAATTAAATTACTGCTAGCTTCTTGAAAATAAAACTCAATTAATTTTTGCTGCATCTCTTCAAAAGTAATTGTTGGTATTTCATTCAAATACAGAGTAATAAATAATTCTTTAATTGTCTCACAATTCATAATATCAATATGTTCTTGTTGTTGAAGAATTTCAGGTAATTCAGGAACAATAACATCATTTAATGAAAGAAGTGAAAAATCAAGCATTTCCATTTTGCTTTGGATAAAAATTTTTTATTTAATAATAAATCATTTTTTATTATATTTACTTTTATTTTATTATAATTGGAATATTATAAAATAAGAAAATCCATAATAATAATATAATAATTATATATATAATTATTTTGATTAGTCTTTCATTTTCAGTTTTATCATAAATCATAATAGCTTTTGGGTTATCTTTATTATAATATACTTTAACTTCTTCACCTACCTTATAATTAATTAATAAAAGTTTAACATTATGTTTAACATCATCTATTAAATATTCAATATTATTATAACACATTTTTTTTTTATCATCATAATCCTCATTGGAACATGTATCTTGACTTTTTATTGTTCCGATTGTGTAATCTTCATAATCATCATATTTATTTAAATCATTATAATAATTATTATGGATATTTATATAACATACAAATGAAATAATTACAGTTATAAATATAGCATAAATTAAAAATATAAATTTATTATAAGTATTTTTATATAAAATAACAATGAATAAAAATATCCATAATAATATTATTGCAATAATTATTAAAATTATATATATATATGCATAAATATGGCTATTTCCATAAACTAATGCTTCATTTGGATTATTAGGAATATATCTAACTTCTATTTTATCATCTATTTTTAAATTATTTGGTATGTTGTTTGATGTTAAATATTTAGTATTATTAACGATATATTCTATATCTCCATAGCAATCATTTTTATCATAACAATTAATAGTTTTAATTATACCAATTGTTTCTTTTCTATAGTTATAACCTCTTATAATTGAAAATTCTGAAAAATAAATAACAATAAAAAAATATGTTCCATAACCTACAGCCAATAATGCATATATATATGATATTATTTTACTATAATTCATTATAATATATTTAAAGATAATTTAAAAGTTTCTTTAAATCATTTTTAATTTAATTTAATAATGTTCCATAATTATAAGCATATTACTAATATTTGATCGCATATCTCTAAGTACTGATATTATTTCATCACTAAGTTGTGGTGTTATTTTATATTTAATATTTAGTTCTTCTATTTCGGGTGGCATATCCATTTCAGTTAATGCTAATATTGAAAAATCATCCATTATTAAAAATAATAATTATTTATATTTTTTAATAATCATTTTTATAATAAAAAATTGATTTAATAATTATTTATCTATGATTACTTAAATACAAATGAATTCTTTAATTATTGCTGATATCCTAAATAATTATAATCATAAACCATATTATAATTCAGATAATTATATATCTATAAATGATGATAGGATTGGCAGAATTGTTTCTTTTAAATTATATGAAAAAGATGATGAAATATTTGCAGATTTTAATGAAGCTCATAAAATACAACCATTAAATACAAAAAAACATAAAACAAAAGTTATTACATCATTTAAAGATTTCAAAAATAAATGGACTGAATATTATAATTATAATTATTAAAAATTGATTATTTTTATTTTTATTATAATCATCTAAAAATGATTAATACAATCTTACTTATTATAATATTGGCAGTTGTTTGTCTTTCATATAATCATCAACTAAGAAAAGATAAATTAAAAAAAAATAAAAATCAAACAGAAATAAATAATAAATATCAAAAAGCATATAATCAATATATTCCATATCATACAAACGGTTCTTTCAATTCTGATGAAGATAAAAAAGCTGAATTATTAAGAATTTTAAATATTGATAAAAATTATGATTTAATTGATGAACTTATGGGTGGTATATGGTATTCTACATTATTAAAAGAAGTTGATAATATTCTTAAAAAAGATATTTAAAGATATTCATAAATAATCTTTAAATATCTTTTTTGTTAATTGAAAAGAAAAGTAATTAAAAATTGATAATATTCTTGATATCAAACTTTTTAAAAAGACATCATGGATTATAGACATTTGAACCCCTTTTTTAATGAAAATGATGTTATTGATGGTAATAGAGAAAAGTATTTAAATGCAATTAATGATTATACAGGAAATATTAAGAAATCTATGAAAATTTATGAATATCTAATTGAAAATGAAAAAGACATTACAAAACAAAAAGAATATTTGAAATATAAAAATATATTATCTGATTTATATTTAGATATGCAATTTAGAGAATTATATACAAATCATAAAAAATATGGCTGCTTATGCTAAAAAGATATTTAAGGATTATTTATGAATGTCTTTAAATATCTTTAAATATCTTTAATGTTATGATATCAGTTAGAATCGGAGTAATTATAATAAAAATATATTTTTTATTTTTAATTTATAATATATGTCTTTTACCTATTATTGATATAACACCAGTGAAAATCGTTTCATTTATATTATTAGTTTCAATAACTCTTCTTTTCTGATATAATCAAAAAGATATTTAAAGATTATTTATGAATGTCTTTAAATCTCTTTTAGTTGTTTCATAATTAAAAAATGATTATTTTTAATATTATTATATTAAAATTAAAATGATTAATATTTTTCTTATTATTATTATAATAGCATTAGTTTATTATTATTATAAATTAGAAAATATAAAAATCCAAAAAGAAATTGAATATAATAAATTATATAATAAATATATTCCTTATCATATAAATGGTTCTTTTAATTCAAATGAAGATAAAAAAGTAGAATTATTTAGAGTTTTAAATGAAAATATGAAAATTTATGATTATTTATATAATAATGAAAAAGACATTACAAAACAAAAAGAATATTTGAAATATAAAAATATATTATCTGATTTATATTTGGATATGCAATTTAGCGAATTATATAAAAATCCTAAAAAATATGACAGCTTATGCTAAAAAAGCTATTTAAAGATTATTTATGAATGTCTTTAAATAGCTTTTAAATATTAATAAAAAATATATTTAAAGACAATTACAAATTAATCATAATATTATATGATTAGAAGATTGGTAATAAATACTTTTTTATTATTTAATAGTTATTATTCAGTTGTAACACCATTACCAATAAATAAATATAAACCTATTCAAAATTCTTCATTACGTCTCATTCATAATAATACTTGTAAAGATTTATTTAATCATAATATTAGAAATTCTATTATGTTAAGAAAAAATAAAACTGATAATAATTATAATATCAATGTGATGAATTTAATAAATTTATTAAATTTTTATATTTGTATTATTAAAATTTTAAAATTTATTAATTTATTGTAATTTGTTTTTCTACTATAATCCAATATGGATTTAATAAACATCTATTTTCTGTAATTATAAATCCCAAATCTTTTAATTCTTCATTATATCTTTCTAAATTACTATGAATATCCATAATTATTTTTTTTATATTTTTCTTTATTCCCCAATTTTCAACAAATTTTATTAAACTCATTCTAACCATTTTAACCTCATCATTTGTTAGTAATTTTTTTATATTATATTTCCTATTATAAAAATCATTATTAATATCTAAATAATCAATCTTTATAAAACTATTATTTATAGTATCATTATTTATACTAAAATCTAATTTAAATATCCTATTATTATCATCATCTTCTTCAATATAATAATTTAATACACAATTAGACTTCCAACATTTTATATTATGATATTCAGCACAATTTCGAAATTGTGTATTATAATTATTATGTTTTAATACAAAATTATTTGATAATATAACAAATGGTAATATAAATTTATTTATATTAGTGCTCATTCTTAATAAAGATGTCATATCCACTAATGAATTAAATAATTGTATTGCCATTAATTTGTAATAAAAATTATTTATCTTTATTATTAATTATTAAACTATTATTTTTATATATAATTTTCTCTGCTTGTATCCATGCAGGATTTGAATAACATTTATTATCATAATTAGGAGAAAAACCTTCACTTTCCAATTCACATTTATATCTTCTCAAATCGCTATTAATATCAATAGCAACTTTATTTATATTTTTTTCAATAGCTGTATCATATATAAAATCAAAAACAAATCTTTTAACTTCATTTGATTCTTCTTGTGTTAATAATACTTTATTTTTGTCATAATCATATAAATTTGGATGATAAGTAATTGATGTTTTATCATTATAATCATTATTTATAGATAAATGTTTAATTTTTAGCATATCTTTAGTAATATTGAAATCTAATGTAAATATCTTTCGATTATATGAATATTCATTAAAATATAAATTACGTAAACATTTAGATTTCCAACATAAAAAATTATATTTATAATTATCAAAAACTGTTCGTTTAATTAAATATTTATCTGTATAAATCTGATTTATCGTATTCATCTGATGTGGTAAAGATTTTAATATTCTTATTGATGTTGTCATTTATTATCTTTAATTATTTATCATTCCTTTATATTAAAGAATTAAATAAAACACTTAAATTATCTTTATAAGCTTCTAAATTTCTTTTATTTGTATTCAAATTATCTTGAATAGTTTCTTCAGAAATATTATTAACATCTTTCAAATTATTTATCATAATATTATTTAATTCTTTAACTTTCATTTGTATCAATTCTCTCTGAATTTTTATTAATAAATCTTGCCTTTTATTATCATTATCATTATCATTATCATTATCATTATCATTATCATTATCATTATCATTATCAATAATATTATTTATTTTTTCATTTATCATATTAATATTATTATCATTATTATTATAAATATATTCAATTAAAATTTTTATTTTATATTCATTTAATCTTTCTTGATTTGAAATCTTATATTTTCTATAATTCATTAAATCTTTTTCAATATCAATATTATTTTCCATATCAATATCATTTTCATTATTATTCCGATTCAATAATATTATTTTTATAAATACACCAATAGCCATTATTATAAATATTAAACCAATAATATATCCTATAGTTGTATGTGTTAATATACTTATACTTCCAATTATTATCTTGAAAATAAATAATAATATAAATCCTGAACCATAATATTTATCTCTATTACAACACATATAATTATAAATTCATTTTACAATTTACAAAAAAATCAATTTTTATTTAAAGAAATTTTTATTAAATCCTTAAATATATTTAAATTTTGTTTATAAGTTTCTAAATTTTCTTTAATATTTTCTTTAGTAACATTAATAATAATACTATAATATAATTCTTCTTCTTTCTTTTTTATTAAATCTTTTTCAATTTTTATTAATAACATTTCACGATTTAAATTATTATTATTATTCTTTAATAATTCATTTATTTTATCATTTATAATATCAATATTATGTAAATTATTATAAATAAAATCAACTATTTCTTCTTCTCTTCTTATAAAATATTTTTTAATTTGAATAATAATAATTAATAATATAAAAATTAAAATTATTATATATACATTATAAATAAATAATATCATTTATATTTTTTTAAAATTAACAAAAATATCAATTTTTATTTTTTTAAGATCTAATAATATTAAAGTAGCGTTTATTTCATATTTTATAATGTTCAAGTATTTATTATTATTCTCTTTTTTCTTTCTTTTGAAATTCATTGATTTTATTTCTTTGTATAAATGAAATAAATGAAATAAATAATAATAAAATATTTATATAAATATAAATATTAATTATATTTTCAAACAAATATTTATTATTTGCAATTAAAGCTATTGAAAATAATATCCACGTTCCAATAAATAAAATAAATATATTATCCATTTATTCTCATTAATCTTTTTTTCAACTTTAACAATCAATTTTTTATTTAAAGAATTCATTAATAAACCCTTAAATTAATTTTTAAAATTATTGATAATAATAATAGTAGATATAAAACTTTTATTTTATATTATTATTATGTCTTCATCAACTTATATTAATGATGTTTGGTCTCTCTATTTTCATGATCCATATGATATGAATTGGGATGCTAATAGTTATAAATTTATAACTACAATAAGTAGTGTTGAAGATTTTGTTAATATTTATAAAGCATTTGAAGATTTATGGCTAAGAGGTATGTTTTTTATTATGAGAGAACATATTATGCCAAGATGGGAAGATGAAAATAATATTAATGGTGGTTGTCTATCTTTTAAAGTTAATAAACAAGATTTTAATGATAAATTATTTGAAATTTCTTCTTTAATCTTAGGTGAAACTATGGGTAAAACCGATATTACATCTATGAGTATCAATGGATTATCTATAAGTCCTAAAAAAAATTATCATATTATTCGTATATGGCTTAAAAATAATGACAGAGTTAATAAAAATTTATTTAATCTACATGTTCATCCATATTCAGTTGTTATGTATAAACCACATAATGAATCAATTTAAGTTTTTTTAATAATTATATAAATATTATTATAATTATATTATAATATGTCTATTAATAATTTTGAAGATTTTATTCGAGGTAAAGAATATAATAAAGTTATATTTGATGAATATGATTTTATTGAAATTTCTAAAAATAATAATAAAAGAGTTTTAAAAAGAAATAATTATAATTTAAATAAATTGAAAAATATTGATTTTCCATTCGTATTATTAAAATTAGTTGAAGACCTTTTAGATAAAATTAATCTAGAATTAACCGTTAATGAAACATACACTCATAATAATGTTAATTATTATTGTAATCTTAAAAGTGAATTAGAACATTATAAATTTATTGAAGATATTTATTATAATCTAAATTTAAAATGTGATGATAATAATATTATAACAATTGAAACTTCTATTGATAAAAAATATAATGAAAATAATATTAATGAAATTGATAAATTTATTTTAAATTTATTATTATTTTTTATTGAAAATACTTATACCTCATATGTCAAAAATGAAATATTTAAAAAAAAATTGAATAGAATTAATCTTCACTCTTTTGCGCTAAACATAACTTAACACTCCCCATTGATGCTATACTATATTGTAAGATTATTGGATATGAATTCTTTAAATAAATTTCTACTGTTGAACATAAATTTGTACATTTTGTAAATATACTTAAATATTTTAAACTAAATATTCCTTGAATTATTTCTTGCGTATTTTCATTATTTTTTATTTGGATATTTTGTGTTTCAGTTGCTAATATAGTCTCCTGACAACAAAATTCACCTTGACAACTTAATATCAATTTTCCACCAATATTTTTAATCTCAATATATTCTGCCAAATTATGCATATCTCTTATTATCTTCTGTAAATATGCAGATGGCATTGTTATTATTGTATTAAAATCAGCAGGTGGTATATCAACATTCACAACATCTATATCCAACATTGATAATTTATATGTCGTTTTAACATTCTTTTCATTATTCTCAATTGTTATTCCTAATATATTAGGATCATCTTTATGAATAAATAATGATAATATATCTCCATTTTGTATTGTTTTTATTAACATATGAAATTTTAACATATTTATTCCAACATATAATTTCTTCATACAATAATAACTCTCAAATTTATCTGCATGCAATTTTAAATGTATCAAAACTATATGTGTATTATCTAAAGCAACTATTTTCATGCCATTCTCATCAAATTCTAAATTAACATCCATTAAAATCTCTTTCATTGCATCTATTACCGATTTTATCGTTGATGCCTGAATAGTTTTAATTTCTAATATATAATTATTATCTGACATTATATTTACATAGTAATTAAAATAAAGTCCTTATATATTAAAAAAATAAAATTATATTTTTTAATCAAGATATAATGCTGTATCATCTATTATTATATCTTGATTATTTTTATTAGATCTTTCTATTGTATTTTTAGCAATTGCACGCAAATAATCACCAGGTTTTGAATAACCCTTACCAAACTTTATTGATTCTTCCCAAAACCAATTATCATTATTTATAGAACCACTCTTTCGTTCATATTGTTTTGCTATTATCTCGTTCATTTGTGAATAATTATAATTCATTTTCTATTATTATTATTTTTTTATTTTTTTCATTACTTTTGCCATTTCTGAATCATATGCATCACACGTTTCTCTTATATTATCCCATTTTGTTTTTGGTGGTATTTTTTTATCATCAACTATATTCCATAATTCTGCTAATGTATTTGTAATATTTTGTTCATTTTTATTATAAACAATTTCTATTTCTTCTATTGTTAAATGTGATGGCGCCTGTTGTATTAAACTATCCATTCTATATTTCTATATAATTATATATTTATATATTTAGACATTTTAAATTTACCGTAATCTTCAGAAATTTCATATGCCATCTTTTCAAATGGATGTTCATTCTTATTAGGAACTATATCATTTATTCCCTGGGGCATAGATGATTTATATTTATATATCATCTCAATACCATCCTTATCTTTATAAATATATTCATCTAAATCAGGATTAGCTCTAATAAGAGGTTCACTATCTCTACGCCGTGATACTGTATAATTATTTTCTTTTAAATAATTATTTATTTCTGCTATATTATATCTTTGATATATATGAATACTCTCATGAATTAATATCCTTATTAAATTATCATCAGTATAATTTATTACTTTTGGTGATAGAAATATAATATCCATTCTTGTATGTGGAAAACCCTCCTCATATACTTCATCAATTAATGCAAATTTCCATATATATTTATTATCAAAAAAATTACGTGCTATTTTTGAACAATTATTTAATTTTATTATCTGTGTTTCACTAAAATTTAAACAACCCTCTATAATTTTATATATATATTCTTCTGGCATTGATACATCTCTCGCATATAAATCATATTTAGTTAAATTTCTAATATATTTATCATTATCATTTTTAATTATATTTGCAGTTTCTTCTCGTGATAAATATACATTTGATGTATAATCAATATAATTTTCTTTTGATGTGTTCAATAATATTATTATTATTATTGTTAATATAAATATAAATAATCCAACTATATATATATATTTAATTTTCATTATTTTACTATAAATATAAAGATAAATTAATTAGATTATCTTCACGTTTCATTATTATATATTTATTTATTAATTCTCTCGTTATTACAAATGGAAATATTATTAATTTATCATCTATCTTTATATATCTATTCATATTAATATACGAATAAATATTATTGATATTTCTTTGCAAATTTCTCACTCCCTCTTCTTCTGTTGTCCTATTAATTAAATATTCAATATCTTCATCATTAATTATAATATCATCTATTTTAATATTATATGATAAACATATATCTTTTATTAAAAAATTCTTACATAATTTAATTTTATCACTTAACGAATATTTATTAACTTTTATTATTATCATTCTATCTCTCAATATTGGATTTATATTATCTATATTATTAAATGTGAAAAACATTAATGATTTTGATAAATCTAAATTAATTTCTTCCAAATATTTATCTGAAAAATTATCGTTTTGTGTATTATCTGTTATATGTATTAATGTATTTGTTATTTCTTCTCCATATCTACTCGTTGATATTTTATCCAATTCATCAAAGAAAAATATTGGGTTCATTACTTGTGCTTTAATTATCTCATCCACGATTTTACCATATGTTGAACCCTCATATGTATATAAATGACCCTTTAAATAACTCGAATCAGATATACCTCCTAATGGTATAAATGCAAATGGATATTTTAAAACCTTTGCAATTCCATCCTTAATCAATTTAGTTTTACCTACACCCATTGAACCTTGAATTCCAATTGCATATCCTCGTGCATTTGGATTTGCTATAAATTGTGCTAATATTCTTATTATCTGATCTTTTGTTTCATCATGACCATATATTTTTTCATTTAATTCTTTCTTTATATTATTTAAATAATTAGATATTTCATTCTTTTTTACATTAATATTATGATATAAACCTAATGGCAATTTAGATAAAGTATTTATATATTTAGATAATTTAGAATATTCACTCGAATGAGATGATAATTTATTTATTTCATTTAATTTATTTATAATTACTCTTTTATTATTAATTGTTGTATTTGATAACAAAAATTTAAATCTTGATGGTACAATTTCATTTGTTATATTATTAATATTTTTTTCTATTTTAATAATATTATCTTGTGTTGATGGTAATAATGTATTAAAATAACTTATTTCATCGCGACTATAATTATTTAATATTTTTTCATCTCTCTTATTTTTGCGCATTATTATTATTATAATTTATTCTTTTCTTAAATACAACATCTATAATAATATGACTTGCCACTATTCTCATTATATCTAATTATTTCTACAATATCTCCCTGTTTTAATCCATGCCATTTTGCAATTACATCAGTTTTTGGTATTATTGGCATTTGTAATTTACTTTTAATTAAATATCTATTCATAACTGCTGTAGCATCATCCTGAGTTAATTTTCTATGTGGTGGAACTAATTGATGTTTTGTTGGATTAAATTGTAATTCATTTAATTGGAAAAATTGCAACATACCCTTCTTTTTTTGTAAAACTTTATCTATCAAATTTAATTGAGTTACTGTTGGTGTTGTTAAAATATCATTACCAAATATTAATATAATATTATATTTACCATTATATTTATTATCAGGTTTTTCATCTTTAATTAATATATCAATATTTGTCTTATTTTTCTTCAATTCTTCAATAATATCTTGACGTAATTTTTTTGTTAATGCAAATATTATTGTCGTATTATTTGTATTAAAATATATAGGCATTGTTTCATTATAAAACTCTTGACGATCAATATCTGGTTCTTGTTCATTAAAATCATCTATATCTTCATTTCGCAATTCTGATAACATTGCTTTTAAATTTTCAATTGCTCTATCAATCTCCATTGTCTAATATTTATTTCTATCTGTTTATATATCATTTTTTATTTATTTAAATTAAAAAAATGATTATTTTATTTTTTTAATAATGATAATAAAAACAAATGAGTTTAAATAAGCCTATTTGGAAATTGAGAGATTGGGTTGATATTAATGACCTTGATTGGGATATGTTATCATTAAATAAGAATGCTATTTCTATAATTGAAGAAAATCCTGAAGAAATTAGTTGTGTATTTTTATCAGAAAATAAGAACGCTATTCATCTTCTTGAAAAATATCTTTATGAGGGAATAGATAATATTGATTGGGAAAGTTTATCATTAAATCCTAATGCTATTAAACTTCTTAAAAATAATCCCGATTATATAGATTGGGAAAAGTTATCAAATAATAAAAATGCTATTAAAATTTTAGAAGAAAATCCAGATAAAATTGTTTGGAAATATTTATCATTTAATAAAAATGCTATTTCTTTACTTGAAAAAAATCCTGAAAAAATTGATTGGAGTAATTTATCTGAAAATAAAAATGCTATTTCTTTACTTGAAAAAAATCTTGATAAAATTGATTGGAAATATTTGTCATTTAATAAAAATGCTATTTCTTTACTTGAAAAAAATCCTGAAAAAATTAATTGGCAATTCTTATCAAGAAATGAAAATGCTATTCATCTTCTTGAAAAAAATCCTGAAAAAATTAATTGGTTTTCATTATCAAAAAATAAAAATGCTATTAAGCTACTTAAAGAAAATCCAGATAAAATTAATTGGGAGAATTTATCAAAAAATAAAAATGCAATTGAGCTACTTAAGGAAAATCCAGATAAAATAGATTGGTTTTATTTATCATCAAATCCAGCAATATTTGAATTAGACTATAAGAAAATGAAAGAAAATAATCAAGATATGAATGATGAATTAATTAAAGAAGTTATGAAACCATCACGAGTATTCAAAAATCCTGATTATGATTATTTAGAAGAATTGTTTGGTGATTAATAAAAAATGATTATTTTGTTTTTATTATTTTTTTAATATTGACAATGAGTTCAAATAAACCTATATTGAAATTGAGAGATTGGATTGATAAAAATAAACTTGATTTGCAAATGTTATCATTAAATAAAAATGCTATTGAACTTTTAAAAGAAAATCCTGCAAAAATTAATTGGGTTTATTTATCATATAATAAAAATGGTATTGATCTTTTAAAAGAAAATCCTGATAATATAGATTGGGTTTTCTTATCTGAAAATTCTAATGCAATTGAGATATTAAAAAAAAGTCCTAATAAAATTAATTGGTATTATTTATCACGAAATAAAAATGCTATTAATCTTTTAAAAACAAATTTTAAAAAAATTGGTTGGCATCATTTATCAGAAAATTCAAATGCTATTGAACTTTTAAAAAAAAATCCTCGTAAAATTAATTGGAAATATTTCTCCTTAAATCCAAATGCTATTGAACTACTTAAGCAAAGTCCAGAAAAGATTAATTGGGATAGTTTATCATTAAATCCAAATGCTATTGAGCTACTTAAACAAAATCTAGAAAAGATTAATTGGAAAAATTTATCATTAAATAAGAATGCTATTAAGCTACTTGAACAAAATCCTGAAAAAATTGATTGGAAAAATTTATCTTCAAATAAGAATGCAATTCATCTTCTTAAAGAAAATCAAGATAAAATTGATTGGCATAATTTATCTAGAAATCCAGCAATATTTGAATTAGATTATGAAAAAATGAAAGAAAATATTCAAGATATGTATGAAGAATTAATTAAAGAAGTTATGAAACCATCTCGAGTATTTAAACATCCTGATTATGATTATTTGGAAGAATTGTTTGGTGATTAATAAAAAATGATTTTTGTTTTTAAAATTAAAAATAAGCAATTATAATGAATAGATATCAATTATTAGATTGGATTAATACTAATAAATTACATTGGAATATATTAGCAACAAATCCAAAAGCAATTGATTATCTTCTTGAAAATCCTGATAAAATTAATTGGTATTGGTTATCAGTTAATCCAAATGCAATTGAACTTATTTATAATAATCAAGATAAAATTGATTTTTCTTTACTTTCTAAAAATCACGCAGCATTAGAAATTTTAACTGAAAATAAAGATAAAATTGATTGGCAATTATTATCAGGTAATACAAATTATGATGTTATTAAACTTTTAAAAGATAATATTAATATGATTGATTGGTATATGTTGTGTAAATATACAACGAATATTAATTTTCTTAAAGAAAATATGAAAAAAATATATTGGAATGGATTGTCATTAAATCAAAATGCAATTGAATTACTTTCAGAAAATCTTAATAAAATTGATTGGTATGAATTATCCAAAAATCCTGCCGCAATTGAATTACTTTCTAAAAATCAATCATTAATTAATTGGAAATGTCTTTCACAAAATCCAAATGCAATTGAACTTCTTAAAGAAAATCTTAATAAAATTGATTGGTCTTCTCTATCAGGAAATTCAGGAGCAATTGAACTTTTAACTGAAAATCAAGATAAAATTGATTGGTATGAATTATCAGGTAATCCTGCCGCAATTGAAATTTTAAAAGAAAATCAAGATAAAATTAAATGGACTAAATTTACAATAAATCCATCTATATTTAAAAATAATTAAAAAAATTGATTTTTTTGTTTTTATGTTTATTTAAGATGACTTCAAGAATGACAAATGATATATGTGAAATAATTTCAAGATATATTCAAAAACCAAGATATGAATTATTAGATTGGATTGATATCAAAAATTTAGATTTTGAAAATTTATCTGCAAATCCTAATGCTATTGAATTATTAAAAGAAAATCAAGATAAAATTAATTGGTCATTATTATCCGCAAATCCTAATGCTATTGAAATTTTAGAAAAAAATCAAGATAAAATTAATTGGATGGTATTATCAACAAATACTTATGCAATTGAATTATTAAAAAAAAACAAAGATAAAATTGACTGGGATAGTTTATCAAAAAATCCTGCTGCAATTGAACTATTACAAGAAAATCCTGATAAAATTAATTGGGATTTATTATCAACAAATGAAGAAGCTATTAAACTTCTAAAACAAAATCCTGATAAAATTTATTGGAAATGGTTTTCAAAAAATAAAAAAGCAATTAAATATTTAAAAGAAAATCCTGATAAAATTGATTGGGAATTATTATCATTTAATGAAAATGCAATTGAACTTTTAAAATAAAACCCTGATAAAATTAATTGGCATAATTTATCTGAAAATCTTAATGCAATTGAACTTTTAATATCAAATAAAAATAAGATTGGTTGGTCATTCTTATCTACTAATCCTAATGCAATTGAACTTCTAAAAGAAAATCCTGATAAAATTGATTGGTATTATTTATCTTTAAATATAAATGCATTAGAATTGCTTAAAAATAATCATTATGAAGGACAAGATAAAATAGATTGGTTAAATTTATCAAGAAATCCTGCAATCTTTGAATTGGATTATGAGAAAATGAAAGAAAATAATCAAGAGATGTATGAAGATTTAATTAAAGAAGTTATGAAACCATCACGAGTATTTAAAAATCCGGATTATGATTATTTAGAAGAATTATTTGGTGATTAATTATTATTAAAAAATGATTTTTGTTTTTTTAAGTTTTATTATTATAAAAAGATGAGTTTAAATAAACTTATTGATTGAGAATTATTATCATCTAATCCATCAATATTTGAATTAGATTATAATAAAATGAAATAAAAAATGATTTTTGTATTTTATTAATAAATTATATTCATATGAATAGACCTGTTTATAAACTTCTTGATTGGATTGATGAAAGTAAGCTTGACTGGCAATTATTATCATCTAATAAAAATGCAATAGACCTTTTAAAAGAAAATCAACATAAGATTGATTGGTCTTTACTTTCAAATAATCCTAATGCTATTGAACTTTTAAAAGAAAATCAAAATAAGATTAATTGGTATCGTTTATCATCTAATCCAAATGCAATTGAACTTTTAAAAGAAAATCAAGATAAAATAGATTGGTATTGGTTATCATCTAATCCAAATGCGATAGACCTTTTAAAAGAAAATCAAGATAAAATAGATTGGTATATATTGTCAAAAAATGAGAATGCGATGATTGAACTTTTAAAAGCAAATCAAGATAAAATAGATTGGTATTATTTATCAGAACATTCAAAAGATATAGAACTTTTAAAAGCAAATTATAATAAGATTAATTGGCGTTTATTATCATCTAATGAAAATGCAATTGAACTTTTAACAGAAAATCAGGATAAAATACATTGGGATTTACTTTCAGGTAATTCAAAAGCAATAGAACTATTAAAAGAAAATCAAGATAAAATTAATTGGTGTTATTTATCAGTTAATTATAACGCTATTGAACTATTAAAAGAAAATCCAAATAAGATTGATTGGTGTTATTTATCATTAAATCCAAATGCAATAGAAGTTTTAAAAGCAAACCAAGATAAAATTAATTGGAAAAGGTTTTCAGAAAATCCTTCAATCTTTGAATTGGATTATAAGAAGATGAGAGAAAATAATCAAGATATGTATGAAGATTTAATTAAAGAAGTTATGAAACCATCACGAGTATTTAAAAATCCGGATTATGATTATTTAGAAGAATTATTCGGTGATTGATAAAAATGATTTTTTGTTTTATTATAGTTAGTTATTATAAATGTCAATTATTAAAAGAAAATCCTGATAAAATTAATTGGTGTTGGTTATCATCTAATCCATCAATATTTAAGAAGGTTTATAATAATGACGATAAAATAATAATTCAAAAAATTATTGAAATTATACTAATCAAATAAAAATATGATTTTGTTTTTTTAAAAATAATTTATAATGTCTTTATCTACATCAAGATACGAATTATTGGATTGGATTAATATTGATAAATTGGATTGGGATTTACTTTCTAGAAATAATAATGCTATTGATCTTTTAAAAAAATATCCTAAAAAGATTAATTGGACTGCTCTCTCAGGTAATCCAAATGCATTTGAACTTCTAATTGAAAATCCTGAAAAAATTAATTGGAGTTATTTCTCGTCTAACCAAAATCCAAAAGTTATTTCATATTTAAGGGAAAATCCTAATAAAATTAATTGGACTTATTTATCAGGTAATCCAAATGCTATTCAACTTCTTAAAGATAATAAAACTAAGATTAATTGGACATTGATGTCAAGCAATCCAGCAGCTGTAGAATTTTTATCAATGAATGTTAAAGACATTTATTGGGATTATTTATCATTGAATGAGAATGCAATGGATCTTATTATCGAACATAAAAAAAAGATTAATTGGGACCTATTATCAAGCAATCCAAGTGCTATTGAATATCTTTCAAAGAATTTTAAAAAGATTAACTGGGATCATATTTCAATTAATCCAAATTCTATCGAATTTATTTCAAAATATCTTAATAAAGTAAATTGGGATTTACTTTCGGAAAATAGAAACGCTATTGAACTTCTCCTAAAAAATCAGGAGAAGATTAATTGGTCTTTACTTTCAGGAAATCCTGCTGCAATTGAACTTCTTTCAAAAAATATTGATAAAATTGATTGGATGACATTATCTGAAAATCCTGCTATATTTATTAAATGTAAATAAAAAATGATTTTTTTCTTTTTTAATTTTTTATAATAAATGTCAAATTATAATATTAATTCTATGACTATCAATAATATCATCGATTTTATAAAAGATAAAACATATATTGATAATAATAATCAAATAATTAAATGTGATTATAATTTTAAAGGTAATATTAATGATTTTAATAATATAGGTGATATTTATATTAATATATTTAAAGATAAATTTAATATTGTTGAAAATATTAATAATTCAGAAGTTATTATTAATTATAATAACTTTTCATTTAATATTAAATTTACAATTGATAATAATGATATTTATTGGAACATAATTATATTTAATATTTAAAAAAATACATTTATTATAAATTAATAATGTTTATACAAGAAATTATAAATATTATTAAAAATAATGAACTTCAATTAAATAATAATTATTTTTTTGGCAATTATGGTGATTATCTACGTTGTGGTAATAGTTATATTAAATTATTAAGCGAAGAATTTCCAATACATTCAGATATTAATAATAATTCAATTATTATTAATTATAATAACAAAAAATATAAAATTATTTATATAAATAAATTTAATGAAATTCACTGGCTTATTTTACTTATTTAAGCAACTGGTTTGAATTTAAATCCTTTCCATCCATCTTTTTGAGTATAAATTCCATAAATCTTTTCAATATATGATCTTAATTGAGTTCTATCAGGTTGTTTCTTACCCTTAGAAACATTATCAACACTCCACATTCTGAAATCATTAAATACTTCCATAAGTCCAATCTTATCTTTTGATGTAGCATCTGATACTATTCTATCATTAACATATTGTCCAATAATATCATTATTATCCTTGTATTTCTGAGTTGCATTAATTACTTCACGAGGTTCAATAATTTTATTAGGATTAATATTTTTATGCCTTTCTATTAACATTGATAAGAAATAATCAGAATATCTTTCAAATTTTTCAGATAATTCTAAATCCATAGCAAATTCATTTGGTTTTTCTGGATCTGGATTTTCACAGAAACGAGATGAAAATTCAATAACTCTCAATCGTCTCCAAACACCACCATCATTTGATGGGATTTCTGGTAATTCATTACACGCTAAAATCATCTTAAATTGTGGTTTAAATTCATAAGGTTCTTTATATAATCCTCTTGTTAAAATTCTATCATTTCCTGATAATTCTTTCATATATCCAACATTAATTTTATCATTTTCATTTGGCTCCTGTAATACTGCAAATCGTCGTCCTTTTGTTCTTTCAATTTCACCCTGTGCAGAATTAGATGCTGCGCGTTTTTGAGTTAATAATGCAATAGGCAATGTCGCATAATAATCACCTACTGTTTTTTGAATTAAATCTAACAATCGACTTTTACCATTACTTCCTTGACCTGTAAATATATAAAATCTTTCTTGTGCAATAGAACCATCAATAACACAAGCTAAAATATCTAAAACATAATTTCGAAGATTAGCATTTGTAAATACTTTTTCAAAGAAATCATTAATATCTGCTATTTCTGGATAATCAATTGAATATGGTACATAATTTTTATTAGTCGATAATGATATATAATCATCAGGCATTCCATCTCTGAATATATGCATCTTCATATCATATACACCATTCTTAAAACCAATTAAATGTGCTCTACAATCTAATAATTCTTCAAATTTTTCATCTATAAATAAACATTTACATTCTTTCATAATACTATCTTTATAAGATGTCTGTTTTAGTTTTTGTGCTATTTTCATTGCGTCAGTTCCTCTTTTTCCAAACATTGATTGTTGAGACTGATCATATGAACTATTATTACTAATACTATTATAATACATTGCTCTATCTAAGAATTTACGGCAAATTTCTTCACTTAATGATTTGCGCAAATTTAAACCTTCTCGTGTTTTTATCCAAGAATGACAATCTCTATCATATTTATACCACGTATCTTTACTAACCGCTTTATATTCACCTTTATATATAACTTGAACTAATTTTGCAACGTCATAATGAGCTCCTTCAGAACCTATCGCAATATCAATTAAAGGTATTACCGAATTATCAATAATTTCTTTATATCGCTGAGGATTATCACTTTTAGCCCACCATCTTAATGTTCCCATTCCTAAATGATCTTTTCGCATTCTGTCCCACAAACTCTGACATTGACCTTCAACATAATTACTTGCTATTTTTGAAAATTCTACCCATTGTGCTAATAATCTATAATCAATATTTCGTAATACCCATCCTAAATTTATCCAATCATTATATCTTTCTGCGCGAGCTGACGATAAACATTCAGTAATTAATTCTCTTGCTAAAATATAATCATCATCATTTGTATGATTTTTAATTAAATTTATTTCTTTTTTTAATAGAATATTACTTTCTAATTTTTCTTTTAATTTCTTATCAATTGCAGGCAAGATATGTCTGATATATTCTTCGACTTCGCCAATAAAATTTTCATTAATTTTTGTTGGTTCTTTTGTAATATATCTCATTGAAAATAATTTAATATATGATATTTCATCTGTTGCTTTTGGTGTATAATCATTCAAAATTGTTTTTCCGTCTTTATAATTATAAATTTTTGTAACTCTATATGCTTCTGAGTCTGGTTTTTTACTACCATACATTTGCCAACAATTAGCATTTATAATTGCCTTATCAATAACATCTTCATATTCATTACATAAATATAATTCTGCAAAAATTTCAGATGCAATATCTAAAATTTTTTTTCTAATAAAATGCTGCGTATTATTATCAATTATAATATGTGGAAAAATTATATGCAAACCATCTTTGATTTTATTTCTAAATTCAGTTGGATGAGGTTTTTCCATTACATAACCAATATTAGAACTAATATCTACATCTAAATAAGTATTTATTATCTTAAAATAATTATTCATAATTTTAGTTATATGATTATCAGTATAAATACGTTGTAAATATGTTACACCATTTTCATTAATTAACATTGAAAATCTAAAATCTAAATCAACTCTTAATGGACTTGGTTCTATTGGTTTTTCTGTATAATGTAATATTGAACCACTTGCAATTGCTAATGAATATATATTCAAAAAATCTTCATATTCATCATTATCAATATATAGAGCTATTTTAGGATTACCTATACTTGTATTTGTGTATGGTTTGCCTTTTTCAATTTTATGTTTTAAAATGAAAGATTTAAATTTCTCTTGTGCCATATATATTATTATTTATTTATATTTTTAAATTATAAATATTCAATCATCATTTTTTTATTATACTTATTATTTAGAACTTGATGTCATTTTGTAGTCCAACTGCTGAAAATAAATCATTTTGTTATAGTTTTGATTCATTATTGAAAGTAGCATTAGCATGGAACCATTTAAATCCAAATGAAAAAATTATTATTAATTTTACTAATTCAAATAATACTGATAATAATAAAAAATTATATGATAAAATTAAAGTTAAATTATGCAAATATACAAAAAATAATGATGATAATTATTGGGCTTGGATTGATATTATCAAAATGTTAAATAATAATAAAAATCCTAAAATAACTAAAATTATGAAAGAAATTGAAAAAAAAGAATTAAGACCTGCTCAACCTATTGAATGGATTAATAATAAAACAGAATGGTTATCAAATTATGATATTGATAATGTTCTAACTCAATATGAAAATTATAAAAAATTACATTATAAATTTCATGGTGTTTTTACTATTGATTTTAGAACAAAAACAGCAAGTGGTGTTTGCAAATATTATCAAAATTGTAATATTAATATGAAAAATATTATTAATTCTAATAATAAATATTTTGGTTTTGTTACAAATTTATGCAAATTTGATGAACCAGGAACACATTGGACCTCCAGTTTTTTTGTATTAGATCCATCTCTTAAATCGTATGGTGCATATTATTATGATAGTGTTAAAAGACCTATACCAAAATTACTTAAACCCGTTTTTATAGATATTCAAAAACAAATGAATATTATTTATCCTCATAAGCATTTTAATATTAATGTTAGTGATATTGCACATCAAAATACAAATACTGAATGTGGTATTTTTTCTATTGCATTTCAAACAAGATGGTTATCATTATTAAATTTAAATCCAGAAACAGCATCATTTAAAACTGTAATTAATTTTAAAAAGATGAATGACGATGTTATGAAATTATTAAGATTTAGATTTTTTAGACCTAATTCAAATACAATACTTAAAAAATAATTAAATAATTAAATTATATAAAAATACTATGAATAATGAAAAAAAACTTTATGATATTTGTTTAAAAATGATCAAAGATAAACATAAATTAAATGAATATTCTATTGATAAATTTAATACATTCTATTTTCAAGTATTTAATAATATAAATGATAATGATAATATTAATGATTTAAATAAACTTGTTTTAAAAAAAATTAATGAAGATATTATTTTTACTGCAAATAATAACGATAATATTCAAAATAAAATTGTCGAATTACAAAATATTCGGTCTAGTATGATTAGCAATGTTAATGATAATGGTGCTAATATAAATAATTTTGATGATACTGATAACTTAAAAATATCATCAACTGCAAATATTAAATATATCAAATATGATAATTTGGCAAATAATAATGGTCGTTCATTTATTATAAATACTTTTAAAAATACTTTATTAATTACTAATAAATATACAAATCATAAAATATATCCATCTCATTTATGCATACCATCCATTATTAAAAATATAACTCCTTATATCATTATTGGTATAATGGATGAACAGCAATCAAATATAACTTATACATTTATACCAGATATTATTGGACCAATATGGGATATTTGGAAACCTGTTAATAATAATTATATTAATGTTAATATAAGTTCATCTCAATGGAAAATTAATTTATATGATCATACAAATAATTATCTTAATTTAAAAAATTATTATATTAATATTCTTGAGATTTTAGAAATTAATAATACATATAAAATTAAAATTTCTAATCCAGATTATTTTAATATTAATGATAAAGTTAAAATATTTTTAAATAATAATATTACAATTGATAATAATATTATAAATAAAGATAAAGAAAATAATATATATATTTATAAAAATAATACTAAAATTGAACAATTTATTGATAGTAAAATTTATAATTTAAATTATCAATTATCTATAATTTTTAATATATTTCCAATCTAAATTATAAATATTAATATGCAAATAAATACATATATTATTATTGTTAATAAATCTAATTTATATTTAAGTTTTATTTTTTCGTGATCTCCTAATTCTATTGGTGCTTTTTCTTCTCCTAATATATTTAATACTAATAAATATATTAAATATACAAAACAACCCATTAATATTAAATGCATCCATATATTTGTTGTATTTATATGTAAATTCATATAATTAATTAATATTCGCAATTTAAATGTATCAATATTTATTATTAATAATAAACTTCCAAATATTACATAATAAAATATTAAATAATAAAATAATGATTTATTAATATCTGTTATTTTATTATTTTTTATTAAATATTCACAAAATAATAATGAAGTAAATCTTATAGAATAAATAATAGCTATAAATATTAATTTATCATTTAAAGTTATATCTAATTCTATTTCAGGATCTAAATTATTATTCTTAACTTTATTATAAAATAAATTTTTTGCTATTTCATCTGGCATTGTTTTATCATTAATATCATTCTCATACGATGTTATTAATCTTTCAAATATATTATTACCATTTTTATCAAATATATCACTTGCCGCTAATTTCTTTTCTACATTATTATCTATTTTTCTATTTTCTTTTAATTTTTTTAAATTTTTAGATATATTATTTATTTTTTTTGCTCTATCTTCTAATATTTTTGCTAGTTTTGTTTCTATATCTTCTATTGATGCTCCACCTTTTTTTTTAATTATAATATTATTTCCACCTCTATTATTATTATTATTATTTCGCTGTTGTTTATTACTTGATATTATATCATCAAGATTTTTAATTAAATTTGGTATTTTACCTGTATTTATGTCTATTATATCATCCAATTTAGATTTATAATCACCTAAATTTTTTTTATATTCCTCAAAATATTCATTAACATCATACATTATATTAGTTTTTTCATCTTCATCTTTATCTTTAATATATAATTTATATATATCTTTAACATATGGATAATCCTGAATTTCTGGCTGTTTTTTAATTTTATCTATTAAATCTTCAAAAGGTTTATATAAAGTTTTTATTTCTTTTTGTATATTATTAATTTTATCTTCATAATTATCTTTTAATTTTTTTTGAAATTTGTTAATCTCAGTTAATTTATTATTTAATTGTGATTTATATTTCATACTTTCAGGTGAATGTGGAGATAATTCTTTATCTATAGTTGTACAATGTGTTATAAGATCTCTAGATAAATTATTAAATTTATTTCCAATATAATCATCATAATTATTAAATTTAACGGTATCCTTAACTGTATCCTTATCTGTTATTATAATTTCTAATGTAATTGCTTTATTAAATTCTTTATCTATTTCTGTAATTTTTGCAATATCAGTAAATAATTTATCTATTTTTTTAATATTTTTTTCAAGTTCATCTATTATTTCAGTTGATAATATTGAATTTATTAAACTTGTTGATTTATCAAAAACAATTGGTTCTGAATTATCAGCATTATTAATACTATTACCACCATACATTAATAATTTTTGTGATTTTTCTGTTAATATTTGTTTAGATAATAAATCTTGAATTGAATATTGAATTTTATTGTCATTTTTATAAAATTCTAATAATAATGGTATTATTAATTCTATATTATCTTTAAAATAATTTATGAAATTTAGTTTTTCTAATAATTCTATTATATTTATTTTTCTATCTTCTGGTTCTACAAATTTTTTAAGTTCTGATAATTCAATATTAAAACTTGATAATTCTTTTATTAAATTTCTTTGAATATCTATTTTAGCTATTCTTTTATTCATTAAAAATATCAACTCATATGTTAAATCATTTAATAATTTATTAGTTCTTATTAAAAAATAATGTCGCACCAATTTACAATATATTTCAACTGGTATTTTATTATTATCTTTATATAAAAATGTTGATAATAATAAAATATTATAAATAATATTATCTTGTTTTGTTGGTTCTTTAATCTTAATATCTATTTTGAGATTTTTATTTAATATATATAAATCTATTATTGGCATTTGTTTATAATTCTTAAATATTTCATCGGTTCCAAATATATTTAAATAATCCAATATTTCATCATTTAATTCAAATTGATTTATCACTTTTATTGTTGTTTTATATTCTATATATTTATATCTATCTGATATTATTGATATTAATAATTTAATATCTTTCATTAATCTAATACATAATTGTTCCTGATTTGATGATAATTCAAAATGATAATTTTTCCTTAAATTAGTAAATTTATATAAATTAAATGTTGGCAAATTATCTATTTTAATTTTAGATGTAATATTAAATTTATTTAATAAATTCAAATAAATATATGTTAAAAATGAATCATAACCTTTTATTATTTTCTCATCTTTTTTAGAATATTTATATATAAATAATAATAAATATTCAACATCTTTAATTTTTGCTGGATGTCTTATGGTATCTGGTATTTCTAAATGACTTTTAATGAATAATATTAATTTTGATATTATTTCAGGGTTTTTAAATAAAACATCTAATTTTTTATATATCTCATTATAATTTTCTTTTGTTTTAATTTTACCTATATTTATAATTATATCTTTTGATGATAATGATAATAATGATTTATAATTGTTATAAATATAATTTAAAAAAATATAATAAATAATTTCATTTTCATTATAATAATATGATAATAAAATATCAGTATTATAAAAATCTATTAACATTTGATTTAAATCCTCAAAAAAATTTGCTAATGATGTATTAATTATCAATAAGAAATATATAACATTCTCATTTGTTCCCAATACATCCAATAATTCTATTATTAAATCATCTGTATTTGTTGAATAATATAAATCATATGTATTTTTAATATCAATAATATTATTATCTTTATTACCTCCTATTAATATTTTTTCTTCTGAGTTTGCTAATATAGCATTTAGTTCTGAATTTTTTAGTTCTTTTACAATGCCCTTAATATTTTTTGTTATTAATGGAAATAATTCTATAATATGATTAAATATTGTATGCATATATGAATATTCTGTAAAATTCTCTTTTAATTTATTTATAAGTTCTTCAGTGTCTGATGTAATCTTTTTAATATTGGTTAAATAAAAACTTAAATATTTTTTTTGTTTTAATTTCAGCATTACCCCAACTATAATACTATCTGCACAAGATGATTGAAGTATTTTTATAAAAAATAAAATATATAATAAATCATTTTTTAACTTTAAATTAATTGATTTATCAATACTAATAATGATAAATATATTTAATATATATATATTAAGTAATCTTGTATATTCTAGATTTATATAATTACCATAAGTATCTTTTTTTAATATTGTTATATAATTGTTTAACGCAGGTAATATATTATTGTCATTATTAAAATCTAGAATTTGGTTTTTATCTTCAGCAAAAATATATGGTAAATATCGCAGGTGTATGGTATTTACAATTAATGATTTCATATTAGTAATATATTTTTTTATATCTTCATTATCAATATTTAAAGTGTTTATTGTTATATTAGATGTATGTAAATAAGATTGAAATCCTTTTAAATCACCACTTAATCCTGAAAATTTATTAATATTATAATTAATATCTTTATCCTGATATTTAACAAATAAGTTATTATTATTTAATGAATAAGTTACATAATTATCTATAGTACATTTAACATATATTAACATATAATTTAATATTTTAATAAGATATTGTAATAATATGTAAATATCTGATGTTGATTCAAATTTGTTGCTTAAACTAGTTAATAATTCTGTTATTTTTTTAATTAAATTATCATAATTACTATAATCTTCTTGTGTAAATTCATTATTATTCCTATATTTGTTATAAAGGTAATACTTATAATAATAATTTAAATAATATATAATATAATATAATAAATATACTAAATCTAATTTTAAGCTATCTTTTATATTTAATTGTTGTTCAATAATAAATTTTATAATTATATAAATTAATATATGAATTAATTCATTATTATCATCTAATGTTTTTTTTAGATTTAATAAATTATTAACTGCATATTCTAGTGTTAATTCACTAATATTATCATTAAAATATTTTTTATAATTATTTAAATCTTCGGGATGAATGAAAATTAAATTAGGTCTTCTTTCAGAGTCTTGTATATAAATATTATCTAATGATTCAAAAAATGTATTAATTTCCGGGGTATTTATATAACTAATATATTTTTCTTTATTTTTGAAGTTAAAAATATTTTTATGCACTTTAAATTGTATATGATTTGAATACATTTCATCAGATATATTTTGAATATCTGATTCAGTTAAAAAATAGTTTTCAATATCACATTTTGGTATTAAAGTAGATATTTTTTGTTTAGATATATTGTTTTTTATAGGTCTTATTTGAATAAAAGGTTCATATAATTCTTTATTTAAAAAATTTAACAAATTTGGCTGGTTAATTATTTCTTTTATCAATAATTTATCATTTTGTTTTATATCATAAGTTATATTATCACTGTATCCTCCTTTAGTAGTTTTAAATTCTTTTCCATCAATGCTTTTTAATACATCATCTATATTTTTATCCTTATTGTGAATTAATTTAAAATATATTTTAACTAATTCTTGTATTGCAGTTTTATTATTATATTTAGCTAAAATAATTATTAAATTAATTATTAAATATATCTGATAGTCATCTATTCTATCTTCTATAATATATATATCATTATTTAATAAAAGTATTAGATTATTTAAAAATTTAATTACTATTTCTGCAATTTTTTGATAATCAGTAATTCTTATAATTGTTTCTAATTCTTTATAAAAAGTTTCTTTATATTTTTCTTTAATTTTATCATATCTTGATTCAATATTATCTGTTAATTTTTTGTCTTGTTTTTCTTGTGGTTTTAGTTTTTCTAGGTTATTTAATTTTATACTATAATCAGAAATAATTTTAAAATTATAAAAATCAATTAAACCTTTTATATATCTTTTTTGAATAAATTTGAAATTTTCTTTCATCTGTGAATTTAATTTTGATAAAATTAATTCATTTAAATTTTTTTTAAGTATTCCTATTGAAGTTATTATTTTATTTAAATAATCAACTAATGCTAAATATTCATTCAATTTACTAGTACTATCAGATATAAATACACTTTGATTTTCTAAATCTGCAACTATTTTTTTTTGTTTAATTTCTTTTTCTTTACTACTATTTATTTCATCTAATCTTTTTTGTTTACTCTTTATTTGGTTTTCAGTAGTATCTATCAAATTTTCATTTAATTTAATATTTTCTTCTAATATTGTTTTATCTTTTTCAATATCATCTATTCTTTTTGTATTTTGTCTTTCTTTCTCTTTTTCATTTGCTAAATTAGCTTCTCGTTCTCGTTCTCGGTCTCGGTCTCGGTCTCGGTCTTGTTGTTTAGTACTAGATGATACTTCAAGTCTAGCAATATTTTGTTCAATAATGTCTTTTTTTTCTTTTAATTTTATTAAAGCAGCATTTATATCTTTTAATTCTAATGTGCTTTTTGTATATTTGCCATTTATTTTATTTAGCTCTTGTTGTAAATCAGCAATTTCTTCTTCTAATTGTTTTTTCATATCATCATCATCATCATCATTGTCATTGTCATTGTTTTTAGCTAAGTTATCTAATAATTTTTTAATATCATCTAATAAATTATTAATTTTATCTAAATAATATTTATATTTATTTAGATATTTTAATGTTTTAAGTTTTTTTAAAAAATTATTTATTTGTTTAAACTTTTCAGATATTTCATTTTTAGATATATCTTGTGTATCTGAATCTAGTATTTTTTTAATTTCATTAAATTTATCAAAAATTTCTTTTAATTCAGTATCATCATTAATTAACTTTTCAATATTTCTTATAATATTGTTAGCTGAATTATTAAATGATAAATCATATTTTAATGTTTTTAATTGATTATATGCTTTAGTTAATTCTGTATTTAATAGAATGAATAGATCTTGAAAAATCTTATAATTTTTTATTTCTGCGTTTATTTTAGATTTTAATTCATTTATTTTTTCTATTGCCGTTAATAATTCATCAATAACTAGTTGTAATTTTTTCATTTTATTTGCATCTGCTGCATCTGCTGCTTGTGCTGCTCTTGTTACTGTTAAATTTAACTCTATAATAAATGTATCATAATAATATATATTTTTAACTTTAGTATTTATTATTGTATCTACTTTAGATTTTAATGACTCTATTTTAGATTTTTTATCTTCATCTGTTATAGTTTTTAGATATTCTTCTAATTTAATTATAATATCATCTAAATATAATTTTTTACTTGCACCACCTTTGATAGATTTTTTAATAATTATTTTTTCACTATCTTTTAATTTAATAGCTAAATTTTCATATTGTTCAAATAAATCTAATATTGATTGTTCAATAGAATTTTCACCCGTTTTTTTTTGAGAAGTTTTTTTTGCTAATGCATCTTTATTTTTTTGTATTTCTTCATTTGTTTTTATTATTTCTTTATTTTGTTTAATAAATTCATCATATTCTTTTTTAAAATTATTATATAATAATATTATATCTTCTGGAAAATTATATTGCACAGTTCCAGATGATTGTAATTTTTTGTTTAATGGATTAATATAAACATTATATAAACGTATATATAATAATAATAACTTATCTGTTTTATTATTAGGAGATAATGTTATTGTTTGTCTAGTTGTATCATTAATTTCATATAATATGGGAGGTAATGATTTATTATCATCATTATCTCCGCCTTTTATTTTATCTTCTAATGTAGTATCTGCTATTTTATATATTTTTTTTTTATTTTCAGGGTCATTTTCTAATTCATCTTCTTCTTCATTTTGCTTATAGTTACGCTCAGATTTTGTTGTATCTTTAATTATTTTTTTAATACTTTCAATATAAATTTCATTTCTAATAATTTCATCAAGTTTTTGTATTTTTAAATTAATATCTCGATAAATATCTTCTTTTTTTTTTTCAAATAATTTTATTTTATCTTCTCTTAATACTTGTTCATTTTCTGTTTTTAATTTTTCAGCCGCTAGTTTTTTTGCATCTTTATATTTATTTTCTTCTTCTAATGTTTTGTTTTTTTCTTCTTGTAGTTTTGTTTTATTTTCTTCTTTTTTAAGACGTATTTTTTGATCTATCTCATCTCGTTTTTCTTTTTTTTGTAATAAATTAGTTTCATATTGAGCTTGATTTTCTTTTGATAATTCATTAACTACAGTTTTATTAATTGAAATATTATCAGTTGATTTCTCAGAAGTTATTTCACTTGTTCCTAAAATTCCAGGTATTATCAATTCATTTAAATATTTTTTATATGCAGTATCAGACATATTAGGATTATCTAATAGAGCAGTTAAATTAACAACAACATCTTTAATACTATTATCACCTTGACTAATTAAATCTTTTATAGTATTAATTGTTGATAAATAAGTATGAGCTAAATTATTACCATCACCATTACTACTACCGTCACTATTACCATAAAAATATCTATTTAATGTTTCCAATTCTTCTTGATCTTCCGGTGTAAATATAATACTAAATTCTTCTGAATTTATATAATTTTTTGCGGTTTCTTGTTTTAATAAAAGTTCTTTATATCGACTATAATTTTGAATAATATTAGTATCACTATATATATTTTGATATGATGATTGTAAATAATTTATGATTTCTTCGGATATAAATGAATCACGATTTAAATCCATCACCCTATTATACTAATTTACAATAATAAAAATAATTAAAATTTAAGTGCAATTATACTTGTAAATGCAAATATACCTAATGAAAAAAATGATATTGAACTTAAAATTTTTTCTTTTTGGTTAAAATCAAAACTAATATTCATATCAGTTTTATCTTCTGTTTTTTTATCTAATTCTAATACAAATGGAATAACTAATAATATTAAAATAAGTGAAATATGCAATAATAATCTATATGAACCATTAAAATGAATATAGAAATAATATAATAAATTTGGCATATTAGTTAAAGATATATTTGAAAATAATTCAAATATTGGATAATAATACATTACATTCACAAGAGCTGTTATAAATATGAAAAATAATATATAAATAACACTATAATATATATATGCTGTTTTAAAATTATTTATCAGATTTGAATTTAATCCCCAATATATTAATGCTAATGCTATTAATCTTATTATAAATGTTGTTGATATAAATATAATTCTATCAATTAAAGTTATTTCTAATCTATCTGGACTATATTTATATATATCTTTATATTTTTCATAAATACCTTTTATTTTTGGAACATTTATCTCTGTTTTTAAACTTTGATCATTTGTTTTATCTAAATTATTATTATCTTTAATAATTTCATCTATATTTGTAGGAGGTACATTACCAAGCATTGGTGCTGCATTATTTATTTCTGATAATAATAATTTCATAGGCATTGGTTCTTTTTTAATATAATAATCATTACCACCAATTATTCTTTTCTGTTTTAATATATCAAATAAATCATTATATCTATCATCTATATTATCATTTAACGGTTTTAATGCTGTTTTTAAACTGGATACTACTTTATCTTTATCTTGTTCTGATAATTTTTCTAATGATTTATTAATATTTTCTAATTTAGCTTTCATATCTGCATTATAAACTTTGCTATCTTTTGTTGTATATAAAAATTTATATAAATTAGCAGGATCTGATAAACCATTAACAAATTTAATATAAAAATTATATCTTTTTGGATTAAATTTTCTAACAAAATTATCAGTTAATATTAAAGAACTTAAATTTAATATAGGAGTATTTGGATTAGATGCATTTAATAAATCTTTAAATCCAAATAATAATTCTGTCATTCTATTATAATGTTTGATTATTTATGTATAAAAACCATATGCTACCAATTATTATTAATGATAATATTATAAATACTAAAATATAACTATACATATGATATAAATTTATATATAAGAACCGTAATATTATTACAACAATAGCAATAATAATAATAATTACAAAAATTAATAATGGATATATATTAAAATTATTATATCCATTCTTAGTATTATTTAATTTATTTATTATATTAACAAAATCTTTATTTTCACTATGTGGATTAACAGTCATATAATAACTCAATAAAATGTTATTTAATGGTATATAATTAGGGTCAAAATATTTAAATATATTCTCTTGCTTAATATCTTCTTCATTACCTATAAAATAATAATCAATTGAATTATCTCCGCAATTTCCAAAAGTAGTCATATTAATTATATATTAAGATTTTATAAATATAGGTTCTCCTAATATTATTAAAAATATTATCATTAATATTGGAAAATTATAATTAACATTATTTGCATTTATTTTAAAATATGATAATTGTTTGCTATCCAATTTATTATATTTACTATAATAATCACAACTAATTTCTAATCTCTTCTGAATTGTACTTTTAACAATATCTTCTTGATTGTAAAAATTAAAATTAGTTGTAATTGCATCAATTTCAGCAGTATTAGTATTTAATTTAAGATTATCTAATAAAAATATTACAATATTAAAATAATTTATAATAAATGTATTTATATTACTATTACTTTTAGCTTCACCTGAAGTATTATTTATTTTTTTATTTAGAGTTATTGTATTATAACCAGCTGCAGCAAGATTTGGAGTATTAGTACTATTAGTACCAATATAACTTAATAGTACATTTTCAATAGTTGTTAAAGATACAGTTGAATCATAACATAAAGTAGGTATATTTGTAGTTATTTCTTTTTTAATAATTGTAAAAAGATTTTCAAATAATATAATAATTAAATTTATTATAGATTTATTATTATTATACAATTTATAAATATCTTCATCTATATTTTTTTCATCTTTATTAATATTTTTTTCTAAAAAATATTCTTGTTTTGTAATAAGTTTTATTATTTCTATAATGCTATTAGCATCAGTTATATCATTGCTATTATTAATTAAATTAAATATATTTGCATTTATATTTTTTTTAATATCTTTATTTGATACATAATAAGAATTAAATATTAATATAATAAAAGTAATAGAAATTGCTACATCAGCACTAGTGCTTGGTGAAGCAACTAAAAGATTACTAGTATTTATTTTATAATTATCTGTTATAAATTCTGATGTAAATTTATCAATATAATTAATTGTTAATTCTTTATCTGTAGTAAAATAATTATCTTCTCGATCATATGTTGCTGGTGTTCCTGATGCAGCTACCGCAGCCGTTATAGTTTCTTGATTTTTTATTTTGTTTAAAAAACTTTGAATTGTAAATTTGTATTGTATATTACAAATACTATTAAATAATACTGCTAATATAATTTTTTTTAATTTATTTATTTTAGAAGTATTACTTGCATTTTTATAAAATATAAAAGGTATTGAATAATTTGCAGTAAAAATAGTTAAATCACTACTATGAAAAGAAATTATTGGATTGCTAGTATATGCCACTGCGTTTATTTGATTGCCTGTTTTAAATTTTGATTTTATATTATAATTAGTATGTATATCAGGCAATTGAATATTATATTTAATAAATACCATTATTTTACTTGCTATTAATTTTAAATAATATTCATCATTATCATCAATTATTTTAATAGGTAATTCAAAATAATTGGTAGTTTCTGTTAAAATTTGTATATCTTTTATATTTGTATTTGTAATTTTATATTTATTTAGTGCATTACTATATACATAATGAGTTCTAGCAATTTCATTAATAAATTGTGCTCCGTCATCTAATGTAGCAGTTATAAAAGGAATTTTTTGGTTTGCAGTTATTGATAGATTTAATTTTGCGATATCAATATGTTTAATTATATTATCATTAATTTCATTAATCTTATTTTTTAATTTAGTTAAAAATGCATCATCAAAACTAATAGTAAGTTGATTAATATTAGTATTAATATCACTATTAATCATATAAGTATTATTAGTTACATTGTTTTCTTTATAAGGTGCTAATAGTGATATTATTCTATTTATAATATCTTTTAAATTATTTATAGTAATAAGATTTGCATTTTTTAATTCTCCTGTAATTTTTTCTAAAATTAATTTATATTGATGAGCTTTATAATAAAAATATCTATAATAATTTGTCATATTTATTTCTAGTTTTATGTCTATTTTAGAATATTTAAAAGTAAATTTTTTAATAGGTTCAATTTTAATATTTCCAGATGTACTGTTAATATAAGATATGCAATTTTCTATTAAATATAATATTGGATCATCTGCAGAAGCAAACGGAGTTATAGCAGCAGAAGCACCAGCAACTTTTTTATATAAAAAAACAGCATTATTAATTTGAGTATTATCTACTGTTAAAGATGTTGCTAAATTTAATCCAAAAGTATTATATTTAGCAATAACATTATTAATATTTGAAGTATTATCAAATGTATAATATTTAATATCTTTTAATTTTTTAATATCTTCTAATATTTCTTTTCCATTTTTAACATCAGAATTAGGTTCTGTTATTAATAATTTATCATTATTGATTAATTTATTATAAAATACTACACCGCTACTTGGATTTAATTCTAAATTTAAAGCAGTATTTGCATTTGTTATATCATTTTTATAATGAGCCATTGGTTCATAAATAATATATTTATTAACATAAGTATTATAATATAATATTGAATTCATAACTGTTAATGTAATTAACATTGTTAATAAATAAATGAAACAAACATATGATATATCATCATAATAAATATTATAAATAACTAATGAAATAATGATAAGAATAATTAAATAAATATGCATATAATTATTTAATCCTAAAATATGTATGGCAATATCAAAATAATTAGTTTTATCTCCCAATTTTGAATATGATAATGAATTAGTATAAGCATTATATCTATCATTATAATGTTTCATATCATTATCATAAGTTTTTATTGATTTATAATAATCATCTACAATAGTTTTCTTAATTTTATAATCAGGATCTTTATCACCGTTATTATATTTAAAATCTGATATTAAATCTTTACCTTTATAAATGGGTTTTTGTATAGGAGTTGGTTTAATTGGTGGTGTTTGTTTATAAATATCATAAATCGTTGAAATATTATTGGATGAATTAAGATTAATATTATTATATTTAGAATAAATATATTTATAAATATATCCAGATGATATAAATATTAAAGTAAATAATGAATAAACGATTAAATCTTTATATTTATATTCAGTTTTTCTATTAAATAAATTAAATGAATAATAAAAAATTAATAATATAAATACACATATATATATGAATCCAAATAATGCATTATCTGTATTAGGTGTAAAATTAATATTAAAAATTGTTTTAAATATATATGACAATGGAATAATTATTAAAAGTATAAAAACTATAAAATAATTACTAGTGCAATTTGGGATTAATTTATGACATTCATCACATAAACATTTTAATAATTGTTTTGGAAATGATAAATTTATATCTTCATCAAAAGAACATTCTAGAGGTTGTTCAATAATAAATTTAAAATAGAAATATACAGCATATGCTATACAACATAAAACAGTTATTAATGTTGCAACAATTATTAATAAATAATTAAAATATGATTTATTATAAATGTCCTTAAATATAAAATTAATATTATTATATACATTAAAACGATTAGTTTCACATTCTATAGTTTGAACATTATTAAATTTTGATATGAATGAGCCATAATTATATTGATATGTATATTTAAAAGTAAAAAATCCAATATTATATAATTCATCAATAATTAGTATAATACTAAATAAATAAGTTATACCAATACATAGATTAGTTATAATAATCATATAATAATTCAACTCCATTTTCTATATAATAAATATACATTATTATAATTATATTTATTATTTAAACAAAATGTCCTTATGGATTAAATTTAAAAATAATTTTAGAAATATTATTAATGATATTCCAGAATTTAATATTATATTTCAAAAATATGCAAATTATGAATATAATTTATTATTATATTCATATATTGGTTATCCAATTGAATTATTAATAGATGAATTAATAAAAATAAAATTTAATATTCAAATTTTAAATAAAAAAGAATTAATATGGAATAAAAATGTGCCTTATTTTGAAAATCAATATTTTTTTGAAATTGATTTAAATAATCCAAATATTCCAAATGATTATTCATTTTTAACTGAAATGATATTATTTATAATTAAAAATAAACCTGTAACTAGTAATAAACATTTGATAATATTAAAAAATATTGATAAATTAGGAGAATATGCATTTGCATTCAGAATAATATTAGAAAAATTTTATAATAATGTTTATTTTATTTGCACAACTCATAAAATATCAAAAATAGAGTCACCAATTATAAGTCGTTTTTCATTAATTAGATTAAGATTATTTAAATTTGATGAAATTAAATTTATTTTTAATAATTATTTAAATTCTGAACAAATTATTTATAATAATAGAAATATTATTTTTTGTATATTTTTATCTCAAGTTAAAATTAATGAACCTCAATTAATTACACCTGAATTTTGCGAATATAATTATCCATTAATAAAAAAATTTATTGATTCAAAATATGATATATATGATATTAGACAATTATCATATAAATTATCACAATATAATTTAAGTATTATGGATATTACTAATGATTTTATGAAAATATATAAAAATGATAATAAAAAATTAATTAAATTAATAATAATTGCTGCAAATATTGATTATATTTTAACAATATCAAATAAAGGAAGAGAACCAATTTATATTGAAAATTTCTTATGTCAAATTTTAATATAAAAAAAATGATGATATTAATTAAATATAAACATTAATAATGAATTTTTGCGAGGTATGCTCAAATATGAAATATATGAAAACAAATGAAAATAAAAAATTAGTTTATTATTGCAAACATTGTTCTTTCGAAAAAGATGAAGAAAGCACAAAAGCTATTAAAATTTCAGAAACTATTTATACAGAAGATGAATTATTATATAATCAACATATAAATAATTATTTACGTTTCGATCCAACATTAAGACGTATTAAAGATGATAATATTAAATGTACTAATTGTGATATACCCGATGATAAAAGACAAATTATTCCAATTAAATATCATCCATCTAATATGAAATATTTTTATGTTTGTGATAATTGTGGATTTACCTGGAGAGAAAATAAAAAATGATTAATTATATAAGAAGATATAATTAATTAATTTTATTATGTCTACAAGTGATTGCAAACAACCATTTGATGAATGTACAAAGGTTTTTGCATCTTTAAATAGTAATAAAATAAGTAAATTAATTATGACTAAATATGAATTTAATGCAGTTATTAGTGAAAGAACTGTTCAATTATCTCTAGGTCATTGTCCATTTGTTAAAATGGATAAAACTATTAAATCTAATATGGATTTAAGAAAAGTAGCTTTACAAGAATTAAAAGAAGGTAAAATACCATTTGCTATTAAACGCCCTCTACCAAATGATAAATATGAATTTGTTCGAGTTAAAAATTTAGATTTGAGTGCTGTTAAATATATGATTGATTTATAATATATAAGATTATTTTGATATAAGATATATAAATGTTATATTCAATAATTTTAGCCTGCACTTTTGAGGGTGGAATTGGATATAATAATTGTATTCCATGGGATATCAAAAATGAATTATATTTATTTAAACAAATTACTGGAAATAAAGATCAATTTAAACAAAATGCTGTTATTATGGGTAAAAATACATGGAATTCACTGCCAATTAAACCATTAAAAAATAGATTAAATATTATTATTACAAGTGATAATAATTTTATTAATATAGATAATATTATAAGTTTTTCAAATATTGATTCAGCATTTGAATATTGTGAAAGATCTATTAATATTAATAAAGTTTTTGTAATTGGTGGCAAATCTATATATGATTTATGTTTAAATAATGAAAGATATTTTAAAAATATTGAATATGTATATTTATCTGTTATTTATAATTATTATCATTGTAATATTTTTATTAATTTAAAAAAAATTTTAACTAATTTTAAATGTAATTATGATACTATTATATTTAATCCACAATTTTTACATATGAGAATGTCAAAAAAATTAATATAAACCTTTTTTATTAAAACATTCTTTTATATCATCTTGATATAATTTATGCATATTTATACAATTATTTATAATTTCATTAAATTGACAAATATATCCTTCATTTTTCTTAAAATTTATAACTGCTAATTTTAAAAATTCTACTGCTTCTTTATATTTCTTATTTTTATAATATAATAACCCTAAAATATGTAAAAAATCAGCATTATCTCTTCCAAAATCCATATAATGTTTATATACTTTATTAAGATCTGTTTCATTATTATTATACATAGTTGATAATTCAATATAGCTATTGTTTTGTATTAAATTATTATTTGTATTAATTGTTGTTGGAAATATTCCAATTTTAGATCCTTCAAATATTGTATGTTTATTTAACATAACTAATTTTAAATTATCTTTATTATCAAATATAAATTTTGATAATGATAATTTCATTGGAAATCTTATTACATTCATATATTCAGATATTTTATCAGCTGTTTCTGGATTTATAAAATATGAATTTTTTGTTAATAATATCTTGAAATAAGTATTTATAGGAAGTATATTTATTTTTTCATTATTAATATCTATTGCTAAACAAGTTAATAATATATCATAATCAAATGTATGAAATGTTTTTATAAAATTATCAAAATTATTTTTATGTTCATCTAATAATATTATATCATCTTCTATAATATAATTATGTTTTGTTTTACTTTTTTTTATTATTTCATATGCATGTAAATGTTTATGTAAATTTGATAATTGTGCTAAATTAAATTTTACTTGAGATGCTTTAAAATCAGGATCTGTTATATCATCACTATTTAAATTTATTTTTTTATCATATTCATTTAAATTATTTTCAATATCTTCTATTGTTGGAGTTGTTATATTTATTATCTTAACTTTATAATTATATTTTTGCATTATTTTGCTTATTAAATCTAATGTTATTACTAATAATTCATTTCGTTTTTTTAAGTGTTCCGATTTAATAACATATATATCTATATCCATTATATGTTAATATAAAAATAATAAATTCTTAAATCATAACAATATTTAAGGATTTTGACTTGTAACAGCTAATTCTAATGCTGATAATCTTTGACTTAATTCTGGACGAGCTTCTACCGCCGCTAAGCGACTTGAAACTTCATTTAAATCAACTTCTGGACGAGCTTCTACCGCCGCTAATCGACTTGAAACTTCATTTAAATCAACTTCTGGACGAGCTTCTACCGCCGCTAAGCGACTTGAAACTTCATTTAAATCAACTACTGGACGAGCTTCTACCGCCGCTAAGCGACTTGAAACTTCATTTAAATCAACTACTTGACGAGCTTCTACCGCCGCTAAGCGACTTGAAACTTCATTTAAATCAACTACTGGGCGAGCTTCTACCGCCGCTAAGCGACTTGAAACTTCATTTAAATCAACTACTGGGCGAGCTTCTACCGCCGCTAAGCGACTTAAAACTTCATTTAAATCAGTTGGCATTACAGTATTTTCAACAGAACTAAAATTTTTATTTTCAACAATCTTAAGTCTTTGCTCTAAATTAGCTATATATCTAAATAATTGTAAATTATCCATTATAATATAATTATATAAAAAAAAATGATATAATTATAGTAATACACAATAATATAAATGATTATTCCAATTCGTTGTTTTACTTGTTCAAAAGTTATTGCTGATAAATTTGATTATTATCAACAAGAAAAAGAAAAATTAGCAACAATTGATAATAAAGGAGATAATGATTTAAAATTTTTTAATGATATTCATACAAAAGAAATTTTAGATAATTTAGGTTTAATCAGATATTGTTGTCGAAGAAGTGTAATGTCATCAGTTGATTTAATGAATGTTATTTAATATGTTCAAATATATTAAATATGGATATTATTGATATTACAAAATTAAATGTTGGTGATATATATAAAAATACAATTCAAACAATTATTGATATAATTAATGATATCATATTTTTAACAAATGATACTTATTATAATAATGAATATAAGAAATTATATAATAATATTTTAAATATTATTTTTAAAAAAGATAGAATATTTTATGTAGGTATTATATTTATAATATTATCTTTTGTTATATATTTTATAGACGGAGTTTCAATATAAATGTGGTATTATAATTATTATAGTGCAATTTTGATATTAGCTATTATATTTTTCTTTATATCAAATCAAAATTTAAGTATATTAATAGCTATAATTATTATTATTATTATTAGTTATATTTATTTTAATAAAATTGATAATTATAATAATGAAAATAAATTAAATGATAAAAATATAATTAATTCTATTAATAATGATATTAAAGAAAGACAATATTTAATTGATGAAAATTATTTTTTAAAGAAATTTCCAAATGAAATTAAATATGTACAAAAAGATAAAGAATTATTTAATATAATAATAAATATTAGATTTATAAAAAGATATGATTCTTCTAAATACTCAAATATAGTTTTTTATATTGATAAATTTTATAAAATTTATATGTTTATATTAGCAGATAGATATGATATTAAAAAATATTTTAGTACATTTTTATTATTAAGAACTACAATAATAAAAGAATTATATTCAATTTATGTAATTTTACCATTAAAAATGAAATATTATTATGGATTTGATTCATTTAATGAAATTAATAATTCAATTAAAAAATTTATTGAATATTCAAGAAATATGATAACTATATTAGAAAGATATGGTTATCAAGAAAAAGAAGTATTTTATTTAGATGATACTAAATATAAACCATATGAAAATAGTTATATTAATGAAGTTTATTAATAAATATCACGCTCTGAAAATGTATATGGTGGATGTGTATATGATGAAAAAGTTAAATCACGGATATTAGTACTATATGAAATATCACTGTCATTATATAAATCAGCCATACCGCCTCTTTTTGTTTTCTTCATAAAATCTTTTCTGAATGATTTTATTAATTTAAATATAAAATGACGAATAGTTATTTTTGATACATTAGATTTTATTCTTGTTGTCCCACCATATTTAATAAGATGTTTATTAAATAAATTGACATCAACTAAATTTTCAAATAAATTCATTGATGTACTCATTTAATTATATATTCTATTATATAATATTTTTTTAATATTAATTATTTACTATTAATAATATATAATGTCTCAAATTCAATTTACTCCTAAAATTATTATTGATGGTTCAACATCAAATGAACCATTTGTTAGTTTTACTCAAAATCATCAATGGACAACTAGTAATTTTTGTTTGCATGTTAATAATGGATATACAAATTTAAATGGAATAATTATTAATGGAGGATTAAATGTAAATGATACATTTTATACGAGTAATAATAATAATATGTCATTTAATGTTACAGGTAATAATAATTTAATATTTAAAACAAATAATCTTGAAAGATTAAGGATATTAAATAATGGTAATATTGGGATTGGAACAACAAATGAACAAGATTATAAAGTTAATATAAATGGTTCAATTAATACATTATCTATTTTTAAAAATAATATTGAATTAGATAATATATATTTAAGATTAGATTCAAATTGCTGGTTATTTAATAATACTTCTAAAATATTATATACTGATCCTAATTCAAATATTTCAAAAATTGGTATTGGTAATACTGAACCAATTGGTTATCTTCATATTGGATCTCCCAATATTGAAAATAATAATGGTAATATTGTATTATCAAGAAATATTAAAAGTACATCAATAACAAGTCATAATTTTAAATTAGGATATGATGATTATTTTAATTTTGTAATGGGTAATTTAGATATTACTGAGCAAGGTAATCAAAATTGGACTTCTCAATTTTTTATTAACTATAATGCACCTGCTAATTCTTTAATTATTTCGGATTCAGGTAATATAGGTATAAATACTTCTATAACTGATACATATAAAGTTAATATTGAAGGTTCTTTAAATGCTTCTTCTATTAATACTGTTGATGGACATAATATTAGTAATTTAGATTATAATTATATAACTTTAAATTCACCTAATTTGAAAAATTTAAATAATTGGACTTGTAATATTATTGATAATGTTATTTATAATACTAATTTTGATACAAATGTAGGTATTGGAACATCTGTTGTTTATTTAGATGTTAATGAATTTACTAAAACTTACTATAAATTAAATGTAAAAGGTATTATTAATTCAACTAATTATTTTATTAATGGAGTAGATATTCAAAATATTTATTTAAGTAAATCAACTGCTGAAACAACATATTTAACTATTTCTGAATTTAATTTAGCTAATATTTGGATTAGACAAACAAACATTGAAGGTGAAACAACTGTTAGATTAAATAATGCTAATAATCAAAATTTAATTCAATTAGGTACTTATGATCCAACTGCTTCTATTAATAAAACATTTTTAAATGTTTATGGTAAAATTTCAGCAAATTTTTTTCAAGGTAAAGGTGATCTAATAACTAATATTCCATGGGCAAATATTAATAAAAGTGAAATGCCAAACTATTTAACTGTAACAACAGCAGCTTCTGATTATCATACTAAAGATTATATTAATACTACTTATTCTAATATTATAATGAATTCTGTTAAAAATAATTATACAACTATTGAAGAAACATCGCGACTTAAAACCACAATTGAAAATGCTTATAATGCTATACCAGTAGAATATGTTGCTAATATTATTACAAGATTAGCAGTAGATAAACAATTAAGTATTTATTATTCAAATATTCAAAATATACCTTTTAACTTTAATTCAAGTAATTTTGGATTTAATGCTCAACCATCACAAAATGTAAATAATATTATAACTGTAGGTGGTACATTAATAACAACTAATTTAATATCATCTAGTAATATTTATGAAAATAATAATTTATTAGATAATATATATATATCATCTAATAATTATAATAAAAATATTTCTAATTATGATAAAATTATTGATAGAGTAAGATCTCAATTAACATCAGAAAAAATATATCCACCACAATCATCAAAATTTAATAATTCTGATTCAAATCTTGTTTTAAATTCTGATTATGGTAATGGATTATATATTATTCAATCATCTACAATATTATTAAATACAATTCCTCTTTCAGTATCTGCTGAAATTGCACCTACATCAAATTTATTTAATAATGATAGTACAACATTACCTTGGGGTAATAATTTTAGTGCTGGTAGTAATTATAGTAATATTTCTCCTTTTAATTATCCTGAAACAGATATAAATTTATTTACTGGTATAAGTATATTTCCAAATGAATTTGCATCAATATCATTATATGGACATTCAATATTATTATATTATTCAGAAAAATTTATTGCAACAAAAATTGATATTATTACATATTTTAATAACACTAATATTACCACAAATAATTATCCTAAAAATATATATTTAATTGCAACAAATAATGATATTTTAACAAAAAGCCAGGAACGATATAATTTAGATGGAAAAATTTCATCTTGGGATATTTTATTAGATAATATTACACTTAATTCGGCAGATTATATACTTGAAACACGTTTTAATGATAATATAAAATTATTTAAAGCAAGTATAAATATTCCAAATAATATTAAAGAATATTTATATTATAAATTAATTATAACATCAACTATTGGTTCATCTTTACTACGTATTCAACAACTTAGATTTTATGGTGTTGAAAATAAGAAAAATTGGATTCATTCAGGAAATAATATATATAGTTTATCTAATATTAGTATTGGAACTATTAATAATACATCACCATATATTTTAAATGTGAATGGTAATATTTATTCATCTTCTAATATTTATGCTAATTCAAATATAGGTATTGGTATAACTTCTCCATTAGGAAATTTACATATTGGAACACCTTATTCAAGTAGTGATGGAACATTAATAATATCTAAAAATAATAATACAAGTAATCGTAATTTTAAATTAGGATATGACTCTGATTTTAATTTTGTTTTAGGTGATTTTGGAAGTAATAATGATGTTTCTAGAGAATGGATTAAACAATTTTATATTAATTCTAATGCTCCTGAAAATTCTTTAACAATTAATTCATATGGTAATATTGGTATTGGTACAAGTTCTGCATTAGATAAAAAATTGTTTATAAATGGTAATTTAAATGTTACTGGAACTATAAATCAAAGTGATGATAATGTATTAAATATATTTAAATCAAATATTTATGCATCTAATAATATTTTTATATGTTCTAATTTAAATGTTTCAAATATTTTTACCTCTAATATTAATGTTTCAAATTATATTAATGTTAATGGTATTATATATGCATCTAAAAATATTAATATTGGAACTTCAACAAATTTAAATGCATCTTTAAATATTCAATCATTAAATAATACAATTGGAATTTGGAATGCGTGTTCTGATTTAAATACAGGTGAAAAAATATCATCATTTATAGGTAAAAATACTATATATAAAAATGGATTTTATAATTATTATTGTCATCAAGAAAATAATAATAACTATTTATCTTGGGCAACATCAAATATTTCAACAAGTATCGATGATACACCTGATATTTTATGTGTTAATGCATCAAAATTTGTTGGTATAGGCATTACAAATCCTACTTCTTTATTTCAAATTCGTAATGGTGGTAAATTTAAAATAAGTCCAAATGAAAATGATTATGCATTAATTGGACTAAATGATATTGATACAAATCAAAACACTAAAATTTATTTAAATGGAGGAATAAATAATCGAATTGAATATTTTGCTTCAACTGGTGGTCATATTTTTTATACTGATAATTCTAATGAACAAATGCGAATAAATAATTCAGGAAATATAAGTATTGGAACTACATCGGATATATATAAATTAAATATAAATGGTTCATTATATTCATCTAGTAATATTTATGCATTTTCTAATATAGGTATTGGTATAACTACACCATTAGGAAATCTTCATATTGGAACACCTTATTCAACAAGTGATGGAACATTAGTTATATCTAAAAATAATAATACAAGTAATCGCAATTTTAAATTTGGATATGACTCTGATTTTAATTTTGTATTTGGAGATTTTGGAAGTAATAATGATGTTTCTAGAAATTGGACAAAACAATTTTATATTAATTCTAATGCGCCGGATTATTCATTAATAATTAATAATACTGGTTTAATTGGTATTGGTATATCTACACCATTAGGAAATTTACATATTGGAACACCTTATTCAACAAGTGATGGAACATTAGTTATATCTAAAAATAATAATACAAGTAATCGCAATTTTAAATTTGGATATGACTCTGATTTTAATTTTGTATTTGGAGATTTTGGAAGTAATAATGATGTTTCTAGAAATTGGACAAAACAATTTTATATTAATTCTAATGCATCTGAATATTCATTAACAATTAATTCAAATGGTAATGTTGGAATTGGTACAAGTTCTGCATTAGAACAAAAATTATTTATAAATGGAAATACCACTATTAATAATGGAGTATTAAATCAGATATCATCCGATGGATTTCCTAATTATTTTAAAAATGCTATTTTAATTAATACACTAACTAACGATGGTCTTGATTATAGATTAAATGTTAATGGAAATGTTAATATTCAATCAAATTTAAATACATCAAATTTAAATGTTAATAATACAACTTTTTTAAGAGGTCTTGTAAGAATTGGTGCAATACCTACAGTTCCCAATGATATATATAATGTATATATTCAAAATAATACTTGTATAAATGGAACAGTATTATTTGAATCAGGTAATTTTACACATACAGGAGGTAATTTTAATATTAATTCAACAAACTTAAATGTAAATGTTGCAAATAAAACATCATTTATGGGGTATGTTGGAATTGGAACAAATACAAATATTACTAATATTTTTCAAGTTGGTGATGGTGGGAAATTAAGGATAGCTAATAATAGTCTTGATTATACAGTTATTGGAGCAAGTAATTTAAATCTTAGTTCTTTAAATACAAGAATTATTATTAATGGTTATGATAAAATCAATAATAAAGGTGATATACAATATTATACAACAAATACAGGAAAACATTTATTTTATTCAGATGGAGAGACAAATGAATTAATGAGAATTGATAATACAGGTAATGTTGGTATAGGTACTGTTAATTCTGAAAATGTTAAATTAAATGTTAATGGTGAATTAAATGTTCAAAATTTAATTAAAGAAAATTCAAGTTATTTAAGTAATGTTTATGTTAAATTAGAAAATTTAAATATTTTAAATAATTTGAATTTTAACTTAAAAAAGAAATTTGCATTTAATTGTTTTATTAAAGATCAATTAAATGATGATCCTATTATATATAATTCAACTATATATTATAAATGTGATATTGATTTAACAAAAATTACAATGTCTTTAACAAATACAAGTAATAATTATAGTGTTAATTATCGATTATTTAATATTAAATGTTTTTTAAATAATTGTAGTTTTGAAACATTTAATTCAGGAGTTCCTAATATTTTACAATATGATATTTATATGTCAAGTAATCCATACATGCAATACTCAGATCCTCCAACTATTGTGCCTAAATTAGGTTTAAATATTTGTGCTATTGGAACACCTGAAAATTATAGATTAGATAATATATTACCATCTTATATAACATTATTAAGATGTGATAATTATGAGGATGGTAATAATTTTAATTATTTATCTCTTGTTTCACCTCATTCAAATTTATCTGTTTCATTTATTATTGAAGATTATTTATCTTAAAAAATAACTTTTTGATTTTCATATAAATGTTTAATATTAATAATTATTAAAAAAAAATGGAATTAGATATTTTTGTTAATTATATTAAAGAAGCTAATACATATAGAATATTAATTAAATTAAAAAAAGATATCGATTTAATGACATTGCAAAAATATTTATGTAAAAAAAATAAATAATAGTTTTTTATTTATAGATTATTTTTATCATTATAATAATATTTATGGAATTATAAAAAAAAAGATCAAAATATTTTTTATATTTGGAAAATTAAATTATAGAAAATAATAATTATCATTAATAGATATGGATAATAAATTATTCTTATTATTAATAATAATACTATTAATAACTATTTTTATAATAAGTATTATAATTATTGTTATTAATAATAAAAATCAAAATATTGAAAAATTTGAATCTAATAATATATTTGCATCTTATATGAATTATCCTCGCATATTATTACCAAATTCAAATGATAGATATAATTCAATAATATCATATTCTCCACTTGATGTTAGTAAAATAATTCCAGGTGGATTAAATTTAAGTGAAAAATATGATATTACTGCTTCTTCATCTTTAAATAATTTAGGAATAAATGGATATGGTACATATTATATTAATAGCACATTTTATATAAATAATCCATCTGATAGAAATTGTATATCATCATTATTTAATAATAGAAATTTAGTAACTTTAAGATCAGCAAGTAATAATAATATTGATAATATGATATCCATATTATATCCAGAAAGATTTCAATTTAAGGGTATTGAAATTATGTTAAATACTAATGCTAAAATTATTTTGGAAAATAAGATAGTATTATATTCATTATTTAATTCTTCTCCTTCTAAAATAAATACAAAAGCTAATTTTAATAATAATATAATAACTTTATCAATAGTAAATATTAATGATAGTGTTATATTTGATAATACATTATATATAGTTTTTGATAGAAGAGTTAATACGTTAGAAATTTTAAGTATAAAAATATTTGGACAACCTTTTAATGCTATTAATACTATAATTTTAAATACTTCAAGTGCATTAGATAATGAAGATATTAATATTTTTTCTAATAATAAATTTGAAACATTACCAAATATAAATACAAATATACAATATGCTATTAATACTAATGAAGATAATACATATCAAGAGAGACCATTAAATGACAAATTTAAATATTTATTAGCAAATAATAGACCACCTTGGGGTATGTATAATGCAAAAAATGTTTTAGGTAATACACTTAATGATGTTTTTAATAGAGAATGTAAGAAAGCTACAATTGAAGGTGGATATGAAATTATTACTGAAAATATTGGTTTAAATAATGCAAATATTACTTATATAAAAGGAACTCCAAGCACAACTATTACATTTCCAGTAGGTAGTTTACCTGAAAAATATACAATTTGTGTAATGTCTAAATATACAAATCCAAATACTAATAGAGGTAGAATATTAACCACAAAATATCCAAGAAATTGGCTATTAGGACATTGGGCAACTAGAAAAACTGGAGTAATGTATAATGATAATTGGATATATTATGAAAATGATACAGATAATACTACAGATTGGCGTATTAGTTGCGCTAAATCAAATGCAACTAATTATTCATATAGTTTAATTATTAATAATATAAATAAAGGTTCAATAAATGCAGGTGGTAATTTAGATTATTCAACAGTATTAAAAATTAATGGATGGTCAAGTCATGAAGCTTCGGATTTTGGTTTAGCATATTTAATAATATGGGATGTAGTTTTAACAGACTCCGAATTATTATTAGCATCACAAGCTTTAACAAATTACTCAATAACAGGACAAGAACTTAATATAAATAATATTCAAGTTACTGATAGTAATTATGGTACATCAAGAAATAATCCGGGTATTTCAGCATTAGATATTAAAATTAAAACTTGTACAAATGTGAATGGTGAATATTGGATTAAAAATCCTATAACTGGATATGCAGATAAGGTATATTGTATAATGGATAGTGAATGTTATGGTGGTGGATGGATGTTAGCAATAAAAGGTACAAATAAATCAGGACTTTTTTCATATGATGGCATTGAACACGAATTAAATGGTCGTAATAGAAATGGAAAATTTAATAAAATTAATCATTGGGAAACAAATTCTACTGTTCAAAAAGATGAACCATTTAATTTAGATATTGATGCTAAATATGATATTTTCAATCATTTTAAAGTTACTGAATGTTTAGCTATTTTTAATTCAAGTGATACTGGAGGTATTATTAATAAACAAAATTATGGTTGGACATGGCATGAACCAAAATTTTATAATGCTAATTTATCATTAAAAGATTTTTTTGCAACATCAAGAGCTCAATTTACTTATTATAGTAACAGTGATTATGATTTTGTAGCTGGATATAATAATGGTAAAGAACTAAGTAAAAAATATGATCCTGTATATATAACTCGTATACCTGCATCAAATAAGGATTCATTTAATGAAATTATTATGAACCAAAAATATACACCAAAAATATGGTCTCGACAAGATGGTTTTAGAGCATTTGGATTTAATATTATACCAATAATGCATATTTGGCATAAAGTTAGATGGGGTGGAATATTTAATAATGAAAGTGATATTAATACAAGTGATGTTTCAGGTGGTATTGGTTTAAATAACAATTGGAATGCAGGAAATTATTATACTTGTTGTGAATCAGCACCAGGAGCTCCTTTAAAACAAATGGGATTTAAATGGTTTATAAAATAAATTTATATAAAAATAAAATATATATATAAATTAAATAATGTTTTCTGATATTCGTCAATTCATTGCTTTAACATCAAAATCTAATATTGAATGTATTCAAAATTATGTTCCATTAGTATTTCCTTCAGAACATCCAGAAGAGGTTAATTATTATAAAGATGCAAAAATTTGTTTGAGTGAAGTTGTAGATGAAGATTCAAATTATTAATTATTTTTTTTAATTATTATAGATAACCTACTATAATAATGAGTGCTATTGGATTTGATCCAATATTAATTGTATCAGTTATAATTATGCAAATTGGAGCTCGACATTTAGATTTAGAATTAACAGATTTTCAAAAAAAATTAATTAAAAATAAAATAGTTCAGGCATTAATATTATTTGGACTTGTTTATATACCAGTGAGAGATATTGGAAAATCAATAATGGTTTTAATATTAATTTATTTAATTATTTATGTTATGTTTAATGAAAATAATAATTATAATTTATTTTCAAAAAAATATTTATATAAGGAGGGAATAATTGCAAATTATAATGATTTTAAAAAAAAATATTATGATAATTTATCAAATTTAATATAAAAATAAAAATTGATTATATATTTAAAATTAACTTATATAATAAATAGATATGTCAATATATAATGAATTATCATATAATGCTCAAAAAGTTATCATTGAGGAAGTTAAAGGCATTCAATTTAGTGTATTAGGACCTGATGAAATTATTAAACGTTCAGTTGTTAAAGTTACTAAAACTGATACTTATGCAGGTAGTGAACCTATTGTTGGTGGATTATTTGATCCTCGTATGGGTGTATTAGAACATAATAAAGTTTGTACAACTTGCGAACAAAAAAATGTATTCTGTCCTGGACATTTCGGACATATAGAATTAGCTAAACCAGTATTTCATGCAATGTTTTTTGATATTGTTAAAAAAATATTAAAATGTGTATGTTTTAGATGTTCGCGAATGTTAATATCTCAACATACAACAATTGAAGAATTAAAGAATGAGATGACACGTATATTAGCTATTAAAAATAATCAGAAAAGATGGGAGGCATATTTTAAATTATGTAATACAACAACTAAAATTAAAATTTGTGGTGATGATAAACATATTGGATGTGGTAGTAAGCAACCAGATAGATATAATAAAGAAGCATCTATGAAAATTATTGCAGAATGGAAAGATAAATCTAAAGAAACATCAATTCAGCAAGAATTTACAGCTGAAGATGTTTTAAGAATTTTTAAACGTATTACAAATGAAGATATGGAATTGATGGGATTTAATTCAAAATGGAATAGACCAGAATGGATGATATGTACTGTATTACCTGTACCTCCTCCTGCTGTTCGTCCAAGTATTATTGAAGAGAATGGACAACGTCGTGAAGATGATTTAACACATAAATTAAGTGATATTATAAAAACTAATAATAATATTTTTGATAAGATTACAAAAGGAGCAAGTGAAGAAACTATTAAATTAATTACAATGGTTCTTCAATATCACGTTTTTACATTTATTGATAATCAAATTCCTGGATTAGCACCATCTCAACAGAGAAATGGGCGTCGTCTTCGTTCTGTATGTGATAGAATGAAGAAGAAAGAGGGACGAATTAGAGGTAATTTGAATGGTAAACGTGTTGATCAATCTGCGCGTTCTGTTATTACTCCAGATCCCTATATTAGTATTGATGAATTAGGAGTGCCAATTCGTGTCGCTTTAAATATAACTTTTCAAGAAACTGTAAATGAATATAATATTGAAGAAATGAGAAAATTAATTATGAATGGTTCAAATAAATGGCCTGGTGCTAAGTATGTTAAAAAGACAAATGAAATTGGTCCTATTAATTTAAAATATGCTGATTTAGGAAAAATAGCAGCTGAATTACATTATGGTGATGTAGTTCATAGACATTTAAATGACGGTGATTATGTATTATTTAATCGTCAACCATCTTTACATAAGATGAGTATGATGTGTCATAAAGTAATTATTATGCCTTATCAAACTTTTCGATTAAATGTTTTAGATACACCACCATATAATGCAGATTTCGACGGAGATGAAATGAATTTACATTGTCCTCAAAATATTCAAACTATGAGTGAATTAAAAGATTTAGCAGCTGTACCATATTTAATCTTAGCTCCAAGAGATGGCAAACCGAGTATTGAAGTAGTTCAAGATACTTTAGTTGGTTCTTTCAGAGCATCAAAAGATTATGTTTTAGTTGCTGATAAACAAATGGCAAATTTACAAATGGTTAATAGTTATTTTAAAGGTAAATTAGAAAAACCATCAAAAGATTATACATATACTGGTAAAGATTTATTTTCAGAAATTATGCCTCCGTCATTATTTATTGAAATGACTAATAAAGCAGGTGAAAAAGTAGTTATTAATAATAGTAAACTTATTTCAGGAACATTAGATAAATTAGTATTTCATAATATTACAAATGGATTAATTCCAGTTATTTATCATGATTATGGACCTGTTGAAATTAAAAAATTCTTAGATAATACTCAAAGATTAATTTGTAGATGGTTATTAACATCTGGATTTAGTATTGGTATTAGTGATTTAGTTACTGATACTAGCACAGATTTAGAATTAAATGATAAAATTAAAGAAATGAAAGCTAGTGCATATAAAAAATTAGAAGATATGAGAAAAGGAGATTTAGAAAATAATTCTATATTTTCAAATGAAGAATTTTTAGAAAGAGAAATTATTGGAATTCTTAATCAAACTACAAATGAAGTTGCTAAAATTAGTTTAGCTAAAATTGATGAAAGAACTAATCGTATGTTTAATATGGTTAAATCTGGTTCAAAAGGTAAAGAAACTAATATTGCTCAAATTATGGCATGTGTTGGGCAACAAAATGTTGATGGACGTCGCATTGCTTATGGCTATACTGATAGAACATTACCACATTATACAAAATATGATGATGGTCCCGAAGCTCGTGGATTTGTTGAGAATAGTTTCATTAGTGGTTTATCACCTCAAGAAGTATTCTTTCATGCAATGGGTGGTCGTGAAGGTTTAATTGATACAGCTGTTAAATCGGTTACAGGAGATACACCTATTATTATTATTGAAGATGGAGAATGTAAATGTGTAAATATTGGAGATTGGATTGATTCTAAATTAGATAATCCAAATAATAAAAAAGATATAGAACAATTTGGACCTGAAGATATGAATATGGAAATGTTAGGATTATCTAATGAGATTTATATTCCTACAGCTGATAATGATGGAAATACTAGTTGGGGTGAGGTTACTATAGTTACAAGACATGATCCACAAGAAGATTTATATAAAGTTGTTACTCAAAGTGGTAGAGAAATTATAGTGCCAAATTCAAAAACTCTTTTAATTTGGAATGAAAAAGAATTTGAGGCAATTAAAACAGAAGAAGTTAAAATCGGAGATTATGTTCCAACAACTATTTCTTTACCTGAACCTCCTATAATTAAAAATGAAATAGATATGTCATTATATTTTCCTAAAGATGATTTTAATAAATTTGAATTAAATAGAGAAAATGGAGTATTTATTGGATTATTTATAGCAGTTGAAAATGCAAGAGATTTTAGCGAAAGTGTTAGAATTACTAATGAAGAACCTTCTGTATTAGAATTTGTTAAAAATTGGTTTGAAAAGTATAATATAACATATAAAATTGAAACAACAACAATTACAGGTAATAGTTCATTATTAGCAAGATTTTTAGATAAATTTGTAGGAACTAATTGTTATAATATTCCAGATATTGCTCATATTGCACCTAAAGAATTTATAGTTGGATTATTAGATGGTTATTTTTCTGGAGATGGTTATATTGGAGAAGCTGGAGAAATTTCAGCAACATCATCTTCTGAAAAATTAATTCAAGGTATTAGTTTATTATGTAATAGATTAGGAGTATTTGGTAAATTATCAATTAAAAAACATACTACAATTAACTTAAATATTACAGAACAATGGAGTAGAAAATTTGCAAGTGAAATAACATTAACAAATAAAAGTAAAAATAAAAGATTAGAAATTAATAATAATAAAACTAATTTACATAAAAATTATAAAGAACATAATAATATTATATTAGATAAAATTATTAATATTACTATTTTAAATTCTGATGAAAAAATTAATTATACAAAGTTATATGATTTGACAATACCTTCAACTAAGAATTTTATGAATATTACAGGTTTAACAGTGTATGATACAAGTGAAACTGGATATATTCAACGTAGATTAGTTAAAGCAATGGAGGATGCAAAGATTAATTATGATAACACAGTTCGAAATGCGAATGGTGCAATTATTCAATTTATTTATGGAGAAGATGGAATGGATGGATGTAAAATTGAAACACAATTAATTCCAACGATTGAAATGAGATTTTTAGATATGGAGGTTAAATATAATTTAACAACAGCTGATAAATTAGAAACTTATTTAACACCAGAAGCAAATAAAAAAATAACAAAACAAACATTTGATAGATGTAAAGAACATTTTAAAGAATTGGTAGAAGATAAGAATTTTATTATTACAAAAGTTAATAAAAATAAAAAATGTAGTATTATTAATTATCCAATCCCATTTAATAGAATAATTAAGACATGTATTAAGAGACGTGAGTCAAGTAATATAGCAGCTACATTAACTGATTTAACACCTGATTATATTTTAGATAAAATAGATGAATTAAAAGAAAATTTATATATTAAAGATACTGAACAAGGTATGATATATTTTCATATATTATTAAGAGTTTATTTATCACCAAAGAAAATAATTATTGAACAAAATTTTAGTAAATCAATGTTTGATTGGATAGTTTTGCAAGTATATGAATATTTTAAAGAAGCTATTGCGCAACCTAGTGAAATGGTTGGTATTATTGCAGCACAAACAATTGGAGAAATGGGAACACAAATGACATTAGACTCATTTCATGTTTCAGGAACAGCAGCAGCAGTTAAAGCTACAAGTGGTGTCCCAAGATTGAAAGAAATTTTAAGTGCAACAAAGAAAACAAAAACACCAACATTAATTATATATATGAAACCAGATGTTGCATCTGTCAAAAATCCAAAGATTGCAGAAGATGGAATTGAATATATAGATGAAAGAATTGAACAAACAAAAAGTATTGCAATGTCTATTAAGAATTCAATTGAAATTACAAATTTATCAAATATTTTAGAGTATAGTGAAATTTTCTGGGATAGTGGTAAATTAGATACAACTATTGATTCAGATAAAGGTATATTAGATATTTATAAGAAATTTGCAGCATTAGATATTAGTGCTAATAAATGTAGAAGTGATTCACCGTGGGTATTAAGAATGAAATTTAATAAAGAAAAGATGAATGCATTTGGATTAAGAATGATTGATATTTATACAAAATTAAATAAAGCATATAATCGATATATAGATTGTGTATATAGTGATGATAATGCAGATGAATGTATATTTAGAATTAGATTAACTGAATATGCTTTAAAAGATATTGAAAATAAAGATGAAGTTGCAGCACTAAAAGCAATGGAACATAATATTGTTTATCAAGTATTATTAAAAGGAGTTAAGGGAATTAATAAAGTATCCTTAAATAAAAAGAAATATGATATTTATAATCCAGAGGAGGAAACATTTGATAAAGTTGTTGAATGGGTATTAGATACTGATGGAACAAATTTAATTGAAATTTTATCAAATCCAAATATTGATTCAACTAGAACAATATCAAATGATATTAGAGAGATATATACAGTTTTAGGAGTAGAAGCAGCAAGAAATGCTTTATATCATGAATTAGTTAATGTAACAGGTGAAGGTTCAATGAATTACAGACATTTATCATTATTAATAGATACAATGACATTTAGAGGTAATTTAATGTCAATTGATCGTCATGGAATTAATAGAAATGCAAGTAGTGCATTAAGTAAATCATCTTTTGAAGAAAGTGTCGATATGTTAATTAATGCAAGTATATTTTCAGAATATGATAATACGAGTGGTGTTTCTCCTCAAGTTATGTTAGGTAAAGTGCCAAATTGTGGATCAGGAAACTTTGATATTATTTTAGATGAAGAACATTTAATGGAATTAATTAAGAATGTTAAACAAACAAAAGAAAATAAATATAATTTAGATGATGTAGTTGAAGATGATGATGAAGATATTGATTGTTTAGAAGAAAATATTGCATTTAATATTACTATTAATAATAAAGATGAATGTTATAATGTAAAAGAACCAGAAATAAAAATTATTTAAAAATACCAAAAAATAAATTTTGATATATATATATATTTATTTTTTAATATTTGAACAAGTCCCTGATATTATCAGTAATAAATGTTTTAGTTATACCATTTTCAGATTTTAATGTTACATGATAATCACTATTATGATGTTTCACGATATGAAATGATATAGCTTCTTCACTATTGAACATATTCATAATATCTTCTTTTGAACTTTTATAAACCATTTGAAAGATTTTAATACTAATATTTTAAAATTATTATATCATTTTTTAATATTAGTACTATAAAAATAAAACTTATTTTTTAGTTAAACAGAAACATTTTGATTTAATTTCATTATTAATTTCATTATTAATTTTAATAGCACCAGCTGCGCAAGCTACAATTGTATCAATAATATCTAAAATTATATCACTATTTATGAGACTAGTAATAGAAATAATAATATTTTGATTATTACTTTTTGTAAAAACATTATCATTATTATCAATAAATTCTTTTAATATATTAATAACTAATTCTTTTTTTTCATTACCTTTTAAATGTTTAAGTAATTCAATTTCTTCCATAATAAACGTAATCAATTGAATTGAATTAATTGAATTTAAGTCTATATTATGATTAATTAATTTTACTTCAATATTATTTTTATTCATATTTATATAAATATAAATATTATTTTTGAGCATTAATATGTTCAGTTATTAAATATTTAATAACTAATGGAATATCAGCCAGTTTAATATAAATAGATTTATCACTAACGGGAATAATAGTTTTATCAACAATTAAACTATAAATAGTTTTATAATCATCATCGGATTTATATAAAATAATTAAAGGTCTATTTTCATAATTCATAGTAGGTGCTTTATAAAAAGTTGATGATAATAATAGATCTTCAATATCTCCTCTAATAACAGGAATATCTTTATTATTAGCTCCATATTTACTGCGATGAATTGTAATAATATTAATATTTAATATTTTTGACATTGCTAAAATATGATAATCATTTGGATATACTTGTTCTTTAATATTACTAATAATATTTGTAAATAATAATTTACGGTCATTATTAGTAATTGTGTTATAATATTGTTCCCAAAATAAATTAAAATTAGTATATTTTTTACCAATAACATCTGATAGTAGTTTATAAAAATAAGGATCATCAAATAATGATTTTAATAATAATTTAATAGATTTGTAATCTTTTGCAGTGAAAATTATTTGAATATCATTAAATGCAGAAGTTTCTAAATCAGAATAAGTTGTTTTAATATTTAAATATTTAGCTAACCATAAATAAAAATCTTTAATAAAATTTTTATCATAATTATTATTTTTAATATAAATCATATTACTCCAAGTTGATTTTTTATGCATTGTCCATTTACTATTTAATTTTTCTTGTGAACCATTAAATATAGCAGGTAATTGAATATTTTCATCTTCAATTGCTAAATTATAAATATAATCTTTTGTTTGAAAAGTAGTGAATGTATTATTAGGTGTTGATTGATGATAAATTAATAATTTAGATGGAATATGATTTTGAATTGCTATTTGAGAAAATATAAATTGATTATTTTCTTCTTTTATTAATGGATTTAAAAAATCATATTTATAATAAACGATAAAATCATTTAAAAATCTTTTAATATGTTTTTTAGATATAAATGGTATTTCTTCTAATATTACACGTAATTTAGCTTTTTCTGGATTTTTACTTAAATTTAATTCTTTAAATAATTGTTTAATTCGTTCATTTATATTTAAAGAAACTAAATAATTAAATGTTTTATCAGATAGATGTAATATTTTATTATAAATCATATGTTGCAATTGATACCATTTTTTATTATTATTATTATTAACAAATTGATATTTATATAAATCATCAATAATTTGTGAATGAATAATATCATTAGTTAGTGGTATTTTTTGAACAATTAGATTATAATAATATTCAAAAAAAGTAGTTGTAATTAATTTACCAAAATCATATTTAATATTTAATAAATTACATTTATCAATAAATAAATTATAATCTCTAATTAAAACATTAAAATTAATATTATTATTAATAATATCATCATAAAATAATATTTCAATAATATCTAAATCAATTATCAATCTTGGTAAAAAACTAATACTTATTTTATCAATAATTATAAAAAACCCAGATTTAGTAATAAAATGAGTTATTGATAAATCACTATTTATAACAATTGTTGTAATTATAAATTTTTCTTTCATTCCAAGATTATTAAATTTACTCCATGTATGTAATGAATAAATATTATTATAAATAGTATAATTTGCATTATATGATTGTTTTAATGCACTACATTCACTAAATAATTTTTTGATATGTTTATATTCATTTAATGATATTAATTTTTCACCATCAACACCTTTTAATTTTAATTCAATTGGTTCATAATAATATTTATCTTTAAATAACATTTTAGAAAGCATTAATATTTGTCCATTAAGTTCCATAGAACCAATTAAATCTTCAAAACTGGTATAATAAGGACATATAATTGATGTTGTATCACCTTGTTTTTCCCATATAACTAAAAGAACATTATAAAGAGAACTAATTAATGAATAAAGATAATAAGGAGATTTGCTAGTTGGATAATCATTAGAACGAATATAATTTAAGAATTTTTTATAACTTTTAAAGATACCTAAAAGTCTAGATAATTTATAATTAACTTTATCTAAATTATTAATTTTTGAATTTAAATGAAATTTTTCTAAATGATTTTCTAATTCACTTATTAATAATTTATTATTTTCAGGTATTATAGGTAAATTATCCATAAAAGCTTTGCAAACATTACCATTTTCTAAACTCATAAATTTTATCAAATCTAATTTTTTTGAAATATCACTAATAAAATGTTCTTTTGATTTAAAATTTAATCCATAAGCAATAGCACTAATAATACTATCATTATGAATATTTTTAAGTTTTTTTGTTGTTTTATGTAAAATACCTTTGCGAACAAAACATTTATCTGTTTTATTTAACATCTTTGAACATAAAGAAAATTTAACATTTGGAAATAATAATTCATGTAAAGATTGAGGGATTGCACCATATCTACCAACAGCAATTGGAGCTGTATTAACAAGATAATTTTCATCTTTATTAATTATAACTTCTTCTGGTTTATTATCATTATAAAATTTACATTTATTTAATTCTTCGTCCTTTGGTTCCTTTTTAAAACAACACGGAACACATAAATTATTTTCATCTGGTTTAATTAATTTAACATATCTTTTCTTTTTAGGATCATTTTCAAAAAATAATTCCATAGGTTCTTCACCTTCTATTGGACATTTTTCATTCGGATATTTATCGGCATTTAGAGGTATTTTTGATTGAGGACACCATAAACGAGGACAAGTATAAACATTTTTAATTTCTTCTTTACTACCATAAGTTATATCATTATCAAAATGATAATTACCATCTTTTATTAATGATTTTTTATAATCTTCAGTAAATACAATAGGTTGATTAATTGCTTGACATTTACTTCTAGCATAATTATTTAAAAATAAATCTTTATCAGCTTTTTGTAATAAATTAATAAAATAACTATGTTTTTCTTTACCTAATGCTCCACCACTAATTTCTTTATCAGAACTTGTATCAAATAATAATTTACCTAAATTTTCTTCATCACTTCTAATTTCTGGAGAAGATGAAAATTTAGGTAAATTATTATTTATAATGATTGGTTTTTTATTTGCTTTTTGTTTACCTTTTTCAATAGAAGATGATACAATTTTAGATAACCAATAAATAATATTTTCTAATTCTTTTTTATTTGGAATATTTATAATATTTATATAAAATCCATTTTTATATAATTCAATAATTACAATTGTATTTATTTTATTCATTGTTTCTTGTTGTTTTATATTTTGCTGTTCCATTTCAAATATTAATTCTTGTTCATCTTTTAATAATTGTTTAGCTTCTGTTAAACTAAAATTATTTAATATAACCAATTGATTTATTATATCATCTTCTTCAATACCTAAATATAAACAATTTTTAACATAAATATGTGCATCAAATCCTTGTTTATTATAATTTGATGAACGTTTATAAATTAAATTTATTGTATCTTTATTTGATTTAAGGATATCAAATATATCAATATACTCACTAATTTTTTTTTTAAGATTTTGCATAGATACATTTTCTATTTCGATTGTAAAATTTGCTTTTATACTTATTTCATCAAAATTTAATTTATGATTTAAATGACCATTACAATATTCAACAATATTTTTAATATTATCATCAATTTCTTTCCAATTTATATTTTTACGTAAATTAATTGTATAACTTAAACTTATGCGCATATCATCTTTAATAGTTAATTTGGCAAATGTTCCATTATTTAAGATTGAATAACAATTAATGCAATTACTACTTGTAAATTTTTTGATATCAGTCCAATTAATAAATTTTTCTTGAGATAAATTATTAGTTTTATGTAATTTATATATAATTTTATATGTATCACTAATCCATTGAATAAATTCAATAAGCGGTGTTGTATTTAATTTTTCAAAAATATCAACTAATTCATATTTTTTTGTTAATTTACTTTCTAATTCATATCTATGAATATTTAATGTTGTATCAATAATAGGTTTTGTATCAATTTCTTCTAAATTTTTTAAAATTTCATCTTTTTTATTTAATTGTGCTAATGATTGAAATTTCTTATCAATAAAATAATATTGATTATTTTTTAATTCTGGAAAATCTTTTTCAAAAATTATATTAACACTACTATAATTAAATAATCCATAATTATAATTTATAATTATTGGATCATTTAATTGTTTACTATTTAAATTTTTAGCTTCAATTGGATTAACTGCATATCCATCCCAAGATATTGATTTAAAATTGAATAATATTGATTTATTATTTTTCCATATGTAAAATCTACTATTATTATTAATAGTTTTAGCAATTTTAGAACAAGCATCATCTAAATTATCATCCTCGTATAAATAAATTTCATATGTTTTAAATTTTTTATTATTAATCCAATTATTTACAATAATTTTTTTATATAAATTCATATCTAATAATAAGTTTTAATATTTTTTTTTCATATAATTTAATAGATTGATTATTTTTAATTAAAATGACTTTAGAAGATAAAGAGCTTAATTATGCAAAAATTAGAGATGCTATGGATTTAGCAAATGAAAAATTAAGAGAAAAAGATGAAAAAGATAAAAAAACAACAATAAAAGAACAAGAACAATCACAAGAAAAATTAGATAAAGAAAAAAAAAACAAAATATTTAAATGGATTGCATATGGTTCTGTTATATTAATTACAGTTGTCATACTTATAATTATATTTTATATAATTTTTAGTTATACTACATCATCATCTACTGTTCAAAATATTAAACCAATGCCAATCCAACAACCAATGCCAATCCAACAACCAATGCCAATGCAAATGCCAATCCAACAACCAATGCCAATCCAACAACCAATGCCAATGCAAATGCCAATCCAACAACCAATGCCAATGCCAATCCAACAACCAATGCCAATGAGACAACCAATACAAATGCAAATGAGACAACCAATACAAATGAGACAACCAATGTCTATACAACAACCTAAGCCATTTCAATTATTTCCAGTTCAACAAGAAACATCTGTCCAAACACCAATACAAACACCAATACAAACACCAATACAAACACCAATACCATTAAAAAATCCAACAACAAGTTCATATGAACAATCATTTAGTTTTCCAAGTAATAATTCATCTTTTTTTAATAAATTTGATGGATTATCATCATCTCTACAACAACCTATTAAAAAAGGTGGTTGGAAAAAGAAAAAATAAAAAATTAAATATTTTTTTTAATAGAACAATATATTGGATATATATATTTATATGATATATAAAATGATATAATCATTCCAATTAATATAAATAATAAATATTTTAAAGAATAATAACCAATTACTATTAAAAATATAGCTAAAAAAATATAATATAAATCCATATTTATATTATATAACAATTAATTTATTATGTCCTACTCTAATATCAGTATTAATTACAATTGGTATACCTAATTTTTGAATATTCTTGCAAAAAGCAACATCTTCGGAACATATATCCCGTAAAATTTTACCATCATCTGTAATAATTTCTTGTAATTCAGAATTAAAATAAGGATAAGTCATTTTACGTAAAACTTCTTTAGTTATAGCAAAAAAACCAAGACCTGTATAATGAACAGGTAAATATTTAAGTTGAGTTTCAGTTTTCCAATTAGTAACATCTTCGGGTGTTAAAAATTTAAAAGTTCCATTTTTAGCAAAATAATCTGTATCCCAATCTTTAACAATTGTATAGCTTGTTAAATTACTCATACGATACATGCCGCTAACAACTGGATGTTTTTCTGTTGATTCAATTAAATCAATAATTTGCTGTGGAGTGAAAATAATATCACTATCAATTGTTATCCAAATATCAAAATCCATATTATCAAATGGTTTTTGTCCAATACCTCGCATAACATCAAGACCTAATGTTTGCATTCGAGCAAATGTAACAAAAGAACTAACACCAGTGCTAACAACTATATCATATTTCTTACTCTCCCAAAGAGAATTAATAGTAGCCGTCCATGATAATAGAAATTTAGATGAAAAATTATCTCCTGGCAGTCCAAATATAATTTTTTTTTTAACTTCTGATGGTTCTGCAATAGTCTGAATATTATCATTACCTTTAATTTCGTATGTATTTTTTTCTTCTTCTATTACTTGACTATTCATATATTTTATATAATAAGATAGAATTTTATTCTTTATATATTTTTAATTTTATAATATAATATAATGTCAATTGTTAATTATTATGATATGGAGTTAAATGAAACAAGTAATATAATAGAACAAGAAAATAAATTAAAAATAAAATTGAAACCACATCAATTAGCAGCATTAAATAAAGCATTAGAAATGGAAATATATGGAACAATAAGATATAAAATCAGTGATACCAATAAATTATTATCAATAATGAATATGTTATATTCTAATATACCATATTCATTATTAACACAATCAAATAATAATATAATTCAAATATCAACAAATGTTGGAATATTTGGAGACATGGTTGGATATGGTAAAACATTAATAGCATTAGCATTAATAGCAGTAAATAATGTTGAAAATATTCATATTAATAATACTTATTCAAAAACATTTAATAATTATAAAAATTATAGTTATTTGAATATATCATCTGTAAATAATTTAATTATCCCTTCTAATATTATTTTTAATACTACATTAGTTATAGTTCCTCGAGGTCCAGTATATATTCAATGGGAAAATATGATTAAAACACATACATCATTAAAATTATTATCAATAGAAAATTTATCTTTTATAAAAAAACATTTACCTAAATTTACTCAGAATAATAGACAAGAAATAATTGATTATTTTAATAGTTTTGATTTAGTATTAATTAAAAATACAACATTAAAATTATTATTCAAATATTATTATAATGATAATAATTTTAATATTATTAATAATTGGAAACGTGTTATAATAGATGAAGCACACGATATAATAAATCAATTAAAAGTTCATATTAATTATAATTATTTATGGATGATTTCAGGAACATATGAAGATTTATTAAAAAAAGTTTATAATTCAAATAATTCATTAATATATTCAAATACTTCTAAAGAATTAATGAATGATGAATTTATTAATTTAATGTTAGTTAAAAATAATAATACTTTTATTAAAAATAGTTTTAAAATACCAGAACCAATTGAAAAATATTATTTATGTAAATTACATAATAATATTACTATTATTAAAAATTTTATTTCTGATTCTGTTTTAGATAAAATTAATGCTAATGATATTTCAGGTGCTATAAAAGAATTAGGTGGTAAAAATGAAAATGAAAATGATATAATTGAATTAGTATCAAAAGAATTAAAAAGAGAATTATTTAATAAACAGGCAGAAAGAGATTATATTACTAATTTAGATATATTACCCGAACAAAAAATATTAAAATTAAAAAGTATAAATACTGATATTGAAAATCAAGAAGAAAAAATAAAAAATTTAACTGAAAGAATTAGTTATATATCATCAAAAACGTGTTCAATATGTATGGAATTAATGACTAATCCTATTTTAATTGAATGTACTCATATATTTTGTGGTGGATGTCTGATTAAATGGTTAAAAAATAATAATAGTTGTCCTTATTGTCGTGCTACTATTAATGGAACTGATAAATTAATTGCTATAGTAGATGAAAATAAAAATGAAAATAAAGATAATAATGAAAAAATAGAAATAATTTTAAGTAAAGAGGAAACTTTATTAAAAATAATTAATAATAAACCTAATGGTAAATTTTTAATTTTTAGTAAAAATGAAAATAGTTTTGAAAAAATAAAATTTGAATTACATAAATCAAATAAAACATTTGAATTATTAAAAGGTAATACATCACATATGATAAATATTTTAGATAAATTTAAATTAGGTGAAATTAATATCATATTATTAAATACTCAATATGCTGGAAGTGGTATCGATATAAGTTGTGCTACGGATGTTATTATATTTCATAATATGGGATTAGATAAATATCAAGCAATTGGACGAGCTCAAAGAGTTGGAAGAAAAGATGAATTATATATACATAATTTATGTTATGAACATGAGTTTTAATTATTTTTTTTATTTATAATCAATAGAGAATATAAATGAGTTGTTGTTCAGCAAATTATCCTAATAAACAATGCCCTCTTAGAATGTCTGATGGACGTGCATTTACTAATTATGAACCACGATGTAATTTTAATTCATATTTAAATGCTAAATTATCTGAAAATAATATGATAAAATCAAGTTATGAAATGAGAGTATATTTACAACATAATTATGATTCATTTATTGATAATGAACGTAAAAAAGCAATTGATAATATAACTCCTTGTGGTGAATGTGGAATTGGTGATTTGATTAATACAAAAGAACATGCACTTGATAATAAATATGTTGTTAAATGTGATGGTGTAAGTTGTTATAAAACAATAAATAATCCGGAAGGATTAGGAACAACTAAATTATTTTAAAACATAATAATAGATTTAATAATATAAATGAAAAAAGTTGATAATGAATATATAAATTGTGTTATAGAAAAAAGTAATAATAATAAAATAAAAATAAATGGTTTTGTTAAAAATTATATGAATTATTCAAAAATGGCAATAATGGCACCAAATCCGATTGATACAATTACTTCTTTCTCCGGTAAAGGATTACCTTTTCCATGTGAATTAATAGCTTTTGAAAATACTCCCAATTTTGAAATAATAAATTCAAATGGTATTATTAATGTAGAATTTTTATATCCAAATAGTTATTATTCTCCTAATGGATATAATAAAATTATATCACCAATCATAATAAGTTTAGATGGTAAAAAAATAATTATTCAATTAAATGATATGTGTCCTATGAAAACTTTAAGAGATCGCTCAAGAGGTGATCCTAAATTTTATGGAATGAGAGAATTAATATTACCAATTGGAACTGCTGAAGAAGTTATGCATAATTATGCATATGCAAAAATTAATTATAATATTGCATAATTATTTCTTTTCAAGTAGTTTAACAGCAATTTTATTAAGTTTTCTAAGTTCATGTGAAATTGAACCTAAATGTGTTGAAATATTTTCACCTTCTTTATCAATAAAGAAATTTTTCATCATTTCAAATTGAATAATAGTTGAATCAAACTCTTCATCTTCATCTTCATTTTCATCATCATCTTCATCTTCATCTTCATCTTCATCTTCATCTTCATTTTCATCTTCATCTTCATTTTCATCTTCATCTTCATCTTCATCATCTTCATCTTCTTCTTCTTCATCTTTTTTTTCTTTAATAACAACAGTTTCATTTGTTAATTCATCATCTGAGCAAATACTATTTGTTTCTTCTGTTGTTGGTTTAAGCATTTTAAATATAATTTAATAATTAAAATAAGTCTTATATATTTTTCGATGAAATAAATAATTCTTATATAATTTTAAGATATGAATTTGAATTTAATTAAAATATTAAGCTTTTTCATAGGATTATTTATTACATTATTAATTATTTCATATTATAAAATTAATGAACCATTTTCTGTAGCATCACAATTAACAGAATTATCAGAAAAAATAGCTAATCCTATATCACAACCATTATCATTATCATTATTATCTGATTTATCATCGATGATAAATAAAAATAGCATAGATGATGATTCAATTATACCATATAATGGATATAAATTTATGTCTATAAATACTTTTAATGATATAAATAAAATTTCAATATCCGATGGTAAATGGTATGATATAAATACAACAAATAAATATTATGATTATAATTATAATCATTATTTTAAATTTGATAAATTAATTAATTTTGAAAAAAATAGATTAAATAATAAAAAAGGAGCATTAGGTGCTAATATTTATAATAATGAATTACGAGGTCCAAGTTGTTATAATTTTGCTAATAATAGTGAAACATATGAATTAGTTGAATTTACAATGTTTATTACAGCAAATTTTATTGCTTGTTCTAAGACAAATAATATTATATTTGAAATGACAGGTAATACAACAACAATTGATAAAATAATACCTGAATATACTACAAGTATAATTAATATTAATATAATTATAAATAGTAATAAAAATTATGATTTTCATTTAACAATTGGCAATATCATCTATAAAGGTGAAGCAAATAATATAGATAAAGCATTATTAGAAGATAGTGATTATATAACAATTGGATTATTTTATACAAAAGAAAAGATAGGTTTAATATTAAATAGTAAAATATATGAATATGCCAATGTTAATAAATTTCCAATAACATTAGGTTCAACACCATTAATGATAAATAAATATGGATCTATAAATATGCATTTATATAATTTCATATATTATAAAAGTTTATTTGATTTTAATAATTATGAATATTTGGTAAGATATAATAATTATTATATTTCAGGATTAAATACTTCTACATGTCAGAAACCTGAGATTACAACAATATCAAAAGAACCAATTAAATATGAACCAATTAATTATAATAAAATACTAATACCAAAATTTAAATATCCAATTTTGGAAGATGATATTAAAGATGAATATAAACAACCAAATTTATTTGATAGAATTTTTGACTTTTTTTAATTCGTTTATTTAAGAGATATAAACATATATATTTTTTAGTAAGTATGAGCGAATATTTAGAATTTCCAACTAAACAATTAAATGATACTAATTTATTATTTAACAAAAATAAAATAAGTGCTGATATAGCATCATTATCGTCTATGTCATCTATGTCTAGTGCATCAAGTATTAGATCAAATATTAAGAAGAAAAATAAACAGCGAGATATCGGAAATAGTATGCCATCTATACAACAACCTAAAAAATTAATTAATCCAAATATAATTGTTAATAAAAAGAAATCATCAAATAAATATATTGACGATGAAGATATTGAAGTAAGGAGTAATAAAAGTGGCAAAAGTAAATATGATGATGATGATGTTGAAGATGATGACGATGGTGAAGAAGATGATGATGAAGAAGAAGGAGATGAAGAAGAAGGAGATGATGATGAAGAAGAAGAAGGAGATGAAGATGATGAAGAAGGGAGTGAATATCCTACAACAAAATCAAAACTTAATCCATATAAAGATGAATTAAATGAGAAAAAAGAAATATTATATCAATTAAATAGATTAAAATTAAAGGGGGCTGCTATACCGCATAATTTTACATTAAATTCAAATTTAGATGAAATGAGACAAGAATATAATAGAATAATTCGCGATAGAGATATTGACTCTAGTGTAAGATTTCAACGTAAAATGCTAATGGCATTTGTTACAGGAACAGAATATTTAAATACTCGTTATGATCCTTTTACTATTAAACTAGAGGGATGGTCAGAACAAGTTCATGAGAATATTGAAGATTTTGATGATATATTTGAAGAATTACATGTTAAATATAAATCTAAAGGCAAATCAATGCCTCCTGAATTAAGATTATTTATTAGTTTATCTGGAAGTGCTTTTATGTTTCATTTAACATCTAAAATGTTTAAAGAAAGTTCAATACCTGGTGTCGAGGAAGTATTAAAAGCAAATCCTGAATTAATGAAGCAATTTCAGAATGCAGCAGCTAAACAGTTTATATATAATAATATTGGAACATCAAAACCAGCTGCAGTTCAACAACAATCTCAACCATCATCAATTAAACAAAATAATAGTGGAGTAAATAGTTTATTTGGAAATTCTTCAGGGTTATTTGGAATGGTTAATAATTTATTTAGTGGATTAAATAATAATAATAATACAACTAGAAATAATATACCTATGAATTATGGAAATACAAAACCAGAAAATGATATAAATAAAATTATAAATAATGTTCATAATAAAATATCAATACATCCAGATGAAGATTCAAAAATAGAAACATTATCAATAAGTGATGAGGAAATAACTTCTATAATAGAAGATGCAACTGATGTTAAGATCTTAAAATCATCAACAAGAGGTAGAAAAAATAATTCAAATAGAACTTTAAATATTTAGCGTGATAAATTGCGTATTTTACCTAATTCACGACTTGTTTTACCAACATAACTATTAATAGTTCCTAATTGTGATTTAATTTTACCTGGAACTTTAGATATAGAACCTATTGGATCACGTATTACACCTTTTAAATCAGATGAACCATCTTCAACGGCTTTAACAACATTAAACATAGTTGATAATATAAATACAACAATAATTTGAAGAATAAATAGAATAAATATTAAAATAAATTCTATAACAGTCCCTATCATTATTATTTCACGACGTGAATCAACTGAACATTTACATTTTTCATTAACAAGTGCTCGAGTATAACGGAAAACTTCATATAAATAATAAATAAAAACTAATGCAAATATTAAATCAATAACTTTATTAATTAATACAATATTATCACCAAAATTATCAGAGATGGTTTGATCAGAAACTATACCAGTAAATAATAAATAAATTATAGAAAATATAGTAAAACCTTTAATAAAATTAATATTTGGTGGTAAAGCACATTTACATCCTTTTTGTTCAAGACTAGTGATATAACTATAAATAATTATTAGTAATATAATAGTAATAAGTGAATATAAAATTTTAGCAATATAAGAAAGACCGAAATTTGCCATTTACTTTTTTTTATTCTAATAAACTAAAATATTATTTTTATATATAAAAATTGTCTCTTTCTTTAGGTTTAACAAAATTTAATTTTAAAAATTTAAAAATATCTTCTTCTGATTTAATAGAATAATTAATATTTTTACCAAATCCATGTTCACTCAAAGATAAATCAAAATTAACTTTAACATAATGGCGCAATCCAATATTAAATATATTTGAACCAGTAAAATATAATAAAGAATAAAAATATTCAGTAATTGGGGCAATTAAAATATCTAATCTTCTTGGAGTTTGATTAGGTAATTTAACTATACTCATTAATTTATTTTTACCAAATGCTAAAACTTCAATTATATAATTTGAATCAATTAATTTTTTTATATAATCTTTAAAATTAAATTTAGGATTTTCCATAATAAGAAGATCAATATCACCCATTGATTTACTTCCTCTTCGATATGAACCAACAAAATCAAATGTTAATTTATTTTTTTTAAGATCTTTATTTAATATAGAAATATGTTTTTTATATTCATCTAAAGGTATACGTTTCTTTAAATCATTATAATATTTAATACCAATTTGTTGTTTAGCATTTAAAATATTTAAATTATTTTTAAGTTCATCAATTGATTTAATACCACTATCAACAATTTTATTTGCTTTAACTGGACCAATTCCATAAATATCTAATAATTCTTGTTTAAAAGTATAAATATTATCATTATTAATATTATTTTCAATATATGCAATTTTCCCTGTTTCATATAATTCTTTTATTTTGTCAAATATACTTTTACCTATTCCTTCTATTTTCTTTAAATCAATTAAATTTTTAATATCATCTTTAAAAATAAGAATATTATTTATAACATTAGAATAAGCTTTAACTTTATATTTTTCATTTTTATAAGTTTCATAATCTCTAATTTTAATTAAATTATTAATTATAAGTTTTTTATTAAATTCTATTTTTCTTTTTTGTGGTATTTTATAATTCTTATCTTTTTTAATAACTTTTTCAATATATGATATTTTACCAGTTTTTTGTAATTCAGCTAACATTAATAACATTCCCTCGCCAATCCCTTTAATTTCTTTTAAATCCCTTAAATCCCTTAAATCATTTGTATATTTAAAAAGATTATCAATAACTTTATTATATGCTTTATATTTAAAAATTTCATTATTAAAAACTTCATAATCTCTAATTATAGTTAGATTAGCAATAATAATTTCTTTATTAAATGAATGTTGTTTTTTTGATTTTTTAATTTTATTAATCTTATCTTCAATATATGATATTTTATCTGTTTCATATAATTCTGTTAATAATGCTAATATTCTTACTCCAATCCCTTTAATTTCCTTTAAATCCCTTAAATCAATTATATCAAGTGGGTATTTAATGATATTTTTAATAACTTTATCGTAAGCTTTAACTTTGAGAGGTTTGTTATTTTGAAATTCATAATCTCTAATAATCGTTAAATTTTTAATAATTATTTTTTTATCCATCAATCTTATTTATATAAATATTATTATAAATGAATGAATTACAAAACACAATTAACAAAAGAAGATATTATTGAAAGTTATAACTTATGTAAAAATAAAATGATTAAAAATGAATTTTTAAATAAAAGTAATTATAATAATTTTATAAATAGTAGTAAAGAAAATAAGAATATTTATTTTGATTTATTATATTTAGTATCAATGTAAAATAAATTATGATTATTTATATTTTTCAATAATATTTGTTATTTTAAATTTAGTTGATATATCTAAATTAGTTATATCAATATTAATAATTTTATTAATATATATTTGTTTAGGTAAAAAATCAATAATAATAGATAATTCATCTAATAATAATTCATTAACATGTTTATAATTGGATGTTAAAATATATTTATTAAGATCATTAAAAATATTTTCAATAATTTCTTCAATTATATTAATTTTATTTATTTTTTTTAATATGATACATAATGCTTTTATCATAGATATTGTTGATTTTTTTAATTTAACATATTCACAATAAACATCATAATTTTCATCATCAAAAATAGATTTATAATTATTAGAAATAATTGAAGGTAGCCATTCTTTTTCTTTTAAATAATTATTATAATAATTAGTTATATTAGTTTCAATATAATCTTTTTCAAATAAATATAAAACTTCAATATAAATATTATTATTTGATGATTTAATAAAATTAATTAATACATCAAATAATGAATTTAAAATATCATTATTAACTTGACTAATAAAAGATGAAATTTTATTATAAATAATTTCTTTATTAACATCAGTTAATTTATTTAAATAACTTATAAATTCTTTTTTACATTTTGCATCATCACTAAAATCAATATAAATAATATGAGGTCTTGCTTTTGGTATTTTATTTTTATTAGATGCAATAATTTTCTTTTTTTCCCATAAACTGCGCGCATCATAATTTGATACGAAACAATTATAATTATTAACTAATTCATTTGCTTTATTAACAATATTATCGGATATAATAGTATTATTAAAATTATTTAAACAATTTTTAAAAGTAGTATAATTAATTTTAACTAATCCAATATCTTCTGATTCCATTATTAATATAAATTATTAAATATAAATGTCTTTATATTATCTTTTTAATCATTAATATCAGCAATTTCAACTGTATTATCATGAACTATTATTTTATCAGCTAATTGATTTTTAGTGCCTTCAGTTGATAGTTTACGTTCTTCACATTTAACTTTTAATTTATCAATACTTAATTTCATTAAAGCTTTTTTAGTTGCATGACCACCTCCAATATTTGAACTTATTATTGATTCTTTATCATCATTAACTTCTTTCTTTAAATCAAATATTTCATTAACGATTTGAACAGTATCCTCTTGAATTTCTTCATTTTTAGGTGGAGATACAGAAATAACAGTAGGAGAAACGGGAGAAGTAGAAGATGTAAATTGACAAGAATTATTGGAACAAAAACTATCATTAAAAATTTCATTCATAATAATTTCAGCAGAATCAAAAGCTTTATTTGCTGTATTTGGAGGTGAATTAGAATTGTTATTTGAATTATTAAATTCAAATTCTAATTTATCTATTTTATTTGTTAAAATATAAATTGATTGTTCTAGATATAAATATTTATATGCCATGAAAAATAAAAATATAAATAAAATAGAACATGTTAAATAAAATACAATATTATTTAAAGTGAATAATTTAAATATGAACATTTCTTAAATTCTGATTATATAATTTGTTTTTCATTTCAATCGCACTATTAATAATATCTTTATTAAATTTATGTTTTTCTAATAATTCAATTGCAATTATTTGTTTTGATCCACCTCTATTTATTTTATAATTAAATTCATATGATTTTGTTTTTTCATTATATGTTGCATTAACATTTAAATTTATAAATAATGATTTATATTTATCCTCTAATTCTATTAAATTATGAAAATGTGTTGTTATTATTAATGTTACACTTTTTAATTTAGCCAAATATTCAGCAACTGAAAATGCAACAGATACACCTTCAATTGGAGGTGTTGAATGCATTGGTTCATCCATTAAAAACAATCCTCTTTTATTATTTTTGAATAATTCATCAGCGACATTAATCATATTATTACAATGACTTGTTTCAGCCTCAAAATATGATTTACTGCCTATTTCATCACTTACTCTCATAAAAGTAATAATGGCATCATATAAATAAATATTACCTTTTAATGCATTAATAATTCCTATAGTTTGAGCTAAAATAATATTAATTGTAATAGATTTAACATAAGTTGTTTTACCTCCTGCATTAACACCTGTTATAATAATATTTTTAGATAAATTTATAGGATTTGAAACTTGATTTAATGATAATAATGGATTATTTGCAGACCATATTTGAGTATTAGTATCATTATAGGATGGTATACACCAATTATTAGATTTCTTTAATTTACATATAACATCAATTGCATCGATTGTATAAATAACTTTCAATAAATTTATAATATCATTTTTATAATTAGCATTTTTCCATAATTTATAAACTGTTGCTAAATTATTATCTAATGATGATAAATTATTTATACTATTAGTAATATCAATTTCATTTATATTATATAATAAAAATGATTTCCAAATATTATTTGATTGTTTTATAATAATTATAGAAGTTTTAATAAATTCGACTAATCCAATAAGTTTATTAAATAGTTTTTCACGTGTTTTATAAATAATATATGATATATAAAATGTTTGATAAATACTATAAATATAAATAGATAAATATGCAAATATAGTTATAATTTTTGTTAAATCTGATTTAATATTGCCAGATAATTTAAATAATAATTTAAGAAATTCATAAATAATACCAATATATTTTATAAAAGTCATATCTAAATGTAAATATCTATTAATGTAATAATAAGGAGTATAAATAATTGATAATGGATATATTAAACTTGTCATTGGCATTAGAATTATTTTATAAAAATGATAAATATCTAATAAATAACTACTATAATTCATATTATTAATTAAATATGTTGATGGATATAATAGATTAATTGCTAAATCTTCATCAATTTCATCTTTTAAAGTCATAATCCATAAAAGATCTTTTTCATTATTTTTAAGAATTTCTCTTTGATAATTAAGCAATTCATAATTTGCTTTTTGACGCTGGATTAATAAATCTTTATTATTAATAGGTGTTTTTATAATTTTATCAATAATTTTCATACCTCCAATTGTTGTAGGTTGTTTATTAAACCATGTATCGATATTAGTATCAGTATAAACATTATCATTAACAATAATTTTATTTAAACTATTATTATTTTTAAGAACATTATCTAATAAAACATTAACGGTTGAATTAGGTATTTCAAAAAAGATATTTAAATCTTCAATAGTATTCATTTTTTAATATTATAATATAATAAATAAAATGAATTATTAACTCACATATAAAAATTAAAAAATGAATATAATTAAATCTAAAAATTAAAAATGGATTATATTATTATTATTCACGATAATAATATTTATAAAATAAATAAAGAACCATATGAAACAGATGAAAATACTTATTTTCGCGGATGGTATATAATTAAAAATTTTAAAACTGATATTAATGATGAAATTATATGTCGGTCAATTATGTATTTAAATGAAAATAAAAATAATATGAAATATTAATTAACAAGATGCACCACGAGAGCAGTTTTGAGAATATCCACCATTACGACGAGAAGTTAATTGGCGACGACGAACACTACCACCTACTGTTTTTGAATTATTAGTAGACATTAATTCACTCATTTTAAAACCTGAATTTTTATCAGCTAACATACGTGCGCCAAGTAACGCAAGAGCTGATATAAAAGGTGTTAATACAAAATCACCACCTTTTTTTTTATTATTTTTAGAAGAACCACCTGAATTACAAGCACATCCACCATCCATACTATAATAAAAAACATCATTTAACTGCATTCTATTTGCTTTTTTATTAGAACCACCGCGAATACCAGGTGTTAATGTAGCAGTAGAAGTTGTAGATGGAGGAACATAAATTTCAGGACCATCAGCTTTATTATTAGCATAATTAATATTAGCTATAGCATCATTATTAACAGATGAATTTAACATATATTCGGTTGAATTAGGAGAACTAGAATAAGGCGCAATATAACCGCCTTTACGTAGATTTTTCTTTAACATATCTATTTAAATAAAAGATTATTTTCTAATGTGAAATACTAAAAATACAGCTGCTATAGTTGTGAAAAAATTTAATAAGATAATTAAAATAACAAAAGGTATAATATAATATAATAAATAAATTAATATAGGTTTAATAATTTCTGTTCTAATATCTTCATTCAAAAATTCTTTACGAATAAACTTAATAATTAAATCGACTGTTTTATTTTTATGTTGCGTCATTATTATTATATTGATTACCTTAATATTATACAGAATGAAACATTTATTAAAAAATCCGCAAAAAAAATCAAAATGTTATGTGTCTTATTTAGAAAAACCATTTAAAATAGAATTAAATGAAATTAAAATAAATAATTTATTTAATAATGGATATAATATTGAATGTCATTTACCTGTAAAAATTAATCAACAATCTATATCAATTATTGAAGAACTTGATAATATTTCGTTAAATACTTTAAAAGAACATCCTGAATGGTTTGAAGATGATATAAATATTGATAATATATATAATTATTCATATGTAAATGATATATCAAATTTAACATTATTATTAAATAATAAAACAGAATGTTATTTAAATTGTATAGATAAAGATTTAGAAGATATAATAGAAATATTAAAAGATACAAAACGATTAAAAGATTATAATATAAATGTAGAAATTAGTTTTTTAGGTTTATTTATTTATGATAATATAATTATAAATAAATGGGTTGTTAAAGTTATAAATATTGAAGAATTAATGGAAGATTTTTCAGATTGGAATAAAATAGATATTGAGACGGATTGGGAAAATGAAATTGATAATTATGAAAATGAAATTAATGAAAAAATACAACTTTATAATAAATCTTTAATTACTGCAAAAATATTATTGGAAGAAATTAAGGCTGAAACTAATTTTAATATTTGGGATAAAAAAATATTAAAATTAAAAAAACAAATAATTAAAATATAATTTAATTTTATCTATATTATTATAATAGATAGATATTAAAATGAGTTCTAATAGTTCATCAATTGTTATTTCCTTTTCAATTGCAATATTATTATTATTGACATTACTATTACTGATATCTTATAATTCTAAATGTAAAATGGATAATATTGAAAGATTTGAAAATGAAGTTATGATACCAAATCAAACTCAAATTAGTGAAATATTAAGAACTAATAATGATCCACAAAGTAATTCAGTTGCTAGTAATAGTTATGTTAATTTAGATAAAGCCTCTAATTCAGTTCAAGGTTCAATAAATCCCAATGATGATTCTCCTGCATATGCAACAACAACAGGTTCATATTTAGCTGCTAGAGAAAATGAAGGTTTTGTTGGAAATACTAAAAATGATATTGATGATGGTAATTCTTGTTTTATCCGGGATAGATTAACTAGTTCTGATTTATTACCATTAGACAGTGGTAATTCTAAATGGGCTCAAATTAATCCATCAGGTTCTGGTATGTTAGGTGATCAAAATTTCTTAACAGCTGGTTATCATGTTGGAATTAATACAATTGGTCAATCCCTTAGAAATGCTAATTTACAATTACGTTCTGAACCACCTAATCCTCAAGTTGCTGTAAGTCCTTGGGGTATATCAACAATTGAACCGGATGTTCGCGCTGTTGCTTTTGAAATAGGAAGTGCTCCATCATTTTAATCAAATATAACAAAACATTTAGTATTAATAATATCTTGTTTAGGAACTAATGAATTTTTATTTGATATTTTTATTTGTTTTTTATATGAAAATTTTGACATATTTTCATAAATCTTTTTTTGATTTTCTAATGCATATGTTATTATTTTTGTATTAAATGCCCATTTAAAGAAATTTAATTGTCCAATTGTTGTTTCAATTATATCATTATCATTAATATTAAATTTTATTCGGTCATGTCTCCTAAAAGCATCAAAATTAAATTTTTTAAATGATTTTAATTGTGCCCTATAATCCAAATATAATGTTATTTTTCTATATTTTTCATTATTATAATTTTCTGGTAAATTTGTATAAATATTTTCATCTTTTTCATTTATCCAATAAATTATATTATTCGTTTTTGCATATCTTGTAACAAGCCAATCAATCATACGTAATGATAATTCATGTTTCCCCTCAATTATTGTTTTTAATGTTAATTTATAAATATTATTATTATTATAAAATGAATTTAAAGAAGATAATAATAATTCTTTACTAGTATTATTATTATCGTTCATCATTAATTAATTTATATTAAAATCTTTTATATCATTATTTAGTAAAAATAATCATATCAAATATTAATGCTATTATTGATAATGCCATTAATACTCCAATTCGTAAATCCCATATTAAAATATAAATATTAATAATAATAATTATCAATAATATCCAATTATGTTCATATAATTCTAATAATTCTTCTGGATATGGTACTGATGGACGTAAACCATAAATTAATAAATAAGCTGATATTACACCAATTATTAAATATCTTGTAAAAATATCAATATAATTTATCATTTAATCTATTATTTTAAATTAAAATATTATTTTTCTTTTCCATAATAATATTAGAAAAAATGCAATATTCATCATTGGAAGAAGCATATGGACATTATAATTTACAACAAGTATCTAAATGTGGAAATAAACTTAAAAGTAAAAAAAAGCAACAAGAAGAAAAATTTATAAATGATTATAGTCAATCACCCGATTGTTATTATGATAATGAAGGATTACCTATGCCATCTTGTGAAAAGTTTGCTAATGGTAATGGTAATGGTAATGGTAATGGTAATGGTAATGGTAATGGTAATGGTAATAGTAATGGTAATGCTAATGGTAATGGTAATGGTAATGGTAATGGTAATGGTAATGGTAATGGTAATAGTAATGGTAATGCTAATGGTAATGGTAATGGTAATGGTAATAATAGTTATGCAAGTTATGCAAATATGATTAAAAAAGATTGTTCACCATTACAGCCACCGGTATATACATTGCCTATTGATAGTAATTCTAAAAATGCATTTAATAAAGCATTAGAAACGTCTTTAAATACAAATATATTTGATAAGAATATGCCTGATAAATTTGCAATAAAACCATATGATTACGATGAATATGATGCATATTTGAATATATCAGATATAAATACAAATAATAAAGATGAAACACTTGAATATAGAACAACACCATTTTTAGAGGATTATTTAAAAAATTTAAGAGATAATTTTAAAACACCAGTTAAAGATCAAGGAATAAAAATAAATGATATAGAACAATTTACTAATTTTATTAATAATGCAAATAATATTAAAGTAGATATAAATTTATATAATTTATTTTTATTTATATTCATTGGTATAGTAATAATATTATTATGTGATCAAATTACAAAATTAGCCATAGTTGTTGCTAATAAAAATATATAAGCACGGTTTTTTAATTATAGAATAATAATGAAATATTTCACACATTTAGTTTTTTCAGGAAGCGCATTACGTTCATTTTGTTTATTAGGAATATTGAGATATATTTATTTTAATAAAATGGAAGATCATATAAAAAATGCTGCTGGAACATCAATGGGATCTTTTTTTTGTTTAGCATTTGCTTTAAAAATACCAATAGATGAACTTGAAGAAATGATAATCAAATTAATATATGTTCCTGATATTATTTCTATTTCATCAGATAAATTTGTAAATTTATTTACGAACTTAGGATTTAATGATTCAAAATTATATTTAACTGGAATTAGAGAATATTTAAAAAAGAAATATGATATAGATGATATTTCTTTTATAGAATTATCTAAACTTACCGGCGTTAATGTTTATGTTAGCGTTACAAAAATAAATAATGGTAAAAATTTTATATTTAATGTTGATGATACTCCTAATATATCTGTATTAGATGCAGTTGCTGCATCAATGTGCATTCCATTATTATCGCAACCTATTAAAATTGATGAAAATTATTATGTTGATGGATGTTTAACAAATAATTTACCATATGAAATATTTAATAATATAAATCAGGATGATATATTAAATGTAGCTATTTATATAAATGAAGATTATGAAGTAGTTAATAATATTAAACCAAATGAAGAATTAAATTTTTTTAGTTATTATAAACAAGTTTGTTCAATTATTTATTCAAATTCATTACATTGCAGTTATATATCTAAATTACCTAATTTTAAAAATCCATTATTAATTAAAGATAGTCCTTTTAATTCTTTTTATAATATTGAAGTATCTGATGATTCAATTGCTTTTAATATTAAAGATAATGACATTCAAAATTTAATATTACAGGGATTTAAAGATATGAGTAATTATATGAAACAATTTGAAATTAATGAAGTAGAAGACGTTTCTTAATAGCTTGATTTGATACATCTTCCAATTTCCAGGAGATATAAATAATATTATTATTAGGTTCTGTTAAAATAGCTACATATAAACCACTTTTTTTTAATTCTGAAATAATATAATTCATACAATCTGAATAATTATATAAAGGATAGCCAATAATTATTGGAGGTATTTTATAATGAAAAGATTGGCGACCACTTTCAGCAATATTTTTTATTTTTTTATGACATGCATTTAAGATAACATTAAATGCATCATTAATTTTATTATCTTTCTTTTTTTTAATTTCATATAAATCATATAATGATATTTTTGAAATCATATTTAAAATATTTATCTATATATTGATTAATTATTTTTTAATTATTTTTAAAAGACCACGTTGGATTTTCACTTTTAATAATATTATTAGCAAATTTTATTAAAGCTGCTTCAGTTCTATCATCGTTAAAATTAGAAACTCTTCCTGTATTTTTATTATATAATAAAATGGTTGGTGTGCTAGTTATATTATATTTTTTACCTAATTCTGAACCATTAGCATTATCAGTAATATCATATTTAACAGTATCAAAATGATAATAACCAGGATTATTTTGAACTTTCTTTGAAAATGTAGTCCAAACATTTTTTTCAAAATCGTTACAATGACTACATCTTTCCATGCAATAATATTGTAATGTATATAATTTATTATCTGTAAAATTTTCATATTTAGTATAAAACGTACCAGACATAATAGAACCAATAATTAAAACTATTAATAATATGATTAATATCCAAAAACCATAACCATAACTAGAATTAGATTTTGATTGAGAACTAAACCTTGATTTTAATGAAGAAGAAACCATTATTATAAATTACCTAATCTATTTATTTATAATATTTTAATTGATAAGTTATTAAAATATAGATAGACTAAAAATAATAATATTAAAGCATATATGCAAAAATCAATATAAATAATATATTTAACTATAAAATCATTAATATTAATCATATTTTTATCTTTTAACCAAATAATTGAATTGACAATAAAAAATAAATAAATTAATAATAATATAAATAGAAATATATAAATCATTTAATATAATCTATTATTAAAAAATGATAAAAAAATATATTATATTATTTATAATGGTTAATTTAGCTTTTACATTAAAAAGTTTATTAATAGTTGGTAATACTACACCAACTATATATTCAACTGTAAAAAATTCTAAATTATCACTTGAACACGTTTTTCCGAAATGTTATATGTATAAGAAACATTATAATGACGCACATAATATTTTTAAATGCGATTCGTATATTAATAATATGAGATCTAATTATAAATATGTTAATAAATATAATAATAATTTTACAAGATTATATGATACAGACAATTTTGTAAATACAAAAGAAAAATTATTTATACCTGAAGATGAAAGTAAAGGTATTATTTCAAGAGCAATAATGCATATGTGTTATGAATATAAATATGATTATAAGAAAGTAATTGATTATAAGAATTTAATTGAATGGTGTCTAGATTATCCACCAACAAAAGAGGAAATATTTCATAATAATTATATATTTCAGAAACAAAAAACAAGAAATATGTTTATTGATTTATATTATAAGAAAAAATTTAAGAATTTATTAATTCAATATTTTTCATAAGTATTTAAAGATTATTTATGAATGTCTTTAAATAGTTTTTTATAAATAAAGTATATATAAAAAATGATTATAATTTAATAATGAAAAGTTATATAATTACTATAAATGATTTACACTAAGCGGAGGCAAGCCGAAAGTAAAGATGAAAATATAAATAAAGATATTAATAAAAAACATCAAATATTTTTAGATAAAGCAGCAGAAATCGCTAAATATTCAACAATGCAGCAAAAACATGGAGCAGTTGTTGTGCATAAAAATAAAATAATTGCATATGGTTTTAATTATATGACTCATTATTTAAATGATAATAATAGTATTCACGCTGAAGTAGCTGCTATTAGTCAAGTATTTAAAAATAAAACAATTCTTGAAGAATGTGATATTTATGTTGTTAGAATTGCAACTGCAAGATTTAATAATTGTTTAAAATTATCTAAACCTTGTGAAAAATGTACTAAGTTTATTAATAAATATAATTTGAAATGCACTTATTATTCAACTAATTATGAATTTGAATATATGTGTTCTTAAATATCTAAACTCATTGATACTTTTGGAATAATTCTTCGTATTGTTTTTTTAACTACCATTTCTCTTTCATCTTTATTAAAAATCTTTGCAAGTAGTTCTTCACCTGTTAAATGTTTATTATTATTAATAATTTCTCTAACTTCCTTAATATTTATAGGTTTATAAACATTCTTAACATTTGTTTTTAATCTCCCATTTTGTGTATTTAAATCATTATAATTATATTTAAACATAAAATCTTCAATCTTATTATTTAAAACTTGTTGCAAAGTCTTTCTCTCTCGTATTGCTATTTTTAATTTTCGAATTGCATCATCATATTTAAACCAATCAGCAACTAAATTTTTAAAAGTATCCATTTCATCAGAAGTAGGTTCTTTTGCTGTTGAAATTATATCATCAATTAAATCTATATTATTCATTATATGACAAATATTAAAAAAATCTTTAAATCTATTTATTTTTCTTTTTAATACCCGCTTTTGTTTTTGGATGAGGTGTTCTTTTTATTGGTTTATCATAATCAGGTACATTTTCTTCAATAAATTTTGAAATAGTTGCTTCATCTCTTGAATTTTCAAATCTTACTTTATTACTACCATTACCAACATAAGCTACAATAGTTGGATATCCTGTTATTGATTTAAAAACTTCAGGTGCTTGTCTTATAGTAGATAATTCTATTTCATAAAATTGTTTCATATTTCCATATTTTTTTTTTAAAATATCCCAAACTGGCATAAAACTTTGGCAATGACCACAGTTATTCCAATGATATAATAAAATACATCCATGTGATGATATATCATCAATAACTTTATTTAAACTTTTATTATCCACTTTATTAATTACTTTTGGATGCGTACTCATTAATTTTCTATATATATATAAATAAAATAAATAATAATGAATTTAAATTTAGCTAAACAATCTTATAATATTTCTTGTGATCATATAACAAAATTAAATGATAAATATAAAACTGAAAATGATTTATTAGTTAATAAACATTTTAATTGTAATGATATAATGAATATTAATGATTATGATAATAAAAAATATATAAAATATATTAATAATATTTATATAACTAAAAAATCTTGTATTTATAAATCAACAGAACCTGATGAATTTAAATGGACATCCGCTTTTAAAAATGATTTAATTAAAAATGATAATGTTCAAGTATTATTTAATGAAAATACAAGACAAAAAATATTAACTAAATATTAGAAATATAACTTATTTCTTTTTTATATTCATCTGATGGTTTTTCAAGTATTATTATTGAATTATCAAAGTTTTTAATAAATTCTTTTAATAATTGTGGATGTATTTTACCTTCAAATAAATATTCGTGTCTATCAACATTAGCACCCTTAATATTTTTACTATTATTTAAATGAATACATAATATATCATCTTTATTTGGTATTAAAGATACTATTTCATTTAACTCATAACCAGCATTCCAAATATGACAAGTATCAATACATATTTTAAATAAATTTCTTTCTTCTGGTGTAAAAGAATAATAGAAATTTAAGAAATCAGTAAAATCTTTTAATAATTCGGTTCCTTGTCCAGCTGGTGTTTCTAATAATAATTTTGTTTTTATTTTATGAATAATCATTTCATTTATAATATTTTTAATATTATTTTTCATTATTAATAAACTTTCTTGAATTGTTCCAGTTGTTGATTTTCCAACATGAATTACATAACCAACCGCACCAATTATATTTGCAGTAATCAAATCATTAAAAACAATTGTATCTGTAATTTCTAATTGTTTTTTACCACTGATAAAAGGTTTTGCAATATTAAAAACATAAGGTGAATGAACAATTAAAAAGAAATTATTAATTTTACAATATTTTTTAATTAATTGCGATTCATATAAATATTTATCATTATTAGTTATATTTAAACTTCTTGGATTACTTGTAAATATTTGTAATGCATTACCATCATTTATTTTAACTTGTTCCATTGTTTTAATAATAGTTGTTTCTCTTGTTATATGAGCTCCTATTATCATTTCTTAACTTTATATATATTTTTAAATAATAATCAATTTTTATTTAAATAATAACTATAATTATAATAATATATGTATTATTAATGACTGAAACACATCCTTTAATTATTAAAGGTACTCATATTATTATTGATATTTATAATATAAATGATAATGAACCTTTAAAATATGCAAATACTATTTCAATTATTCTTGATAAAATTGTTGAAAAATTTAATTTAAATGTTGTTGGTAAAGTAATACATCAATTTGAACCATTTGGAGTTACTGGTGTATATGTTTTAAGTGAATCACATTTATCAATTCATACATTTGTTGAAGAACAAAAAATTGCAATGGATTTATATACATGTAATACATTTGATAATAGTTCTGATGTTATTGATTATATTAGAAGTTTATTTAATCCTTGTATGTGTAATTACAAAATAATATCTAGATAAATAATTAATTATTATAATCAATTAGATATTTACATATATTAAAATCTATTTTATAACGATATGGACATTTAAAATACAATAAATTCTTTTGTGTTGCTAAAAATTTAACTAAACATATATGATGAATATAATAATTATTTGAATGATATCTATGAATATTTTCAAATAAATTAATAATTTCTTTCTTTTTATTATTAAGATTTTCTAAACATATTGGACAACAATCAGTTGGTTCTATTGATGTTGCAATCATATATGGTAAATTATTAATTCTCCAACCATTTCCAATCATTTTATAAATATCAGTAAATATTTCATAATTTGTATGAAATCCTCTAATAAATTGTGTTGTTTTATTTTTAATATCGGCTATTATTTTTTTGCTAATTGCAGAATTATCCATATTATCATATGGTGTTCCAGTATTATTAGAATAATAATATTTGATTTTTTTATTACTATCATTGTCTTTTGCTAATAATAATCCATAACAAATATAATTATTATTTTTAAAAGGTGGTTCATCATTTGATATTGTTATTTCAAATGTTATTTTTAACTTTTCAATATTATTACTATTATCTGTAATAAATTTATAAAAATTTATATGATCAAATCCATGTTTAAATGCTATTTTTATTATAGGTTCTCTAATAATTCGATCTATCGTTTCTATATCATATGATATATCATAAAATTTATTTAAAGAAAGTTTTTTATTCATAAATGCTTTTTTATAGAAAGCTGCTAATAATTTATCACATACATATTTATCATAAATAATACCATTATTAATAATAATTTCATTTTCTAGAGCAACTAAGAAAATATTTAATTCTTGGTAATATAACATTAAATATTAAATTAATCAATAATATCATTTTTTATATAAAAAAATATTAATATTAAATTAATGAGATGATTGTTTATTTAAATATTCCATATAAAGATCGTAAAATAGTTAAAAATTATGGTGCATTATGGGATGCTAAAGTAAAAAAATGGTATTGTGAAGAAGATAATGAATTATGTTCTTTATATAATATTTATACAGAAATAGAAATAATTGGTGAAGATCGTAATTTTGGATCTAATAAATTATTTATAGATATGATCCCAAAAACATCATATTTCAAAAACGTTCGTTCATTATTTAATGATTGTGATTGGAATTTAATCAGACATCATATTTATGAAAGAGTTAATCATAAATGCGAATGTTGTGGAAAAAGAAGATTTAAATATTTGGATGCACACGAAAGATGGGAATTTAATGAAGAAACTAAAAAACAAAAATTAGTTAGAATTATTGCATTATGTAAATTATGTCATTCTGCAACTCATTATGGTCATTCAAAAAGAACAAAAAATATAGATAAAATTAATATTCATATTAAAAAAATAAATAATTTTAGTGATGAAGAATTACAAAATCATATTAATGATGCATATAAAAATTGGAGAGATAGAAATAAAATTAAATGGGAATTAGACTTATCTATTATAACTAATTCAGGTTTTCAAATTAAATAATAATTATAATCTATGAATAATTGAAAATTGTGTAACATTAGTTGTATTATTTCTAAAAAAAATCATCCAAATTGAACAATTACCTGCATTACATATAATATATTTACATTTACTCATTATTAACGTTATTGCTAAATATTTTAATGAATATTCATAATTTAGTTCTTTATATATCTTATCAACTGTTGAAATTTGATTTGGCATATGTCTTATTTCATCGTAAAAAATTATATTATTTGAAAATTCTGATTTCATTTTATCTAAAAAATCAGTTTCATCTGATTGAATAAGAAATTTAATATTTGGTTCTTTTTTTAATATTTCATTTGCGTGTGAAATATAATCTTCAAATGATGGTAATGCAATTTCAGTTATTTTATCATTACCTCTATAAAACAAAACACAAATATTATCATGATCAATTGAATATTTTTTCTCTATTTCTGATTGTATTTTTAATATATTATCATTTGGGGTAAAATATTTGCGAATAAATGGATTTAAAGAATTTAAATCTAAAGTTTTGTAATTTTTATATTGATAACATTCATGATAATTAATATCATCACAAATGTTATCAATTTTAATATCATTTTCATTATAATGTTTAAAATAATTAAAAGTTATATCATCTGTTGTATTTTGTTTATACCACGTATAAAAACCAGTTGTATCATAAATATTAGGTATTTGTTTATATTTATTACAAATCATAATTAAATAATGTAATCTAAGAGAGCAACACGAAAAAAAACCTCCATCATGTGAAACTGCGAAGTTCATAATATAATTATTTTTTAATATAAAATCTTTATATAATAGAATTAATGACTTTATTAACTAAAAATAAAAAAAATTTAGAAACATTAATTAAAATTATGTCCGATTATATTCCAAATAATCATTTTACATATAATGGTAAATCTATTAAAAATAATATTAATTTTACTAATAGTAATGATTTATCTAAAATTTATTATAAAAGTAGCTCCTTAAATCAATTTATTAAAGAAATAAAGGATGGTAAATATGATTTTAAATTAAGTCAATATAATAAAAGTTGTATTCAAAGAATTTATAATAATATATCTGATTCAAAATGTATGTCTTATGAAAGTTATATTAATAATGAAAATATTAAAATAAATATTATTAATAAATCTCTAAATATTAATCCTCAAATAACAAAGTTTTCTGTAAATGATAATAATTATGATATTATAATTGAAGATACTCAAAATGAAATAAAAAAAATAGATGAATTAACTTATTTAGGAGTTATAGCAGCTGCATTAAGTTCAACTATTAAATCACAAAAAATAAAAGAAGAAATTGTTTCTAAATTCTTGAAATTATATGACAAAAATATATAAATATTATTGTCATATATTAATATCCGCGTTTAGCGCATTCCTAAAATTGCAACAACTACCCAGAACATTAATCCAATGAAAATACCCATCCCGCATTCACTATTCTTCTTTTTAATACATTCAAAACGAATATCCGCAAATTTACTGTAATTAGCAAGTTTATCACACTCATTCTGCATATTTTTAAAACATGAATAAACTTCATCATCCTGAAGTTTAATATATGCCATATAATTGCAATGATTAAGAATTGATTTCTTATAATTCTTAAGAATATTACGATGCAATGCAAATCCAGGACGCGATTCAATCATAGAGATAAGACTAAACAAAGTAATAACAATAATAATAGCCTTCATTTAAATAGTGTATTTTTTACTATCATATTTTTAGTATCATTTTTTATAATAATTACTTTAAAATTATTACATATAAATTTTTATTAAAATAATACTAAATTTAAATAAAAATGATTAATCTATTAGTAAATAAATATTAGGATCAATAGAAAATGGTTGTTCAATTTTATTTAGAAAATGATGATCATACGTATATTTATGGTGGCAGGCTTTTTACTGCAGAAGTTGATGATAGTACTGGTGAAATGCTTGAGCCATATATTCGCAAAGCTTCACCTGTTAAGACAATTAGATACTATCCATCAAAGCGATTGTTTGTTGTGTATATAAATAACATTATTACAGAACTTATTTTCGTGATGACTTGCTGGTCAGATGATTATAAAGCATACGTTATTTTCAACAATATTGCAACATCATTTAAGGAGTGTTATCACGGACGTCCAAATATTACTCCAATTGCTTGTAATATTGATTTCTCAAATTATATCCGAGATAATGGCTTGGCGGTTAATATCTAAGTAAAAGGATTGATTATATATGTCAAAATTTTTGGCATTTATAAATACCAAAAATTATAATGGTATATATATAAATAACTTTAAAAACGTCCTGCAGCAAAGTTAAATACATCTTTCCAATTTTTAATTATGTAAACTTTATTATTGTAGATAATAGTATTAAAGTCATTTAAATTACTATAATCAATCAAATCATTAAATTCTTCATAATTTTGCAACAGATGTTTAATATTAGTGCTGTTAAATTCAATTTGTTTAAAATATTCATCAAAATTTTTATTTTGAATAAAACAACTTATAAAAGTTTCAAATTCAACTGCAATAACTGTATATGTAGCAGTCCTATTTATCAAATAATATTTTTGTGCATCATATTTTTGATATAAACAACCCTCCATTATGCCTTATATATCAAAAATAAGATAATTTTCATTTTTTTATATTTTTACTATATTATTAAAAATTATTAAAAATATTATTAATATTAATATTAATAATATTTGAAATAAAATTTTATTTTTATTATTATTTTTATTAATAAAAGTTTCTATAGATAATATTTTAGCATTTGAATAAAAACTTTTTAATGTTCTCATATTTCCTAATCCATATCTTTCATTTTCATTATTTTCATCTAATGATAATAAACGTTTTACTTTTAATTCTGCATTATTTGGATTATATGTTTTATTATTATCGATAAAATATTTAGGTTTATCTTTTCTAATATATTCATGATATATAATATTTTCTTTTGGTGTAAATACATCCCATCCATTTGTATAAAATTTAACAGATGTTAATATTTCTTCACCTTCAAATAAATCATCTAATGTTGGATCAAATGGTATCTCATTTAAAAATTTTGATTCACAAAAAAACATTCCCGCACTCATAAAATATGAAAGTTTATAATCATTATTAGTATTCGTATATATAGCAGCACTTAATTTTAATATACCATTTTTATTATATTCAGCACTAAATATATGTGGTATTTCATCTGTTTTATCATTAATTTTTTCTATATCAATTGGATAATGACTTAATACAGGTTTTAATGATAGTTTTCTATTTTTAATTTCTTTAATCATATTTATTAATTTTTCATCCCAATCTTTTATAAATGTTGAATGACTATCAATTTGTAAATAATATTCCTCACCATTCCATAATCCTGAACATAAATATCTTGCAAATGTTGGTCCTTTTGCCTCAAAATAAGGTATCCTAATAATATTTATATTACAATCCCATTCATTATTAATTAAACAATCATTATCAATATCATAATTATTTTGTTGGCAAATACCTACATAACAATTATTCTTATTTTTAGCATTATCAAATAATGATTTTAATGTTTTTTTACATTCATCATCTCTATAACTTGCAATAGAAACAAAAATAGTATTTTCTTTAATATTAATATTTCTAACTTTGTTTAACATTCTTATTTATTATAAAAAAAATAATTCTTAAAATGTCATATAAAAATCTTCATCTGCAATATCACCCCAATTAGAAATTGGTTCAGATTTAATCTCGGATTTAATTTCAGATTTAATCTCAGATTTAACAACAATATCAACCCACGATTTAACAAATGGTGATGTTTTTATTATTTCTTTAATTTCTGGTTCATCATCATTTAATGTTAAATATAAATTTTGAGTAGACAATTTTACATCTAATTTTTTATCAGCTAATTTAGGTGTAGCATTTTCACTTGATTTTGATGGACATATTTTATTAAATCTATAAGATACAATTAATTTTTCACGATTTGCGAATGATAAACGATGTCTAAAACCACATTTTTCTTTATCACATAATTGTCCAAATGTGCAATTTTTTTTTCGCATTTCAGCATTAGGTTCATCTTTCATCTTATTAGAGAGTTCATCATAAAATTGTTTAACTATTTTTCTATCTTTATAATTAATATAATGTTTATAAGAGCAATCAGAATCAACACAAACACAATTTAAATTGCAAGTGATAGAAATCATTTGTTTTTGTATATTTTTCATATAATTTAAATATCATTTTTTTATAAAAAATAACTTCAAAAAAAAAATTAAATAATATATGGTTTATTTGCATTAATAATAAAATCTTTTGAACCTATTTCTGTTTTAAATGTATTATTTGGTCCATAATTTACTAATATTCTTATTAACTCTTTATCTAAAGATGGAAATTGTTTAATATTAGTACTGGTTATATATTCATTTTTTAATAATTCATCATATAAAAATGTAATAAATGTATTAACATCTGATGAAAACATATATTTATTACTAATATGACCATCGCTTTCTTTATGTCTATATCCACTTCTAATTATCTTCATATAATCAATAATTAAAAGAGTATTAGGATCACCAGTACCATATTTATTATTATTTATTAATTTACTATTTGAAAAAGGTTGAATTAAACCAAAATCCCATATCACCCATAAAAATCCTATATTTTCTAAATAAAAATCTTTACCATAAAGATTATAATGATAATATCCACCAGGTGTTGTTTTGTGATATAAAAAATTACCATTATGTGAATCACGATGATAAGCATTAATATATTTATGAAAAAACATTAATGATAATATTACTTGAACTAATGAATTCCAAATAAATATATCATCTCTATGATATAATTTTATAAAATATTCAAGATCATTTTCAGCTAATTCATTTAAAGTAATTAGTAAATTTTGCTTATTTTGAATATTTTTAGGCATATTATCTAATAGTGATTTAAATGATGATGAATTTTGTCTTATAAATGATGGTGATCTATCACTTAAATATACACTACTTAATTCTCTAATATTTTGTTTAGTACATTCTAATTTTCCAAAAGACATTGGAAAATGAGGACATTCTTGTTTAATAACACAATTTGTTAAATCTTTTAATACAGTATATTCATTTATATTACGACTATCTAATCCATTATTAATTTTTGTAGCAAATGTAAATAATTTTCCAAATTTTTTATTAGTTAATCTATAATGTGATAAAAATACAGAACCATATTTACTATCTGAACCAATTTGTTTATCTAATATTATACGATTACCAATTCTATAAATTGGATAACTATCAATATATTTATATAATCTTAAACAATTATCATTATATTTTTTTCTTGATTCAATATATTTATTTAAAATTTTATAATATCTAATTCTATATTGAATATTTGACATTCTATTGATTTGCATTAAAGGTAATATAAATTTACCTATATTTTTTTTGTTTTCAGAACTATTAATTAACATTTTGTTTTTTTTTATTAAAGCTTTAACTTTATTTTTAACTTCTTTATTTTTAATTTGAATATTTAATATATCATCATCTATATTACTTGATGTTATAGTTCTAATTTTAGGTGTTGATTTAGTTGATGAAGATAATTTTAAATTTGATTTATTAGATAAAGATGATACTGATGATGGTGTTGTAATACTGCTATAAGATGATGATGATTTTCTTTTTAAAATTGGTTGAGTATTTTCTGATTGAAATGATTTAAAAGATTTATCACTACTATTACTTTTACTTAAATTAAATGTAGAACTAGATAATCTGGTTTTTAAACTTGGAGTAGATAATGCAAATATTGATGAACTTGTTGGTTTTTTAACAATTGATTCAGATAATGCAAATATTGATGAACTTGTTGGTCTTTTAACAATTATTTCTGGTAATAGTATTTTACGCGGTCTTCCTCTTGTTTTCTTAGGTTCTTTAGGTTCTTTTACTGTTTTTTTAGGTTCTTTTACTGTTTTTTTAGGTTCTTTTACTGTTTTTTTAGGTTCTTTTACTGTTTTTTTAGGTTCTTTTACTGTTTTTTTAGGTTCTTTAGGTTTTTTAGGTTCTTTTACTGTTTTTTTAGGTTCTTTTGGTTCTTTTGGTTCTTTAATTTTCTTAGGTCTTCCAACTTTTTTAGGACCTTCTATTATTAATTTTTTCATTTTTTCTTCATTATTACGTAAATATTCTTTATAATAATCACATGATTTATATGAGGCATATTCTTTATTAGCATTATAATTATTAATACATTTAGAAAATGGTATATTATTTCTTGAACAATGTGATTTATATTGTATATATGGATTAGGTTTTATACATTTTTGTCTTGCAATTGAATATTCGCATATAGGAGGTTTACATTTTTTTTCATATTGCATATTTATTCTATATAATATAAGGTTTTTTATTTATAATATTCTCAGGTTTTATAGTTGTAAAAGTTGAAATATTATCACACATAACTTTTAATAATTCTTTATTTAAATTTGATAATGATAATATATTAGTTGTATTAGAATATTTATTTAATATCTTAATAATATATGTTAAATATTTAATAACTATTGGATTAAAATTATATGAATGTTCTAAAATTTTAGCAATAGGTTTAATATAATCAGTGCAAATATTTATTGATTTTTTATATTTACCAAATTTATCATTATTTATTACTTTACTATTTGAAAAAGGTTGTATTAAACCAAAATCCCATATAACCCATAAAAAGCCAATATTTTTTAAATAATAATCTTTACCATAAATGTTATAATGAAAATAACCATCTGATTTAATTTTATGATAAAGAAAATTACCAGCGTGAGCATCATTATGAAATGCATTAATATATTTATGAAAAAACATAATAGAAATATATATTTGAGCAATTGAATTTAATAAATATTCATAATTATTACGATAATAAACTCTATATTTATTAAAATCACCTGATGCTAATTCATTAATTTGATAATATAGAGAATTATTATCATTTATTAATTTTGGATAATTTTTTGTTTTATTAATTTCAGTTTCTTTTATTTTATTTAAAATTGGAATTTCATAATTACTTCTAATATTTTTATTATCGCATTTTATTAATCCATATGTAATAGGAAAATGAGGACATTTAAATAATATAACTTGTTTTGTTAGCTCAGTAAGAACATTATATTCAATTTCATTATTAATTGAATAATTAATAATTTTAATTGCAAATTTATTTAATTTATTTAAATTATTTTGATTATTAATATCTTTTTCATAATGTGCTAAAAAAACAATACCATAAGCACTTTTAGATCCAATTTGATTATCTAATATTATATGATTACCTAATCTATAAATAGGTAAATTAGTAGTTTTATCATATTTATATAATCTCATACAAATATTTTTATGTTTTTTATTAATTGATGTAATATATTTTCTAATTATTAAAAAAAAATTTATGCGATCAATAATATTAGCTGAAACTCTTTTTATAAACGGTGTAAAAATCTTTTGTATTTTATTTGCTGCATTATTTTTATTTAAAGAACATTTTTTTAATAAATTTTTATATATAGTCCCTGTTTCTTTAATTTTTCTCAATGTTTCTGGATTAATATTTTTATTGTTAAGCCATATCTCACATATATTTTTTGAATTTTTATTTAAAATTTTAGTACATTTAGATTTTAAACTCTTATAAATTGCACCAGTTTCTTTAATTTTTCTTAAACTTGTAGGATTTTTATTTTTATTTTCTAGCCATTTTTCACATAATTCTTTTGTTAATAACTTATTTTTTTGCATTATTATCTCTAATATTATATAATAAGTATTTATTTAATTATATAAGGGTTTTTATTAATTATTTGCGATGGTTTAATATTTGTAAAAGATGGAATATTATAAAGAAAAACATTTAATAATTTTTGATTTAATTCTTGTAATTTTGTATTATCAGATATATAATATAATTTAATTTCATTATCTAATAATTTTATAATATTATATTCATTTGAAGATATATATTTTTTATAATAATTAATTACATTAATTATTTTATCATAATCACAATTTATAAATGTATTTAATATAGTATTTCCTATTTTCTTCTTTTTTGTAAAATGAGTTGCAAATCCAAAATCCCATACTACCCATAAATAACCTATATTTTCTAAATAATAATCCTTACCATAAATATTATAATGAAAATAACCACCTGGTTTAATCTTATGATAAAGAAAATTACCAAAATGACTATCATTATGATATGAATTTGTATAATAATAGAAAAACATCATTGATAAATAAACTTGTGTAATAATATTAAGAAAATCAGATTTAACAGGTTGTAATAATAAACTATGTAAATCACCAGATGCTAATTCATTTATTTGTATTAATATTGATTTATTTTTATTTATAATTTCTGGAAAATAATGTCTTTTTTTATGTTTATCTTTTACTATAGAATAATCATCTGGATTATCACTTTTATGCCGTAAATTATTACATCTCAATGAACCATATGATATTGGAAAATGAGGACATTTTAATTCTATAACTGCTTTTGTTAATGTTTCTAAAATTTTAATTTCTTTTTGATTATCTTTTGATTGATCAGTAATTTTAACAGCAAATTTATTTAATTTATCAAATTTTGTTCCATATTTTATATTTGATTTAAAATGTGATAAAAATACTATTCCATATACACTTCGTGTTCCAATTTGTTTATCTAATATTATTTTATTACCAATTCTATAAATTGGTCTATTTGTTTTTGCATCTATATTATATAATCTCAAACAATTATTTGCTTCTTTTATTGATAATAAATATTTTTTAATTATTATAAAATAATTAACGCGATCAATAATATTAGCTGTAATTCGTTTAATATATGGCATAAATAATTTATGTATTTTTTTTATTGCATTCTTTTTTTTAGTTTCTGATTTTTCTAAACTTTTTGATGATAATATTGATTTATTTTTTTGATTTAAGGGACATTTTTTAACTAATTTATTATATATAGTTCCATTTTCTTTAATTTTGCGTTTTGTTTCTGGATTAATAGTTTTATCTAAAAGCCATTTATCGCAAATTTCTTTTTGAGTTAATTTTTCTTTTAAAATACATTTTTTTGATAATTTATTATATATAGGTCCATTTTCTTTTATTTTGCGTTTTGTTTCTGGATTAATAGTTTTATTTAAAAGCCATTTATCACATACTTCTTTTTGAGTTAATTTATTCATTTTCTCTAATTATATAATAAGTTTTTATTACTTAGTATATCCAAATGTCATATAAGTAAGCATATTTTTAAAATATGATGGTTTTATTGAAGATTTACTTCCGATTGTATAAGGTGTTTTATTAATAATATTTGATGGTTTTATAGATGTAAATGATATAACATTTTTAATTAGATGACTTAAGAGTTCTTTATTAATATTTCTCAATAATTTATAATCTTTTATTTTATTGTATCTATAAATTATATTTGCTAATTGGTGTCTCAATACGCTATCATCAGATGTTAATATATGATCATAATTTTGTATTGCATCTAATATATAATCATAATCAAAATTTATTCTATAATCATAATTAGTTGGTCCATATTTATTATTTTCAGTAAATGGTTTAATTAATCCAAAATCCCATATTACCCATAAATATCCTTGATTTTCCAAATAATAGTCTTCACCATAAATATTATAATGAAAATATCCACCTGGTTTAACTATATGATAAAGAAAATTACCTGCATGAAGGTCTGTATGATATGATTTTGTAAAATCATTAAAAAACATAATTGATAATATTAATTGCACAATTGTATTTGATATATTTTTATTTTTATTTGAATTTAAATAATTGTCTAAATCACCTGCAGCTAATTCATTTATTTGTATTAATAATGATTTATTTTTATTTACCAATTTTGGAAATAATTTTTTCTTATTATGTTTATCTTTAACTATTGAATAATCATCTAAATTATCACTTTTTGCACGCGAGTTATTACATCTTAAATGACCATATGAAATAGGAAAATGCGGACATTTAAAATCAATAACTTGTTTTGTTAAATCTTCAAGAACTTTAACCTCATTTTTATTTTCTTTAGTTTGATTTGTTATTTTAACTGCAAATTTATTTAATCTATCAAATTTAGTTCCATATTTAATATTTGTTTTAAAATGTGATAAAAATACAATTCCAAATACACTATCTGAACCAATTTGTTTATCTAATATAATTCTATTTCCAACTCTATATATTGGTTTCTTAGTCTTTTCATCTATATTATATAATCTAACACAATTTTTTGTTTCTTTTATAGATAACATGTATTTTTTCATTATTGTAAAATAATTAACACGATCAATAATATTTATAGATATCCTCTTAACATATGGAATAAATAATTTATGTATTTTCTTAATTGCATTTATTTTCTTTTCTTCTGAATTTGATTTAACTTCTTTTTTTTCTTTTTGATTTAAGGAACATAATTTTTCAAGTTTCTTATATACTTCGCCATTTTCTTTAATTTTACGTTTTGTTTCTGGATTAATAGTTTTATCTAAAAGCCATTTATCACAAATTTCTTTTTCTTTTTTATTTAAGGAACATTTTTTTAATAATTTCTTATATACTTCGCCATTTTCTTTAATTTTACGTTTTGTTTCTGGATTAATAGTTTTATCTAAAATCCATTTATCACAAATTTCTTTTTCTGTTAATTTTTTATTTTTTAACATTTAATATTCTCTAAATATTAAACAGATAATAATGAAAAAATATGTTTTTATTATTGATTTGGATAGTACAATAATAGGAGATTGCAGTTATCAATTACAATTATATAATATTTCTAAAATAATGAATAATAGCAAACAATTAATAAATATTAATAAAATATTATCACAATATTATAATGAAAAATCAAAATTAGTTCGTCCTTATTTCATATATTTTATAAATAAAATGCGCGAATTATATAAAAATGATGTATATTTTTATGTATATACTGCATCTAGTAAAGATTGGGCAAATATACAAATAAAATTAATAGAAAAAGAAAATAATATTAAATTAAATAGACCTATTTTCACAAGAGAAGAATGTAAAGAATTTAAAAATAAAAAATTACAATCTTATACAAAATCTATTGATCCTTTATTGAATAAAATTAAACCAAAAAATCCTGAAATTATTATTATTGATGATAGTGATGTATATACTGATTTTAAACACGTTCAAATACAATGCAAACCTTACAATTATACATCATTTTGCGAAATTTATCAAGAATTACCTGATAAAATGCAAAATGATCTAGGAAGAGGAATGATATGTCCATATAATAAAGATAATTGTAGCATTACAAATAAAATGAAATTATATAAATGGTTATATAAGAAATGTAAAGAAGTTAATAAAAATAATAAGAAATATTTATTAGATAAATTTTGGCTTAATTTAGCAAAAGTTATAGATGCAAATAAAATTACTGATTTTAACAGTAATGTAATAAAACAATTAACTTTAATTGCAAATAATTAAAGATTTTTAATACCCATAACTAATATATTTATTACAATAATTACTGTTATAAATATAAAATAACCAATAAAATGGACCAGCAAATAATGCCATAACTAATCCAGCTATTTTATCTCCAAATGATGAATTATAAAATAAACATATAAACGAAGCTATAAATGCCGCAAATCCAGATATTATCCAAATTAAAATAAATAACGATATCCATATTGCATAAAATGAACTATTTACAATACTATATATTGAAAAAATTAATGGCGCTCTTACTTCACCTACAACTGATTTTAACATATCATATTCACTATAAGTATAAGTTTCTTCTGGTGTTTCCTCAAATTTTAATTGAATTGGTGCTAGTGTAGTAGTACTCATATTATTAATAATCTATATATTAATAATATATTAATAATAATATTGATTAGAGTTGCAATAATTAATATTATAAACATAATATATCCAATAAAATGGACCAGCTATAATACTAAAAACTACACCTAATATTTTATCTTTTATTGGTGAATTATAACCTAAACACATCATACTTGCAATGAAAGCAATAATACCTCCTATAATCCATATTAATAAAAATATTAAAATTATAAATGATAATATTGTATCTGCTTTTTCAATTTTTTGTTCTTTTGTCGCCATCTATAATATATAAATATTTATTTATTTAATTGAATATGATAATAAACACACATTAAAAATGTATCACATAAATCATCTTTTTTTTTATGAGAATTTATTATTCTTAAAATCTCATCATTTTTATATACAGTTTTTAATAAATGTGATGCATAATAAATAGCATCTAATTTATTTTGTTTATATTTATTTGATAATACAATATCACTATATTTATCCATTATTTTTAATTTATGTTTAGGTGATACATAAATAGTATCAATATCTATATTTAAATGCTTACCAATTAATTTAAAATATGTATTTATACAAGTTTGAATTGTTCGCATTATAGAAGTCATTTGACATTCAATTAATATTATTAATTTATCTGTTGTATTTTCAAGATTTAATTTAATCATTAAATCATCTAAAAATTCAATTGTATTATCAATAATATTCTGAATATTATTTTTATTGCAATTTAAATCAATCTTATCAATAGCTTTTATTATTAAGTCATTATTATTATCATTATCATTATCATTATCATTATCATTATCATTAATAATAGCAAAACAATATGCCATATTTTTAATGCCAATATCGAAAGATAATAATTGTTTCATAATAATATATATAATATATGAAAACTTTATTTATATTTAGAAGAGATTTGCGAACATATGATAATACTGCATTAAATATGGTTAAAAATAAATATCCAAAATCAGAAATATTACCTATATTTATATTTAACAAAAAACAAATAGATGAAAATGAAAATAAATATTATTCTAAAAATGCAGCACAATTTTTATTTGAAAGTTTAGATGAATTAGATTTTATGAATTATTATTATACAGATAATGAAATTAATATTTTAGATCAATTATATAAAAAATTTAAGTTTGATGTTATTTCTTATAATAAAGATTATACACCATACGCAAAAAAAAGAGATAATGAAATTAATTTATGGGCTAGAAATAAAAAAATAGAAATTATTACAGCAGAAGATTATACTTTACATAATATTGGAGAAATAATGAAAGATAATAAAGAACCTTATTTAAAATTTACACCATTTTATAAAAAAAGTATTTTAAAAAAACCAAGATCATTGATAACAAATAAAACTTTTAATTTTATTAAAGATGATAAATCATTATTATTATCTTCTCTTAATTCTATAAGACCAACAGTAAATAAATTTATTTTAGTTAATGGAGGTAGAAAAAATGCATTAATTATATTACAAAAACTTAAATCTGGTAAATTTAATAATTATGATAATGAAAGAGATTATCCATTTTTAGATAAAACAACTAAATTAAGTGCATATATTAAATTTGGCTGTTTAAGTATTCGAGAAATATATTATATATTACCTATAACACATGGAATAATTAGAGAATTATATTGGCACGATTTTTATGCAATAATAACAAATTATTTTCCATATGTATTAAATGGACAATCTTTTATTAAAAAATATCAAAATATTAAATGGAATAATAATAATGATTTATTAGAAAAATGGAAAAATGGATTAACAGGTTTTCCGTTAATAGATGCTGCTATGAGACAATTAAAAATATCTGGATGGATGCATAATAGATGTCGAATGGTTGTTGCATCATTCTTAGTTAAAAATTTATTAATTGATTGGAGAAAAGGAGAAGAACATTTTGCAAAATCATTAGTTGATTATGATCCATCTTCAAATAATGGTGGATGGCAATGGTGTGCATCAACTGGAACAGATAGTCAACCTTATTTTAGAATATTTTCACCAACATTGCAAATGAAAAAATTTGATAAAGATTGTGAATATATAAAAAAATGGATACCTGAATTAAAAAATATATCAAATAAAATAATTTTAAATTGGGAAACAAAACAATACACAAATATTAATTATCCAAAACCTATTATTGATACAAAAGAAACATCTAAATTATTTATAAAAACATTTAAAGATATTTAAAAAATGATTTTTTTATGTTAGATTATATATATTTTAAAATGGATAATGAAAATGAAAATGAAAATGAAAATGAAAATGAAAATGAAAATAAAGTTGTTAAAGATGTTTTGACTAAAAAAATAAATATCCCTAAACCTATTTTAAAATGGGTTGGTGGTAAAACTCAAATAATGGATAAACTTATTATGGATTTTCCAGTTAAAATGAATAATTATCGTGAAATATTTTTAGGAGGTGGTAGTGTTTTATTAACTTTATTATCTTATATTAAAAATGGTATTATAAAAATTGAAAATAATATATATGCATATGATTTAAATGAACCATTAATTTATCTTTATAAAAATATTCAAATGTATCATAATGAATTATATGATATCTTGCAAACTATTATTAAAGATTTTAATGAATGTGATGATGGTAAAATAAATAGAATACCATTAAATATAACAGAAGCAAAAATAGCAAAAGAAAATTATTATTATTGGATAAGAAGTGAATATAATAAATTAAGTGATAAAAAAAGTATATTATGTTCTGCAATGTTTATATTTTTAAATAAAACTTGTTTTAGAGGTGTATTTAGAGTTGGTCCAAATGGATTTAATGTTCCATTCGGACATTATAAAAATCCCGAAATTATAAATAAAGAACATTTAGAAGAAATACATCATTTAATTCAAAATGTAATATTTGAATGTTGCGATTTTAATATATCATTATCATTAACAGAACAAAATGATTTCATATATTTAGACCCACCATATGCACCTGAAACAGAAACTTCATTTGTAGGATATACCAAAAATGGATTTAAAATAGAAAATCATATAAATTTATTTAATTTAATACATAATTTAACAGAAACAAATAAAAAAATAATGTTAAGTAATTCAGATGTAAGATTAGTTAATGAAAACTTTACAAATCAAAAATATAATATATCATCAATTTTATGTAAAAGAGCAATTAATTCTAAAAATCCAGAATCAAAGACAAAAGAAGTTATTATAAAGAATTATTAATCCACAAATCAAATGTTTCAAAATAATTATCATCATCTCCAAATAAAACTTTAATATTATTTTCATTTAATATTGTATTCAATATTATATATTTTGGATTTTTTGAAATAAATTTAGTTTTTAGAAAATTACTTACACATAATCCATAAAATACCTCAAAATCTTCACCTAATACTAATTCATATTCTCGTTTTAGTGATGGTCCAGACCATAATTTAGTTTCAACTGAACCTTCAACATTTTGTTCTTTTTTTTTCTAATATATATATATTACTTTTTTACCTGAATTATATTCAATAATAAATGCTTCATCAGGGCATCTAAATAAATCAATATTATATTTATTTTTCATATATATTTTTAGTCCATGTTGTAATACAAATATAATTGTTTTATCTTCGTAAGTTTTTGATAAATAATCATATTGTTTTTTTGAGGTTTCTTTAAAATTATTAATAATATATCCATTTTTTATTAGTCTTTTTTGATTATTAGTCTTTTCTTCAAATTTTTTACCATAATAATTTGTTTTTGCACCACCAGCGCCAGTACCTTTATTAATAATTGTTGTTTTACTCATTATTTTAATCTAATAATTCTAAATGTTATATTCATTTTTTTAATATCTTTATAAAAAAATAATAATATATTTGTTATCATATTACAAAAACAAATGTTTAAAAATATATTATCCATTTTAGTTAATATCATTATTTATAAAAGTATTTAAGGGGATTTAAATCATATCTTTAAATACTTTTGCAATACTAGGAAGAGTAATATAAATACATTCATTTTTAATTGAAGATTTTTTACAATATTTTATATAAGATTTATATAAATTAAAAACTAATTCTTTAATATTAGCAAATGATTCCTCATATTTTAAATTATATTTTTCAATTATTTTTTCTAAGTCTTCAATTGATGTATCGGATTTAATATTTGCAATTAAATCATATGGTATATTTTCATATTTAATAAAATTACAATGAATAATATCTCTTAAATGATTATATTTTTCTGTTTCTATTATTGCCTTTTTTAATTGTTCTTTATTAACATATTCAATTTTATTATCTACATAAAGTTCCAATAACTTTATTTTTGATATTTTATGTAAGTTTTCACATAAAATACCTTTTCGTAAATAATGCATATTTATACTATCAATTAATTCTAATTTTGTTAATTTTTCTTTATTAACAGTAGTCATTATTCATTAATAATGAATTTTAAAAAATCATTTTTTATTATTATAAATTTAAAAAAAATGATTTTTTTATTTATTATATTAAAAACAAAAATGACAACTGAATTTCACAATGAAAAGTTCTTTGAAAATGATGATGGTATTTATTTTAAATCTAAGTATCCCTCACAATGGTATATTTCACCCTTTATTATTGATGATAAAGAATATAATTGTTGTGAAAAGTATATGATGGCTGAAAAAGCAAGATTTTTCGGTGATGTTAATTCTGAAAAACTTATTATGAATTCATATGATCCTAAAGAACATAAAAAAATTGGTAGAAATGTTAAAAATTTTGATGCTGATAAATGGAATGAAGTCGTAGATGATATCGTTTATAATGCAAATTATGCTAAATTTACTCAAAATCCTGAATTAAAACAAAAATTATTAAATAGTGGTGGTAAAATATATGTTGAATGTTCTCCATATGATTCAATTTGGGGTAATGGTATGAATATTTCTGATACTCTTAATACTTCTATTGAAAATTGGAGAGGAACTAATCGTCTTGGATTAGCTATTATGAAAGTTCGTAATACTTTAAGAACTAGTCAAAAATAATTGAAATTAAAAAATAATTATTTAGCTTCTTCTGATACAACTGAAGCAGCATCAGAAGCTTTTTGTTTTTTCCATTCTTCTGTTGCTTTTTTCATTCTTTCTTTTGGATTACATCCATCATTTTTAAGAAGTGCCATTTGATCTTTAATAAAAAGATTATAAAGTGATGGTGCTTTTTTAGGTTTATCTACACCATTTTTATCAGTATTTTTATTTGATTTATGTGCATCTTTTAGTAATTTAACTAATTCTGCAACTGAATATGAATTAGAAACATCGACAGATGATACAAATTTATCGATAATTTGTTTAGTTGTTGTCATTTTATTTATTTGTAATATATATCTAATGTTTATATCCATTTAAAAGTTGTTCCGAATAAAAATATATAATAATATTTTATTATTATTTTAATAATAAAAATGAATAATAATTATAAAGTTTATCAAGATTTTGAACCTGTTGTTTTAAATAAAAAAAAACAACAACAATCATTTGCATCTCAACAATCTAAATCAAATATTCATATTGATATTAAAAAAGATAATGATGAAATAACACCTATTATTTATTATCCACTTGAAAAAATAAATATTATTAAACAAGCAAGAGAAGCTGCTAATTTATCACAAAAAGAATTATCCAAAAAAATAAGTCCAGTTATTCAATCTGATTTTATTTCAAAAATTGAAGCTGGTAAATATCCATATGATAATAAAACTTATAATAAAATATTACAAGTTCTTAATATTAAAAGAAAATAATTTAAATCATATTATCTAATCTAGTTTTTATTGAATTTATTTCAGTTTTTAATTCTTTTATTGATTCTATTATCAATCCCGCCAAATTTCCATATGCTATATTATAATATCCATCATTATTTATTGAAACAGCCTCAGGCAATATCTCATTAACTTGCTGTGCTATTATTCCTGTTTGTCTTTTTGATGTTCCAGTACTTCCAATCAATTCATATGTTATTCCTTCTAATGTACATAATTTATTTAAGGCATTATCAATAACTCGTATATTAGTTTTAAGTCTTGCATCAGATGTTGATAAAAGTTCTCCATTAAAATATAACTTAAAACCATCATTATAATTTATTTCTAATGCATTTACATAATTATTAGTAATATTTGTATCTATAAATAAATTATTATCATATGCATTTAAATTATATTTCCATATTCCAAAACTCTCATTTTCTAATCCTATTTTATATATTGAATTATAATTTATATTATTACCATCTGTATTTTTTGTTATTTTATTATTAAAATGTATATATGAATTAGCTGTACAAGAATTTAATGTTATAAAATTATCATTATCTGAAAAATTATTTATCTGAAATAAATTATTATTTCTATTATTAATATTATTTCCATTTATTAATATTCCTCCTTTATAACTATCTCTAAATCCTACTGCCGGATTTAATATTATATTTCTTGTATTTAATTCAAAATTTGTTGATGATGATATATTATTCATTAATGATAATATATTATCATATAATGATGAACCATCACTATTATATATATCACCTTTTAAATATATATTATTAGTTTCTATATTTCCTCTTGTTTTTAATGTTCCTTGTGAATTTATATTTAATAATTTTGTATCATTTAAATATATCTCATAATCATCTGTAAAACTATAAATATTATGTGTATTATTATAAATATTTCTTTGTTTTATTAATGGTAATTTAGCTGTTGTTTTAACATATTCTACTAATAATTCACAATGTTCATATTTATAATATGTATCTTTTATTATAATATTTATAGGGATATTATATAATACATTCTTTATTTTTACTGGATATACTTTTAATTTACTCTCTATATATGGATTTTGTAAATTTGATGATATTCCTGTAATTGATCTTAAATAATCAACTCTATTTTCTATTGTTATTATATCATTTATTGTTGTTTTTGTTATAGTATTTACAAAATTACCATTATATAAACTTGTAGGCACTACATTATTCAATCTTATCAAATTATATTTATAATTTGATAATGTAATATTTAATGATGGTAATATAAATGACGCATATTGATTAAATTTAATATAATTTCTAATATTTATTCCATTAATTTCATAAGTTTTTAATATTGTATTTATATCTGTAGTCTGAACTGTTATTCCTAATGTAAAAACTGTTAATAATACTTTTGTAGTATCAGAATTAGCAACTACATATTCAGGTAATACTGCATTTTCTACATCAGTTGTAGTAACATCAGTTGTAGTAACAGAAGGTTGTATATCGTATGGTGTTTTTGGTATTTTATAGTTAATTGTAATATCATGATCTATGAAAGGTGTTATTGTTGTAATAATATAATTTATATTAGGTTCATAATTATAATTAATTTTTACATCATTTAATTCTAATTTAGGCATTAAATCAATTGTATTTTCTTCATCAATATAATCAAAATTAAAACTAGGAGTAATATTATTATAATTTACAACTACATTATTAAATCGATATGTTATATCATCTAATGTAATATTTGATGAATAATAAAAATTTGTTGTTGATAATTCATAATCTGTATTTATATTATCTAAATTAGAATAATAAATTCCTGTTTCATTATATATTACACCTAATTTATCATTTACTTGAATATTACTATTTACTATTAATGGTGATGATGATACATAATTATTTTGTAATTCTAATGCTGATTTATTATTAAAACTATTAACAAAAATACTAGCATTTTCATTAATACTTGAATTAATTGCAACTCCATTTGATGTTATACTAAAAATATTTTGTGAATTAAAATTAAAATTAAAATTATTTGATACAGATAATTGCCAATTATTAATATTATCATTTTGCGAAAATCCTACTAATATAGGATTTGTCGAATTATTTGTTAGTTTTAGCAAATTATAAGCAGTATCATCATTTATATGAACTATGGTATCTTCGTTTATACAATTATTATTATCATAAAATTTACCACCACCTATATTCATTATATTAATATCATTTGATGTTGTATAACACGAAAAATAAGGTTTGTTTTCTAAATTCTTCCTTGTTATTTCAAATAATGAATTATTTATTGATGGAGTTATTGTATAAAAATTATCTCTATGAAATATATGTGATATTTTTAATGATACACCATCTATTATTGATACATTAAAATCCGATGTTTCTTTTAATGTATCTATTAAATTTATATCTATTGATGCTGATGATTTTAATGATAATTCTCCACTTGATGATATAAATGTTTTTGATCTACAATTAAAACTACTTGCACAACTATTATAATTATTATTATATATATAAACAGCTGAATTTGTGTCTACATCATTTATTGATTCTAACCATCTTGAATGATTATTATCATGTCCAATTATTAATGTTCTTGTTGGATATAGTTTAATATTATTACCTATTATTAAAACATCTGTATTTTGTCCTGCTGTGCTTATTGGTGTAATTGATTTTATTGATGAATTTATAGAATATGATAAACTTGCAAATAATACTATTTGTTGAGATATATCAGTCCAAGTTAAATTTAAATGTGTATTTGCATATTCAATCATAAAATTTAATAATGGAATTAATGATAATGAAGTATTAATATAAATATCTATATAATTAGCTAAAGCTTCAACAAATATTGATAATGTATTTGATAAACTATATGAATTATTTATAAAATTTATATATTTATTTGTAATATGTAATATATATTCTAATAATATTTGTTTATCTACTATATTTTCAGATATATATACAATATCTGTTCTGATTTCTATTAATAAATTTATATTATATTCTATATTTTCTATTGTTGTAATATAAATATCATTTAAATCTTCATCTAATTCAAATATATAATTATAACTCAAACAAATATTTATTATATCTATTTTAAAATTATCAATAGTTGATTTTAAATTATTAATATAATTATAAGTTGTATTTATCCCAGCCATTATTTCAGAATCATTCACATAATATAATAAATTTGAACTATAATCTGGATTAAATGCTGATATTTGTAAATCAAGATTTATTGCATTATCTTTATTTATACTTGATTGTTCTAAATATGTATTAATATTTGTATTTATTGCATTAACTATTTTATTTGTTAATATTATATTATTAAAAGAAAGATTTGAATTAATATTATAATTATTAGTATTTAATTCTGAATATAATAATGGATAATTATCAATCAAATTTTCATAAATATGTGAAATATTTTTATCTATATTTGATGCATTATTTTTATTATTTATTAATAAATTTGTTTTTATTTCATTTGTATCTATATTATTATTATCAAAAAAATTATTACAAATTACATAAATATTAGATGATGATATCATATCATTTGATGACATTATTGCAAAATTTGATGTAATTATATTTATATTTGATATATAATTATAATAATTACTTGATGATATATAAATATTTGATGCTACTATTTTATTATTATTACCTGTTATTAGTATATTTGCAATATCTATAAGATGATTTTGATTTTTATAAATATTACTTAAATTATTATAAATATTTATTGAATTTGTTAAATAATTACTAGTTAAAGTTTTATAATTACTAGCACTTGGTATATAACTATTAATATAAGTATTAATATAATTAAGATTACTATAAATATTTGATGATATATTATAAGTTGCTATTGAATAATTTTTATTATTTGATGAATTTGAATATAAATCAATAAATGGAGCTGATGATATTTCATGATAATATGTGCTGAATAATACATAATTTGTATTGTAATTATCATTTATATTTATTTTTAAATTATTTGCAATTAATGTATAATTATTAACTACATTTGAATTTTTATAAATATTATCAATATTTGATAAGTGTATATTAAAATCTTTAGATATATTTGAAATTAATGTATAATTACTATAAGCTATATTACTATTAATAAATGCACTATTTAAATAACTCTTTTCTGGTATTGTTAATGCTTGATATATATTATTTGTCTTATTTGTATCTATAACTAATAAATTACTTGTAATATTTATATTTCTATTAATTGGAGTTATAATATTATTAATATTATTATAAGAATTATAATAAGTTTTTAAATTATTCATTAATAATGTTAAATTAATATCATTATTTGATGAAAAATTTGCATTTTCTTGTATAATACTTCCATAATTACCAATATTTATTGTATCATTAATAAAATTATAATAATAATTACTAGAAATAATATATTCATCATATAAAAATATTTTTGTTGTATTAGCTATTGATATTATTGAACTACTTGGATTTTCAATTACTATATTTGATATATTATTATAATATAATAATGCATTTGTATATATATTTGATGAATAATATAAATTACTATAACCATATTTAGTTATAATATTAATATCTGAATTATATATTATATTTGCATAATCAGTTTGCATTGAATTTAATGTTGTTCTTGATAATAATAATATATCTGATATTGATGTATTTATTAAATTTAAAGAAGTATTGGATGAATTTTTAGTGCTTAAATAATAATCATAGATTGTATTATAAATATTAGATGATAATTTATAATTACTATATGAATAATTTAAATTACTAAAAGCATTTACACGCAAAATATTAGAATTTATATTTAAAGGATCATCTGGAGATAAATTACCAGGAGAAGTATTAAATAAATAATAAATAAGTAAATCATTATTTGAAGTATAAGCATCATTAATATTTGATGAAAAATTATTAATATATGTCAAATAATTGCTAGTATTATTTGAAGTTGTTATAATATAACTATTATAATCATTAATATTAGTTAATAATGTTTTATTTAATTCATAATTATTTGATGTTAATATATAATTATTACTAGAATATTTAGTATGTATTTCTATATTAATATTCTGTGCATCATCTAATATATTTATATATGTATTATATGCAAAATTACTATTTGCAAATGATATTTTTTTTGGATGATTTGGAGATAAAATTGTATCAAAATAATATATATTATTTCCTAATGAATAAATCTTGTTTATTATTGTTTCAACTGGATTTGGCGAAAATAAAATATTATTATCATTGAATTTATAATTTCCTTTAATATTTATTGAACCATCTATATCAATATCTCCTGTTATTTTAACATTCCCAGTTATTCTCAAATCTTCTTTATTTTTATTAAAATCTGATGGATTTCCATAAGTAATAGGATTATTTATATCTATATAATATTTATCATTATCATAATATAAATTTATACAAGATTTTTTAGGTTTATAACTATTTTTCATATATCCAAATTGTAATGGTCCTGCATAATTTGTATCATCTGTAATATGATTTTTGTAAATATACCATTTATTTTTAGATACATAACTTAAATTTGTTGAATCATCGCAAAATTCAATACCTGAATATATTGAATTATCTGATGATCTATAAAAACTAATTACACTATTATTAATCTTTTTATTATTAATATTTGTATTTTGAACTTTTAATGGTATTGTTATTTTAGGATCTTCAAATTGAACACCTAAACCAATATTTGCATTCTCTATTATTGCATCATTTGAATTTAAATATTTAATTGAACATAATTTATTAACACCTTCATAATATCCTTCATATGAATTAATCCCGCCTTTAACATTTAATTGTTTTCTATTTATTCCATTTTCATTATTAATATTTAAATGTGATAAATAATTATAGTTATTTTTCTTTATTATCATATCACATTCATATTCTATATTATTTTCTCTGATATAATAATTTGATGTAATTATATCACCATTTATATCAAGTGTTTTAATTGGTCTAATTGTATTTATTCCAATTTTATTATTTTCAAATATTCCTAAATTAGGAGCTGTATCATTTATTTTTGTTTTATTTTTACCTGCATAAAAATATATATTATTCCACATTGTATTTAATTGTGTTAAAAATACTAAACTATTATCCAATTTATTATCTAATGTGTTTAATATTGTATGTCCAATATATGCAGATGATCCATGTGGAGTTATTGTTGTATCATGTAAATATAATTCATATTGATTTTTTTGTGTATTTTTATGTTTATAAATATTTATAATATCACTATTATAATTAGCATCTGATATATTTGTTGTTTGTCCTCCAACATTAATATAATTAGCTAATGTAATATCATCAAGTATTGTTTCTGATATTGCTGTAAATTGTGATGGTGATGTTGTTCCAATTCCAACTATATTGTCTATTGAAGTTCCTTTATAATAAATAGTATCAGTTACATTTATAGATTTGGTTATTATAGTATTATCACAATTTAATGATGCAAAAGTTGCAGAACCTGAAAACTGACAAGAATTATTAAAATCACATATTCCTGTTCCTGAAACTATTAAATCATTATTAATATTTAAATTAGTTGCTGTTAAATTTTTATTAACATTTAAATTATCTGTTATTTCTGAATTACCATATATCATTAAGTTATATTTATTTTCATTTATTCCAATATAAACATTTGAATTAAATCTAAATTCATCCTTATTAAAATCACCTCCCCTTATTTGATTTGCATTTAATGTTAATCCTGTTCCCTGTCTCATATATAAACTATCTAATGATTTTGGTTGTTTTGACATATAATCATAAATAATTATATTATCAGCATATACACTTCCATGTATATGTAAATTTGCATATTCTTCTTTATTAGTAATCGTAATATATCCAGCTGTATTATTATAATAATAATAATCATAACTTATTTTATCAGATATAGACAATTTATCTAAATTTATTAATACTGAACCTGTTGTATCAATTACCAATGATGGTAATTGATATGATGTATAATCAGGTGTATTTGCTCTATCATTATCTTTGATATATAAATTATCTATTTCAGAATATGTTTTACTAATATTAAAATGTAATGGCATATTTTTTGATGTAATTATATGAAATGGTGAATTATTTACTCCTCCAATTATACCACAACTAAATCTGGTTGGACTATCATTAGTACCATCATTATTTTGAATAACAAATTGAATATTACTTATATTATTATTACAATGTCTTGATATTTTTAATGGATTTGTATTATTATCAGCATTAGTTATTGTTCCTAATGTTAAATTTTGTGTTGTATATATATTATCTTGCAAATAATCTTTTACAGAATAAAATAATAAATGTGATGATAATCTATTTAATACTTGATTAAAACTTTTAATATTCGTTGATAATTTTAATATATCTATATCATTTGATAATAATATACTATCTGCTGTTATAGTACCTAAACAATGTATATTACCTTCAACTATTAAAGATTTATTTGCTAATGATAAAATTTTATTCCTAGATGTATTAACACCAACTGTCTTATCAGTAACTACTAAATTATGTATATGATTTAAATTATTAGTATCTAATGCAACATTATGACTACTATTAAAAATATCACCAACTGCTAAATAAGTTCTTATAAAATTATCTCGTGTTAAATCTAAATTATAAATGTTAGATAATCCAATACCAATTGATTCAATTTGTATTCTCGTATAATCCATTTATATTTATATATAAATAATTTTTATTAACTGTTTATATATTAAAAAAAATAATAATTATTATGTTATTTTTATTCGGGTACTTTTTCTGCTACTTTTGGTATTTCTTGTTTAATTAATTTTGATAATGTTTCTTTAATTTCTTTTAATTGTGCATTTATTTCTTGATGGTTAGCTATTTCAGAAGCTGTTGCACTATATGTATAACGTAATAAATGTTTAAAAATATTATTAATTTTATCTTTTGGTATTTCATTTGATGATTGAGCTAATTGAAATAAATTTAAACCATCTATATATTTCTTACCATATTCTGTATATAATATTTGAAATAATTTTTGATATATCTGATTATAGTAATTTGCCATTTCGCTTAATTGTTCTTGTGTTAATGGTGGTGGTTGATATACTTGTTGTTGCTGTTGCGGTGAATATACTGGTAAATTATTTAACGAAGACATTATCTATATTATAATAATTTAAAAAATTATTCTATTGTTGTTATTTGTCCATAATAAATTAATGCTTCTTTACTTACATTATTTTCTGCATCTTTTTTAGAAAATCCTGTTGCAGTTGCAATTGTATCACCTAATCTATTTTTAACACTATAATTAAATATTTTAACACAATCTTTTGTAATTATACCTAATTCACAGAATTTAGGTGTATCTTGAATTGAATGTTGCATATATGATACTAACATATCTTTGTAATTTGTTTTCTGTATTATTAATTCACTAAAATCAATATAATTTTCTATTATATATATTATCCATTTTTCAGCAATATAATAACCAGCACCTGTTAATGGCATTAATTTTATATTTTTAGGCATAATAACACTATCTTCTGGATTTTGAAAATCTGTATATAACGCACCTATAAAAGCCTCAAATATATCTTCCATTATTTTATAATTATTTCGTCCATTTGCATCTTCAACTTGTTTTGATATTATTGCAAATCTTGAAAATCCAATTTCATTTGATAAAAATCCTAACATTTTACCATTAACTATTCTAGTCCGAATTTTTGATAAAAATCCCTCGTTTTGATCCGGAAAACGAAAATAAAGATAATTAGCGACAACCATATTCAATATTGCATCCCCTAAAAATTCTAATCTTTCATATGACATATCTTGTAATGCTATACAATTTTTAGGACAATTCATATTACCTGTTGCAAAATCTGCATTTTTCATTGTACAATAAGATTTATGAATAAACGCAGTTCTATATAAATTAATATTATTATATTTAACATCTGATAATCCATTATTATTTAAAAATTTTACTAAATCATCATCATTTAACATAATATTATTTGCATTATATGGTAATTCATCATTTTGAATTATTTTGGTTTTATTATGAATACTTTCAATTTTCTTCATTGTTATTATTATGAAAGAAATATTCATAATAACATTATATCATTTTTTTATATTGGTCCTTTTGGTTCAGTTAAATCATTAAATTCTATAAATATTTCATAATTATCATTATTATTATTTATTATGAAAATTTTATAAAAATTTAAATATATTATATCATTTTCTATAAATCCTCTTCCACACAAACCATTTAAAATAATAATTAATAAGTTATCATATTTAAAATATGAAAAAATAGCATAATTTGGTATATCATTTTTTAATATATATTGTTTAATATAATTTATCATATCATATACCTCAATAATACCATTAGTTGTAGTCATAAAATACAAAAATAAAATTAATAATTAATCATTTTTTGTTAATAAATATTCATAATTATTATTTATACGTTTAATTATAATCATATTAATATTCTTATTTATTATTATTGTTGTTTTTTTATTAATATCTATTTTTTTATAATTATTTTTCCATAATTCTAAACGTTCTATTAATGATTTTAGTGATTTATTTGATATATATAAATTAAATAATTTATGTATACCATATTTCCAATATAATTCTGATAAATTTAATGTTGCAATTTCTCCAACTTCTGTTATCCTAAACTTTTCAATTGATTTATTCAAAATTTCATTATAATTTTTTAATATATTACTTAAATTAAATAAACCATCTATTATTCGTTTATCCCATTTTTCTAATATTGGTACTACTTTATTTCTTATTTTACCTCTTTGACACCATTCTGGTGTGCTATTTTTTAAATATGGTAAATTATGTTCATTTGCAAATTTATATATATCATTCTTAGATATATCAATTAATGGACGTATAAAAGTAATATTATCTATTAATGATTTATATTCAACACCAATTAAATTTTCATATTTATTATTATAAGCTATATTTGTTAATATATTCTCAAAACAATCATCTTTATTATGTCCTAATATTACAACTGACTTTTCATATCCCTCCTGTAATTTTTTATATGAATTAAATCTAACCTTTTTCGTATATGCCTCATATATATCCCTTAAATCATTTATCATACATTTATGTCTATTAATTTCACTAATTTTTCTAACATATAATTCAATATCTAAATGAAAACATAAGCAACTTAAAAATTTAACTTCATCTTCAACTTCTTGGCGATTATTATAATTAATATGAATTGCAACTATTTTTATATTTACATTTTCTTTATAATAATTACGAATATTATATAAACATACAACTGAATCAACACCTCCTGATAAACTTATTATTATTATATTTGCATTTATCTTCTCAAATCTACCAATTTTATATAATTGTTTTTTTTCTATATCAATTAATGGATTATTATCTAAAATATTTCTATTAAATTCGATTGGATAATTATAATATTCTAATTCTTCTTTAAAATTTGCTCTTGTATATGTAGCTTTAATAAAATTCTTAGGGATTTCTGATGTTAATTTCCAACATTCATTCATTACAAATAATAAATTTTCTCTTATATTAGAATGTCTATAAACTAACATATAAAAACTCCAATCATTTATATTCAAATTTTTTATAAATAATTCGGTTTTATGTTTATTTGCAATTTCTAATGCTTTATTATTAAAATAAACTAATATATGATTATTATATTCATTTCTATAATAATGTCTTGTTAATTGATCATATATTAATATTCCTAATATTGGTTTAACATCATATGAATAATCATCTATTAAATATCCATATGTTTCTGATAAATATTTATCATTTTCATCATTTTGCAAAAACCAATATTGTTTTCTACTAATCCAATCATCATAAAATTTGTTCATAATTATAATGAACAATAAACAAAAATAAATCAATTTTTTTAATAATAAAACTTAAATTTTTAATTGATATATATCATCAACTAAACCAAAATTAATTGCCTCTTCTGCATTCCATTCCATATCCTTTTTTAAAATTTTTATTAATTTTTTTTGTGTTAATGATGTCTTATCAACATAAATTTCCATTAAATGTTCTTGAACTTTTTTAAAATTACTAACTTCTTCCTCAATATAAGTCATTTTACCCCATACTCCTGAACGTAATTCATGAATTAACATATATGCATTTTTGCCAATATAACGTTTAGTTCCACAAACACTAATTATAGTTCCTGCTGATGCAACATATCCATCAATAACTGTATAAATTGGTAATGTTAAACTATTCATACAATCAATTATGCTAAAAGCAGAATGAATTGAACCACCATTTGTTGTTAAATGTAAATAAATTGGTAATGGCTCAATATTTAATAATGCAGATGTTGATTTTAATTTATTTTCCATATTTCTTAATTCTTTATTTAAATTAAATGCACTTGATGTATCAATATCACTATTAAAATAAATATGATTACAATGACAATATAATTTACTACCTATTAATTTTTGAATAATAGGTGTAATTGATGGAGTTGTTTCATCATCATTATCATCATCACTATTAATAAGCTGTTTTCTTTTTTTATTTTGAATAGGATTTAATGACATCCAGTTGTATTTATCCATGTAATTAAGTTATTATAATAAATCTTTATATAATTCAAAAAAATTAAAATATTAATTTAATATGATTTCAACAACTTTTTGAATATCTAATTTTATTTTTTCATTATTATCTAAAATAAATATTGATGGATTTGATGATAATCCATTCCAATTAATTTTATCTGGATTTTCCTTAAGTAGAGAAATAGCATTTGGATTTCTTGATAATGCTTTCCAATCAATTTTATCTAGATTTTCTTTAAGTATTTCAATTGCATTTGGATTTCTTGATAATGCATGCCAATCAATTTTATCAGTATTTTCTTTAAGTATTTCAATTGCATATGGATTAGTATTTGATGATAATCCTGTCCAATTAATTTTATCAATATTTTCTTTTAAAATTTCAATAGCATTTTCATTTTTAGATAATTCATACCATGTAATTTTATCTAAGTTATTTTTAATTATTAATTCAATAATTTCCTTATTCATATTAGACGATAATAATAACCAACTAATCTTATCAAGATTTTCTTTAATAAGTTCCTGTGCATTTGAATTCATTGTCAAATACATCCAATCAATTTTATCTGGATTTGCTTTAAGTAATTTAATCGCATTTGGATTTTTTGATAAATGACCCCAATCAATCTTATCAACATTATCTTTCAATAATTCTATCGCATTCGGATTTGATGATAATAATATATTCCAACAAATTTTATCCGGATTTTCCTTAAGTAGAGAAATACCATTTGGATTTGATGATAATAAATTCCAACGAATTTTATCTGGATTTTCCTTAAGTAGAGAAATACCATTTACATTCATTGTTAAAACCATCCAATCAATTTTATCTGGATTTTCCTTTAGTATAGAAATAGCATTTGGATTTGATGAAAGATTATACCAATTTAATTTATTAATATTAATCCAATCTAATAATTTATATGATGGTTTATAAATATGATGTGAAATAATCTCGCATATATCTGTATTCATTGTTTATATGATATACAAAAAATAATATTAATTATCATTTTTTATAAATTATGATAATGCTAAATTTAAATTTCTATTTATTTGTTCAATTTTTAATTTATTTTTATTATGATCTAATTCAAATATTGATGTATTTGCATATAACATTTGTATGTCATAACAATGAAATCTGATATTATCCAAATTTTCTTTTATTAATTCTATTGCATTTGGGTTTAAACAAAGATTAAACCAATCAATTTTATCTGGATTTTCTCGTAATAATTCAATTCCATTTTTATTTGAAGATAATGCTTTCCAATTAATTTTATCCTGATTTTCTCTAAGAAGAGAAATAGCATTCTTATTTTTAGATAACCAATGCCAGTTAATTTTATCTGGATTTTCTCTCAATAATTCAATTGCATTTTTATTTGAAGATAATAACATCCAACTTATTTTATCTGGATTTGCCTTTAATAATTCTATCGCATTTTCATTTTTAGATAACCAATGCCAATTTATTTTATCTGGATTTGCCTTTAATAATTCTATCGCATTTTTATTGCTAGACAATGCAATCCAACAAATTTTATCAAGATTTTCTTTAATTATTTCAATTGCATTTGAATTATATGATAATAAACCCCAATCAATTTTATCAACATTTTCTTTAAGTAGAGAAATAGCATTCTTATTTATTGATAGCCATTCCCATTTAATCATAGTCTGATTTTCTATTAATAATTTAATAGCAGATGGATGTTTATTAGATGATAAATATCTATAATCAATATTATCATTATCAATCCAATCTACAAATTTATATTTGGGTTTAAGTAAAAATTTTGCAATAACATGACAAATATCATTATTAAGTTTTGACATTAAATATAATAATTAAAAAAAAATAATAATAATCAATTTTTATTTTATGAAAATAATATATCTAATATCTTTTTTTTATTTTCAATATTTTTTGTATTATCATGTAAAATAAATATTGATTTATTTTTTGATAACATTGTATAGTTAATTTTATCAGGATTTTCTTTTAATAATTCAATTGCACCTGGATTTGATGATAGATTAAACCAATTAATCTTATCTTTATTTTCTCTTAATAAATTAATTGCATTTGGATTTAAAGAAAGTCTATACCAATCAATTTTATCAGGATTTTCTTTTAATAATTCAATTGCATTTGGATTTGATGATAGCCAATACCAATCGATTTTATCAGGATATTCTCTTAATAATTGAATTGCATTTGGATTATCATTTGATGATAAATAATCCCAATGAATATTATCAGGATATTCTCTTAATAATTCAATTGCATTTATATTAGATGATAATAATTCCCAATTAATATCATTAAAATTTTCTTTTAATATTGATATAGCATTTGGATTTACTGATAACATATCCCAATCAATTTTATTTGGATTTTCTCTTAAAAGTTCAATTGCATTTGGATTTCCTGATAAATTATTCCAATCAATTTTATCAGGATTTTCTATTAATATTTCAATTGCATTTGGATTTGATGATAAATATAACCAATTAATTTTATTAGGATTTTCTTTTATTATTTTAATTGCATTTTTATTATATGATAATAAGTTCCAATCAATTTTATCTAAATTCTCCTGCAAAAGTTCAATTGCATTTGGATTATATGATAATAAATTCCAATTTATAATATCTTTATTTTTTCTTAAGAAATCTATTGCATTTATATTTGAAGATAAATAATGGTTAAATTTTAATTCTAATATATTTATCCAATCTAATAATTTATATTCTTTAATAATTAAATATTTAGATATGACAGAACAAATATCATTATTCAATTTTGGCAATTGCATTTTTCTTATAAATTTATAAAAAACATAAATCATTTTTTAATCATCTTTATTATTTAAATTATGAATTTGTATGATATTATTGAAAATGATAAAAAAAATAAAAATACTGTTCATTCATATTTAGACCTTTATCAAAGTTTATTTAATAATAAAAAATATATTAGAAATTGAAATATGTAAAGGTGGTAGTATAAAATTATGGAGTGAGTTTTTCATAAATGCAACAATTTATGGTATAGATAATATAAATAATAAAGAAAATATTATTTTTTATCCTGATTTTTTTTAATAATTCAATTTAGTTTTATAAATCCAATCTAATAATTTTGGTAATAGCATTTAAAGATAATTTTAATAAAGCTTTAAATCATTTTTTTAGTATTCAAAGATGGCAGTGTTTTTTGATAATGCTGTCCAATTAATTTTATCCTGATTTTCTTTTAATAATTCAATAGCTTCTGGTTTTGTAGATAATATTATCCAATCAATTTTATCTGGATTTTCTTTTAATAATTCAATTGCTTTTTCATTATTTGATAATGAACTCCAATTTATTTTATCTGGATTTTCTTTTAATAATTCAATTGCACTCGAATTTGATGACAAAAAATCCCAATCAATTTTATCTGGATTTTCTTTTAATAGCTCAATTGCATTTTTATTTAAATTTAAGATTTCCCAATCAATCTTATCAGGATTTTCTTTAAGTAGCTCAATTGCATTTAAATTTAATGATAAACTAGACCAATCATCTAATTTATCAAGATTATCTTCTAATAACTCAATCCCATTTATATTAGCTGATAATAATTCCCAATCAATTTTATCGGGATTTTCCTTAAGTAGCTCAATTGCATTTTTATTTAAAGATAATCCTGACCAATCAATTTTATCTGGATTTTCCTTAAGTAGCTCAATTGCATTTGGATTTGTTGATAATGCATTCCAATGAATTTTATCAGAATTTTTCTTAAGCAGAGAAATAGCATTTGGATTTAAGGATAATTTAAGCCAATTAATTTTGTCTGGATTTTCAATTAATAAAGAAATAGCATTCTCGTTTTTTGATAATTCAACCCAATTTAATTTTTTTATATCAATCCAATTTAATAATTTCATTAATTATTAATTAAAATAAAATGTTTATATAATTTAATATTAAAGACCAAAAAACCAAAAGTTAATTTGGCTTTTATATATACAGACATCTACTTTATTGAAGTAATCGGATTAATCCGAACACACAGATAATCTCTCTGTGTTCCAAAATGTTCCAAAACCTCGCATTGCAAATTCCTGTATCTGAACGAAATGATTGTCTTTCGCTGCACACACCAATTTTCTGGATAAACTTTGACATTCCTAATAGTTTTACCTATCTTCCTGTTCATTATTTTTCTCAAATCATTGATTGACATGTTCATTTCGGTACCACATTCCATCACTTGGTAATTCAAATCTTCATTCGTGTATGGTGCGCGAACTTTCTTGATATGATTACAGATGAATTCCATTTTTATCCTCCTAATTATTATTATTAATTAATCTTTCATTTTTTACCTGTTATTACTAAAAATAATACAAATATTATTTTTAAAAAATGATTTATTTTTTATTTGATTTGAATACAAATGTCATTACCTAAATTAAATAATGATATATGTTCAATTATATCTAAATATTTACATAATTCTAAATATCAATTATTAGATTGGTTAGATAAATCAAAAATAGATTGGAACTCTTTATCAAATAATGAAAATGCAATTGAATTATTAACTAATAATCAGGAATATATTAATTGGGGATTATTATCTTTAAATCCAAATGCAATCGAATTATTAAGAAATAATATAAATAAAATTCATTGGTCTATTATATCAACAAATCCAGGCGCAATTGAATTATTAAAAGAAAATCCTGATAAAATTAATTGGATTATGATATCTGAAAATTCAAATGCAATTAATATTATATCAGAAAATTTAGATAAAATTAATAAATGTTTATTATCTAAAAATCCTAATGCATTATTTATATTAAAAAATTATTATTATGAAATCGAATGGTACTTATTATGTTATAATTGTACTGATATTATTTTTTTAAAGAAAAATTTTGATAAAATAGTTTGGGAAACATTATCATATAATAAATATGCTATTGAATTATTATATGAAAATCAAGATAAAATTAATTGGTCAAATTTATCATCAAATGTAAATGCTATTTCACTACTTAAAAAAAATCAACATAAAATTGACTGGAAAATCTTATCCACAAATCCTGGAGCGTATGAATTATTAAAAAATAATATAAATAAAATTGATTGGTTTGCACTGCAATCTAATGAAAATTTGCAAATTCTTGAATTATTAAAAGAAAATCCAGATAAAATTGATTGGACTAAATTATCCAATAATAAAACAATTTTTCAACTTAAAAATAATAATAAATTAATTGATAACGTTATAGTATCATTATTAACTTAATGTCTATAAAATTAATTATAAATATTGATTGGAGTTATAATTCATATAATAAAGATTTTAACATAAATAATATTTTCTTTAAATAGAAATGTCTCCTAAATATTATTATTTTATTGAAGATTTAGATATTACATCGGATAATATACCAGATGGTGTATTAGTTCGTCAATGTAAATTAAATATTAAAAAAAATTTAATTATTTATAATAAAAATATTTTTTTATCACATAATAAATTAAAATCAATAATTGATGATATTATTGACATTAATAATAAAAAAATTAATAAAAATATTTTAATATCTAATAAAGTTATTAATGAAATTAAAAATAAAAAATTAGATTTTGAAAAATTACCAAGAGTTATTATTAGCAAAAAATCAGATTTTGCTCATTTATTACATAAGAAAAATATTGATATTAATAAATTACTAAAAAAATTAAATATTATATTTTCATAAAATAAGATGAAGGCAAAAAAATTATTTTATATAATTGAACCAATTGATGTTGATGGTGATAAAATACCTGATGGTTTTTTAGCTAGTCAATATAGAATTGATAAATATGGAAATAAAATATTTACTAAAAATAAATATATAACTTTTGCTGATTTTAAATCAAGAATTAATAAAAAAAAAGGTGGTATCACTTCTAATAATTTAAAACCCATATTAAACAATAATAATAAAGAAGTTATACAAATATCAAAAGAAGAATATATCCAATATATGAATCAAAAATTAAAACAAGGACAACATCCACCTGATGTATTAATTAACAATGGTCATTATGGTCATTATGGTCCTAATAATGGTCATTATGGTCATTATGGTCCCAATAATGGTCATTATGGTCATAATAATGGAAATACTTTTATGGATAACGTTGGTGCTGGTATGGGTGCAGGTATTGGATTTGCAGCAGGAGATGCATTATTTGATGGTATTGCAAGTTTTTTTTAAAAAAATGATTATTTTTATTTATCAATATTTTTATTTAAAATGAATATTGATAATATTAATGTTGATAAATTATATATATCTGATATTAATGTTAGAAAAACTAATATTAATGAAATTACTGAATTATCAAATAGTATTGATATCAATGGTTTAATTAATCCTATTACAGTTAGAAAAGATGATGATGACAAATATGAAATTATCGCAGGACAAAGACGATATTTAGCTATGAAGGAGTTAAATAAACATACAATTCCTTGTAATATTATTGTTGCTAATGATGAAAAAGCAGAAGAATTAAGTTTAATTGAAAATCTTCAAAAAAATAATTTATCAAATTGTGATAAAGTTAAATCATTTTCAAAATTATATGATAATTATGCAAATGATTATGATAAAATTAAATCTTTAGTTAAAATATCAAAAGCTACTATTAAAAAATATTTGAGAATTAAAGATTTACCAATTGAAGTTTTAGAAAAACTTGATGCTAATGATAAAACTAAAATTAATGTGTCAATTGCTATTGAATTATTACCATTAGCTAATAAAGATATTGATTTAATTAATATCATTGATAAATTAGCACCCCTTAAATCAAAAAATAAAATTACAGCAATTAAGAAATTTAATGAAAATAATGCAACTGATATTAATGATTTTGATGATATTATTGAAGAAATAAATAATAATGAAAAAGTTGATTATAAAGGTCCTTATGTATTTGATAGTATTAAACAACAAAATATATTAATACCTGAAAATATGTATGCAGATGTTATTAATTTCATTAAAGAAAAAATTGATGAAGATAAAATTGTTTATTTTTAATAATTATTTATTTGTTTGAATATATTTTTGTATTATTAAAAAATGATTTGGTTTTAGTTTAAAAAATACAGAAAAAAATGAGATACATATTATACTTCTTGGCTAATCTTGACTATTCTGTTAAGTGCGATGAGATTATTGAATATAGCACTGAAGAAAAAGATTGTCGTACAATCCCTGATGAATATATTAATTCGATTAAATATTGGACAGGACCACATTTCAGTAAATTCAGTGATTTTCAAACATATCCAGACAATTGGGGATGTCATAATAAAGAAATTGTTTCTTTCATTTTCAAAAAAAGATATTGCGAACTGTCTGAAATGACTACTGACCACACCAGTTATTTATCAATTCGCATTTATCCTTCAGATGTTCGCCGTGTGTGAAATATGAAAAAAATATATAAAGTCAATTATTATTTTTGGCTTTTTTGTAGTTAAAAAATAATTCAATTATATTTTTTAAAGTTATTATTAAATGCCAGTTAAAGTTAAAGTTAATGATAATTCAATTATATTTTTAAATCATAAAATTACAATTGATGATATGATTAATGAAATGTATTATATATCTAATAATGCTCTTTATAATAATCCAAATATAGCAGATAGTATTTATTTATCCAATTTAAATCAAGAAGATAAAGATAAATTTTATAATTTTAGAGAGCAAAAATTACATGATGCCATAAAAATTGCAGATAATATAAACCCCATTTTTAAAAATAATAATATTTCTTATCATTTTAATAACAATAAAATTTATTGTAATTTAGTAAAACCATTTAATAATAATAATAATATTAACTGTATTAATGATTTAATTTTATATATAAATATTTTTTATAAAGCATTAAAATTTAAAATTAAACAAGAAAAAATAACTAAAAATATTTATAATGATTTACATATTACAAATAAAAAACTTATGAAAATTGAAAATAAATATTATGAAATTGAAAATACATTAAAAGCTCACGAAAAACACATAAATAAATTATGTAGTTGTATTGATTATATTTATAATAGTAATGATATTAATAATAGCAAAAATATAATTATTAATAATAATTATTGTGAAATAAATAATGAAATAATTAATATTAAAACCAGACAATTTTATATTACAATTTTTGTTATAATCTTATTTATTATAAATATTTTTATTTAAATATAAAAGTAAAATTATAAAAAAATGATATCATTATTTATAAAGTAATTATAAAAATGGGAGGTGGTGATAGTAGATATGTACAAGATCAAGAACGTTTTGTGAATGCAAATGTTGAAAAATATAAAAATACATTACCATCTCATTATTCACGCTCACAAATTAAAGGAAAATTAAGGCAATTATATGCAAATAGTGATACTTCGAGAGATAATAAAAATTCATATATATTAGATCATGTATGGCAGGATGCAAAAAAAAAAATAAAACCCGAATTCTCTAATTATAGAGAAAGTCAGGGTGAAAGAAGATATCATTAATATCACAATATATAAACAAATTTATTTTTGTTTTTAAATATTTTAAGTATTATATTGAGTTTGATTATTATCTTAAGTTGTGGTATTATCTTGAGTTGTGGTATTATCTTGAGTTGATGTATTATATTGAGTTGTGGTATTATCTTGAGTTGTGGTATTATCTTGCGTTTGACTATTATCTTGAGTTGTGGTATTATCTTGAGTTGTGGTATTATCTTGAGTTGATGTATTATCTTGCGTTGTGGTATTATCTTGAGTTGTGGTATTATCTTGCGTTTGACTATTATCTTGAGTTGATGTATTATCTTGCGTTGTGGTATTATCTTGAGTTGTGGTATTATCCTGCGTTTGACTATTATCTTGAGTTGTGGTATTATCTTGATTTTCAAATATAATATTTATTTTTTTAACATTATTTGTTTCTGGACATCTAATTGTTTTTATTATTTTACAATCAATAAAACCTTCATTATAACCTTTGACTAATTTTAAATCATTTCTAATTTTAGAACTTCCAAAATAGTCATGTCTTGTTATAAGATTTGTATTTAAATTATGTCCTAATGTAATTACTAGAATAAAATTAATAATAATTGTATCATTTGTATTTAGTACTATATTATAAAAACTTGTTATAAATCGTTTTTGAATTTTAAATTCAGTTGATGGAAATACCCATTTATTAAATAAAAATATAGGATGATAAGGAGATATTAACATATCATTAACTGAACAAACATCTATCTCTGCATTTATATTTTGCTTAATAACACATTCAATAATACATAATTGATTATTCATATTAAATAATTTATCACCCTTTTTTAATTCTTTAACTTGTATAAATGTATTATTTGAAAGTAATACAATACCTTCACCATCAAAACATAAACTATTAGCTTTATAATATCATTCCATTCTTAATATTCTATTAGTAGTAATTCATATTATTTTAGACTAAGAAAACGGAATAATACTTTATTAATAACCTTAAATAATAATAGAATGACAACTATAAATAAAAAAGATGACAATATAATTGATATAGATAAACCTAATATAGCTAGATTATATGATCAAAATCAAATATCAACTCAAAATAAAACACCTCAAAAACTGCAATCAACTCAAAATAAAACACCTCAAAAACTGCAATCACCGCAAAATAAAACACCTCAAAAACTACAATCAACTCGCAATAAAACACCTCAAAAACTACAATCAACTCAAAATAAAACACCTCAAAAACTGCAATCACCGCAAAATAAAACACCTCAAAAACTACAATCAACTCGCAATAAAACACCTCAAAAACTACAATCAACTCAAAATAAAACACCTCAAA